ATTATTTTTTTGCTATACTATTCATATGGAAATAATAATAGCATCACTTATTAGTTGTTTTTTAAATAAAACAGTAATTTACTTTAAACCCATTCAACCCGCAGATGAAATAGTTGAAGTTCAAATAGTAAATTCAGAAACAAACTAAAGTAATAAATAACAACGCGAAATCTACGACAATATCTCTCTCTAAAAAAAACAAAAATAAAGAAATTATTATATATAGACTTTTTTCAAGCTCGGCATCCATTATTCGCTAGGATAAAATATAACAAACATAGCAGAAATAAAAGAAAACCAAAGCAAAATCTGCCAAGCCTCCATTATAAAGTTCATTTATTTAATTTTTCGAAAATTTTTATAATATCAGATCTTCTATCCTCAAGAAGCTTTGAAGACTGATTCCAACGCTCAGAATCCCGTGCTTCATTTTTAGCGAGAGATATTTCTAGATTTCTAACTTTTTCCGATAATTTTTCGACTCGTGCATTTTCTTTTTTTAGAAAAAAGGCTACAACAGATACCATTGTGCCTAAAGCAATCAATATTATTTTTTCAACTTCCATATTTATATATACACCCAAAAACACCTTGACATTCAGTGCCTAAACTGATATACTATTCAATATGACAACGATACTAGGACTTACTTGTATAAGCGAAGAGCTAAAAGATAAAGACAAAAAGAAATATTCATTTCGCACAATGACCCGCAAGCGTTTCAATGATTTGTGTACCTCAGAAGGTAGAGATGAAGCTATTTTTCAATTATCTGAGAGAATTTTGCACAATGTTAGTGTTACTCAATATATTGTCAATCATTGTCATACCTCAAATATTAGGCATTATCGTCTTAGCAGTAATTTATGTCCCTTGGTTACTGATGAAACATTGGAAATTGATTTCGAAACGCTTCCCGACATCAAAGCAATCAAGCAAGAATTTCGACATATAGGTATTCTCGCAAAAACATTGGGTATCAGCATGGGTTCGCACCCCGATCAATTTTGCGTATTAGCTTCACTCAATCAAGATGCAGTTCGCAGAACAATAATCGAACTAAATTTTCAAGCGAAAATCTTTGACATGATTGGATTACCGCGAGATCATACTGCTCCCATGAATATTCATGTGAATGCAAGCCCAACACCTATTGTAGGAGTTGAGATGATGATCGCATCCGAGCAGATACATAAACTTAAAATCAAACAGCTCGCAGAACGCTTCTACGAGAATTTGCAAAAATGCGATGAAGGGGTACGAAATCGTCTTACTATCGAGAACGAGGACAAAGGATTTTTTAATGTAGATACTTGTTTGCAGTTCAGCGAATATTTACTTGAGAAATATCAATACAATTTGCCTGTAGTTCACGACAATCTTCACGATAATTGCAATCCGTCAGAGGAGAAAAATATTACCAGAAATGCGGAGCGATGTGCTTACACATGGGTAAACCAAGGAGAAGGAGATAACAATTTTATTTCACCTGTATTTCATTGGTCTTTCGGTAAACCCGAAAAACCAAGGGCTCATGCAGATTATGCACCGCCACATAATTCTTATCCGCCTGTAGTAGCTATCGATCCAAACTATCCCGCAAAGTTTGAAATCGAGCTAAAATTGAAAGATAAAGCAATTCGTTTGCTTAAACAACAAGTCGAAGTATCTATTTAATTTTATTGCTTTTCAACAAGTTTTCCTTTGCCCAGAGAGGCTGCAAATTTGTGTAGTGATTGGCTTGCCAAGGATCGTCAGAATTATTAATATACCAATCAAGAGGCGTGATGTGATCGATATGCCATCCATCAAAACCATGATTATCCCAAGTCATACCTTCTTGCCATTGCGATTCTATATGTTCTTTAAATTGCTCAAGAGAGCAACCAAGGAAATCTAATGATTTGATATTTTTTTCTTGCTTCGTTGCGTCAGCCACTCTTAAGGTATATCTTCTAATGATGCATTTTAATTTATACAAATGATTATTTTTATAATTTTGCTTATGCCAAGAATTTACTCTTTTAATTATCTTATCTTTATTTTTTAAATAATGCCTTTTTTTGTTTTCTTGTAATGCTTGCTGATTTTTCTTAGCGTATTCTTTTTGATATTCAGCAATTTTAACTTTATTTTTTTGTGCGTATCGTTTTTGTTGCTTGCCAGTGCAAGATTTGCAAATAGGTCTTAATCTATCTTTTTTTGTTCGATCTTTATTGAAATCGATCAAAGATTTTTCTTCTTGACATTTCGTGCATTTTTTGATATTATCCACTGTAATATATTACACTTTTTATGGCTATTTGTTATTTAATTAAGCAACTTAATTCAAGAAAAAAAACTTATTATAAAATAGGAGTATCGAGCAGTAAAAATCAAACAGAAAGATTGAGGCATTTACAAACAGGAAATCCGCATAAATTAGTTATAATTAAGACCCACAAATTACAAACCAAACATCTTGCGGAAAAACTAGAGCAATATATTTTGAGAGGATTGGACTCCTCAAATATAAAACGCTGTCAAGGAGAATGGGTTTTTGGGGATTCAAAAAAAATAGAATTAACTTTTAATAATTGTTTTAAAAAATTCTCCCTCTTAAAAGAAGAAGATATTAAAAACACGAAAAGATGGAGTTTTGGAAGGGGAGGATTAAACCCCTCTATTGCTGCACAAAAATCCATAAAAGTAAGACAAAGCAAGGCAAAATCTTGGCGAAAAGATATTAACCTTATGGAGAATATCAAAATAGCCATACAACAACTGAAAAAACCTACGCTCCGAAAAATTGCTGAAATTTTAAATAATAAAGGTCTTGTGACGATCCGAGGCAAGCAATGGAACAAAGCTCAACTTTCAGTTCAATTGAAAGTAATGGGATTTCAGAAGTGGCAAGATTTAGTCTAACTCAAATCATGCAATGCAATATCAAAATCAGCATTAACTGCACCATTGTTTCCGTCTGAATCTACAATATTAAATATTATATCTGTTTTTGGTTGTAGCTTAGTTGGAAAGTCAAGGCTTCTTTGCGTATCGTGATCTGTTCCAAAAGATACAATTTCGCGTACTCGAAACACTTTACCAAATTCGCGTGTCCTTATTTGAGCAGTAAAATTTATACTACTTGAACTTGGTTTTTGAGCGGATAAACTATATTTGGTTAAATAACCAATTTTATCAGCAGGAATTGTATATACGCACATGAGCGTTTGATTATTGCCATCAAGAATTTTAACATAATCAATTGAACCCCCAACTTCATTGATTGTTATGTTTCCCGCGAAATCGACATTTCCATCGTTATACGCTCGAAATATGCGTGTCCAAGTCCCTATATTAACAGGAGTTGAACCTGTGAGTGTGCTCGTCCAAGTTTTTTCCAAGAAATTTTCATCTAAACCTTGAATAACCACATCTTGAGTATCTGACCCATTGGATGACACAATTTCCATAATCTCTCCACTATCACTTGGAAAAATATATTCATTTGATCCATCCCAAATTGTTTCGGGGCTACTGACTGATAACCCACTATTTTTGATACTTGGATTGCTACCAAATTTATGAACAAAATCGCTTGCTTGAGCAGTTATTCCTCCTGCATAGGAACCGCCACTTGTCATTGGAACCCATCTTGATATAGTTTGATCCCAAACATAATTAAATGGTATAGTAAAATTCCTGTGAGGGACTACATCCCCTAAGTCATCAAATTTTGGTTGGTCTACCATAAACATATTTACACTTAATTATTGACAGAGCTATTTTTATTTGCTATACTATGTCAATGATTAATTATATAATAAATTTTTTAATAATATTAGCTATTGTAGCATTTACTTGTTTATTAATGATAGAATTATGATTGCAGAAGAAGAATTAATTGAATTAGTCAACAAAGGCTATACTCAAAGAAAAATTGGAGAAATTCTATCTTGCTCCCAAACTAACATTAGACATTGGCTTAAAAAATATAACTTAACAACATTTCAAAAACAAAACAATCTTGAAGAAAAAGGCTTGAAATATTGTCCTTGTTGCGGAGAAATAAAAGCATTAACAGAATTCAATAAAAGGACTCGCAATGGAGTTACCAAAGAGCATGGAGCAGTTTATTGCAAAGACTGCTCTAGTGCAGAAGCTTCTATGAGAAAATATAATTTTACGCAAAAATGCGTTGATTATAAAGGAAGGGCTTGCGAAATATGCGGTTACAATAAATCTATTGGAGCCTTAGAGTTTCACCATGTAGATCGAACAACCAAGGAATTTGAGATCGGTAAATTGACTTCGAAAACTTTTTCAGATAAAGTTAAAAAAGAGCTTGATAAATGCATGCTTTTGTGTAAAAATTGCCACGGGGAGATTCACCATAATGAATATGACAGATTAATTTTTTCTCAAGGCGTATGGAAAATTAAAAATGACAAAAGGTAACAATTCAAATAATCAAAACGGCAAAGGAGATTCGCCGCGAAACAATACCACACGAAAATTTCGAGACAATTACAACAAAATAAATTGGAAAAAAAAGATTGACAAATCAAAGAAATAATGGTAAAATGTTTACATGAAATATGTAGGTTCACCTCTTAATGTTTGGACACGAAAGCAAGTTCGTGAGGGCTTGAATTCCGCCCGATCCTTGTCGAAACAACTTCAACTACCTTGTCTGATCAACCAAAAAAGACTAGAAAGTAGTTCGACTACTGCTATATCGGAGTTAGTCATGGATACTCTCCATGCAAATATTTAAAATAAACTATGAAAATAAAATTAGGATTACGAGGAAGTTCAGATGCAGTAAATCATATTTTAATTAAATTAGATGACCTCACTTTAATGACCACTGAAAACTTATTTCTTGCAGGAGAAGAAAGCAGAAATAAAACAGGAAAAAATATTGTACAATTATTAGATTGCTTGTCCAAAGACCACGAAATATCAATCAAAGAAAACATAGCAAATGAAGCCGAGCGAGAGCTAGGGTTAAAAAACGGAGAATTTCAAAAATGGGCGAAATAAAAGAATTATGGAAATATTAAAAATACTGCAACTTTTAATTGGCGTGTCTATCTTATATGTTTGGTTAATCAGATCCCATCGACCTTCTAAATTTAGAGTTGGCAATGCTCTGAACTTAAGAGAAGAGGTTGCCGAAGCTGGCTTGCCGAACTACATTTATGATTTTTCGAGAATTGTAAAGCCTATTTTTGCTTTTTTCTTAATTTTGGGTATACTATGGAATCCAATTACATTGCCCTGCATGGCATTTACTACTATATTTATGATCGGGGCAGTATTTATGCACTTTCAAGCAAAAGATAGTTTATTTAAAATGATTCCTGCCTTGACATTGTTATGTTTTTGCTCTATAATTCTTTTTAATAGTTAAACAATATGGATCAAATAACAGAACTATGGAACTTGCCTTGGGGCGATGGTTTATTATTAACTTTTATGTTAATGGCACTTTACACTTACAAGGTTTGGATAGACAACAAATTTAAAAAATGAAAAAGATTAGCTTATTACTGATTTTAGTATTGACAGGATGCAATCATTCTGCTATACTCAAACCTGAAGATACAAAAGTATCTCGCTCCGCAGATATGCAAGAAGAAATAGATTATATTCTTGCGTTAGACGAAGCATACAAAACAGAAGAAAAAATGTATTTAGAAGAAATAAGAAAAGCTCAAATAAATGACGATGAAATTGCATTTCAGTTTTTTATTAGAGAATATGCTAAAGTAAAAAGATTAGATCTACCTGATTGGATAAAGAAAGAACCTAATTATGTACAAGGGGGAGTAAATATAAAATATTAAAATGATCGAAGATAATACAAAAATAAATAATTATATATTAATAAACACAGAGCTAAAACCTTCTTATGCTAGAATTGGTTCTGCAAAACTTTCTGAATATGAAGTCAGCGTAAAAAACAGAGCATTTAGAATGAATCAAGTGAACAAAAAATATATTTTAGAAAAGGATTGGAAGTGAAAATATCAATCACAACAGACAATAAAGTATTTAGCGTTGAAGATGAATATGGATTCGACTGCTCAACGATTCATGATGCGATAGAAATGTTCAAAGGTTTGCTTGTGTGTGCAGGATTTCATCCTACTAATGTAGACGATGCGTTCAATACAGAATATACATGGTTTACCGAAGATGAAAGAAACGATAATATGCAAGGTCATTTAAATGGTTCAAATAAATTAGTAAACGATTGGTATAAAGAATGCGAAGAAGAAACTGATGAACTTATTAAGCAAAGAGTAGAGAAATTTCAAGATGATTTATACAAGCAATCACTAAAAGATTAATATGATTCAAATAGAAGATGCAAATAACGAAAGTTACCACATTAACCCAAAAAATGTGGTTTATGTCAAAGAAAGAGTTGATCCTATGAAAAAAGAAAAATGGTGGAAGATTACATTTGTAAATGGCGAGCAATTACATACTCGAAATGAAGCAGGAGTTTCATCAATTATTAATTCAATCAAAGTTAAAGTAAGAGCATGATAGAAATAGAACTAAAAGAAACAGATAATGGAGAATTATTTTTTCGCATACCCGAAGAAACCTTAAATAGGCTAGGGTGGAAAGAAGGAGATGATTTAAAATTCGAAGAGAGAAAAGGTGCAGTTTTAATTCGCAAAGTAAAATATGAAAGCGTTGAGCTAGAGTTTGATGATGAAGAACTTTTAAAATATATGAAATTCGCACACGAATCAGGAATTACATTCAATCAACTCTGCGAAGACGCAATCAAAGCAAAATTAGATGAAATTGATTCTGAGTAAAATATTATTTTATATTGGAGATTTAGTTAGTAGGTTTTTGTATTTTGATTGTTTCGCTTTTCTATACCCCCTATATAGCAAAATAATGATTTTAAGTTCAGACCTTGATAAAGAAGGAAAAATATGGAAGGTAGTTAGTAAAAGAAAATTACATGAATAAATTTGTAGAAAAAAGATGGGGTCACGAAAGATGGTTCGCAAATAATAAAGAAGAAAATTATTGCGGAAAAGAATTATTAATTAATGAAGGTTGCCACACTTCCATGCACTTTCATTTAAATAAACATGAAGTATTTTACATTCTTGAAGGCACTTTGAGATTAGATTTAATTGATACTAAACTTGGTGAAGTAAACACTATCTTTTTAAATAAAGAAGAAAATTATGAAGTTAAGCAAGGTCAGCCACATCAGCTTATAGCACATCAGGGCTTAGTTAAAATAATTGAAGCTAGTACATTCCACGAAGACTCTGATTCATACAGAATACATGATTGTTTAGATGAGTAGTTATTTTCCTCAAGACAAAGAGCCTGAAATTCCCCCTGATACTTGTCCGTATATTAATTTCATACAAGATGTTTTAGATCAAATAAAAGACAAGCATAAAACAAAAATAATAGAACAACAAATACAACTAATAAATGACACACTTGAATACATTAGAGACTCAAATCTATCTTTAAGAGAGTGCGGAAGATATTGGAAAAAACAATTTCAAAATAAAGGAAAGCGAAATAAATGAGAGGCAAATGGAATCATTCAACAAAGCCATCACAATATGAAGTTTATGATGAAAAAAATAAATTAATATTTAGTGGAACTTTCAATGAAGCTATGAATTATATGGAGATAGAAAATGAAGTTATAGATCAAGCATCCTACGACAAGGGTTACGATAAAGGCTTTCAAGAAGGAGCGAATCAAAAAAACAATAAACCCTGCGTTTGTGGATTTTGGAATAAAAAATAAAATGAAACCATTACATAATACTAAAAATTGCAATTACAGAAGGTTCTTGCACAAAAAATTAAAACACGGCAAAATAAGCGGTAAGTTTTATAAGTTTCTTTATAGAAATTATCCTTATCGTTTGACTGCTAGAAATGTAGAATTTATTGTCAGAGAAGTTCTTGATGGCAAAGTTGCAGAAGATAAAGCGATTGCTTGGTTGCAAAAAGATGACAATGAAATTAGAAGACAAAGAGAAATGGCAAAATCAAATTGGGAGTGCAGAAAGAAAACTCAATTTAATTCTTGACATACAACAGTTAATATGCTATCATTGATCTATGCCTTATATAGCAAAATCAGAAAAAGATAAAATAGACAAAGGTTTATTAGCCGTACATCTATCAGAACTTACCAACGCAGGAGCATTAAATTATGCTATCCACCAAGTAGTTGCACAATATATTTTGCAAAATAAAGAAAGCTACCAAACATACAATGATATTGTAGGAGTTTTAGATTGTGCAAAAATGGAATTGTATCGAAGATTGATTTCAGACTACGAAGACAAAAAAATAGCCCAAAATAAAGATGTATCGCCATACGATAAATGATAAGTCATAAATATAAATACATTTTTATTCATATCCCCAAAACTGCAGGCACAAGCATTAAAAAACATCTTAATTCATTAAGATCAAAAACAGACTATAAATCCCCCGAAGATCCTCTAGAAAATTTTGGTCACCATAAACTATCTTACTATGAATCTAAATATAAAAACACAGAAGACTTTTATAAATTTTGTTTCATAAGAAACCCTTATGACAGAATAGTGTCTCTGTATAAATATGCAAAGAAATGGATTCAATTTGATTATAGTTTTTTAGATTTTTGTAATTTTGTAAACCAAGGGCAAATATTTACCAATAATATCTTATGGGAAGAACATTATGAAGCTCAATCTAATTATATTTCCGATCAAATGAATTTTATTGGAAGAATTGAAAACTTCAATCACGATTTTGCAAAAATCTGTAACGATCTTTCTATACCTTACAAACAACCAACCCAAATGAATAAATCAAATAATGACATTACATTGATATGTAATGATTCCGCTAAAATAATTGAAGAAATATATAACAATGATTTTCATTTTTATGAAACAAAAATTAAATACAATTAAAGAGTTATTAGGTTTCATCGGAGTATGTTGTCTCTTGACAATCTTCCAAATATGGTATATAATTACAGGCAGAGAATAAATTTAAATACAAAAAATGAATAATTACTTATACAATATGTTAAAAAGTTCCGCTGAAGCGGATGTGGCAAAAGCAAAGTTGAGCCTCGACCTACTTGGAAATCATGCAGTAGGAATTGGAGATCACTCTACAGAAGATTACTATAAAAACGCAGAAGAAGCTCTTTCGCTTCTAGCTGATGCACAAGATAGATTAGATAATCTCACAAAATTTTATGGCGAGTTAGATGATTAGCCCTTTATCTATGCAAGAAGGAGTGACTTTTGGCGGTCTTAAGGATTTTGACTTGACAAATATCGCAAAACTGCTATTATGGAAGTCTAACGCAAAAGAGTTTACTCTAAAAGTTACCAAGGATATTGATGACTATCACATAAACATTGAAATAAAAGAAATAAAGCATGAATAAATTAGAAGAAGCAATGGGTAGAATGAATCATATCGAGCAAGATATAGAAGCAATGATATATACAATCGGAGATTCTGCTCGCAAATATACAGAAGATGAGTTATTAAATATGCTCATTGGCATGAATCAGTTACATAAAGCTCGCTATGAAATGATGTGGCAAGAATATGAAGTTAATAAAAAGAAATACGACTCGCAATACGAAGAAGCAATAGCACAATCTATATAATATGAATTTGCAAATAGACAAAGAAGTTGAATTACTTATTGTTGATAAAGCCTTATCGCACATAAAAAAAGTTGAGGTTAATCCTGATTTTAAAACTGATGGAGATAATTTTGACTATTGGAATAGCGTTCCGTTAAATAATGGAAGGTTTATTGACTATAATATTCACGAAGCAAACTTTGGAGAAGATTCTGATGATTATGAGTGGTTCTGTTCTGCATACGATGTTGACGAACCAAATGAAGAAAACGAATATCATCAAATAAATACCGATGTAACAAAACTTTTACTCAAATACAAAGACGGAGAAATAAAATATTATGATTGATTTTATTACATTATTAGTTATGATTATGTTTTTAATTTTTGCAGTAGATATTCTTACTAGCAGAAGATGAAAAAAGTAAGATTTAATTTATTAGAGATAAAAGACTTTTTTACAAATAAAGGTATTGAATTACGACATACTAAAAAACAAATAAGGAAAAGAGTATCTTATAAATTTTGGCGACCAATTGTTCAGCAAGTGAGTTCAAATATAAATACATCCGAGCGAAATAATGTCGTACAAAAAATATGGAGAGAAATGGATGATAGGCATTGTTTTCATACTATGACTCAATCTATTTATGATTTAGAATCTCTTGCTTTATGCATAGAAGATTATGACAATGGATATTGGAGAGAGGAGTAGAAGATATGTATCATTTCATATGTTTGAAACATTTAAACCTAATTTTCAAAATAATATAATGGTTCAAGGTCTTTGGCATGAAGTTGCAGGTCAAATAAGATATGAAGCACTTATGGCAGAAGAAGACGATGGAACTCAATTAAGTTATCTTTTTCCTGAATTTGATCCTGAATCTGATGAATTTGACGATTATCCTATTGACAAATAAATAAATACATGATATACTAAATACTATGAACGAAATAATCATGCAAACTTTAGAGTCTTTTCAAGACTCTCAGATTAATTTACAAAGCGAATCTGCTCGCAAAATATTAGCAAATAAGTTAGAAGAAAATTTATTTAAACATATAAATGAACTTGTTGAAGAAGCGGTAAGCGTTATAACTAATTTAGATTAATGAATAAATATAATGTCAATGATAAAATCAGCGTGACGATGCAAGCAATTAATTTAATTTACTCTCAAATAGAAAAATTAAACCCTTCCATCGAACAATTAGACGAAATAAATAAACGACATGAATTATTAATTGACCAAGAATTATTTTGGAGCAAACAAGATAATCCGAAAAGATTTTTATATGACTTACAAGAATTCGGTCATTGGTTATATGAATATTTAGACCTTAAAAAATACGAAAACTTAGATATAGATTTATGAATATGAAAGATACAAATAATTGGCAAATAGTTTCTGCAAGTGAAGTAGAAGAATTTTTTTATCAAGATACAGACGAAGTAGTAAATGAAGGAGATGCCGTTGGAATCGAAATAGACAACGGAGATTCAGTAGATTTAGTTTTATTTGGTAATCTTTATTGGAGCGATCAGAATTTATACTAATTATGTGTAAATATTTATATGGTTATACCTACATTCAGAGATTTATTAAAAGGAAAATCATATAAAACTATCTTTAATCAGATATATAAAACTTATCTTAAAAAAGAAAAAGATCACAAGGTAATAGAACTTTCCCTTGATATACATAATTTAATAAAAAAAATAAGACAATCTCAAGAAAAAAACAATATAGCTAAATCATTCATTCTTATTGAATTAGAAGATGGCGGATATGATGCAAATTTTATTGAAGAAGAAAGCGATGAGATATTGTCATTAGAAAATCTAAAAGTGGAAGATATAATAAATTTAGAAGTATTAGCTCCACCAAAGTTAAATGAAATAGAAATACTAGGACATATTATTTGGCATTATTATGGCAGAACAAAAGGAAAGATTATATGAGTTTCGCATAGAGTATATTAGCGGAAATTCAGTAGGACACAATTACCATTATTATATGGCTCATAATGCAGAAGAAGCATTAGAATATCAACACGAAATGATGGATGCCAAACATTGGAATATTAAATTAGTAAAACTAGAAAGAAAATGTCCATTCTCAAATAAATGGATTGACGAAAGTGATATACTAAATAATGAACATGGATGAATCAATAGTTGAACACATTTATTATGAGCGAGGAAAAAACGACTCAAAAGATAATTCTACGAAAAAAAATTTACAGCTATGGCAAGATGGGTATGACAAAGGATTTGCTGATGCTCAAGAAAAATTAGCTAAGTTATTCGACAAAAAACTTTCGGAAGTTCTTAAAGAAAAAGACTTTACATAAAAAGCTTGACAAGGAGTTTCGATTCTGCCATACTTAATAGCATGACAGATTTTATTGCAGACATGAACGCTTCTATTGCGAAGCACGAAAAAGAGTTAGCATCACAACCTCGCAAGGGTATGATGGTCTATTTAGATAAAAGCACTCCAATTTTAGTTCAATACGCTAGTGCGGAGAGTTTCAACCAAGCAAAGTCAATGACTTCAAGGAAGGGTCAATCTAGTTGCTTGCGTAATGTTTTAGATGGCAACGGAAGATTGCAGTAACTTTTTTCTTGACAACCTTTTTAACCTATATTATAATAGAGTCTTGTTTAACAGAAAACCTAATTGAAAAATGATAATTGAAAAAACACAAAAAACTATTGTTCAGTCGCATGATTTTGATTCTGTAAATTGTACGATTGATGCAGAAGATATGCGTTATGTTGCCTCGCTCTTGCGAAACAACTACTCTAACACTCGCCTTGCGGTTATTCGTGAGATTAGTGCTAACGCACTAGATGCGAATACAGAAGCAAATTCTAAGCGTAAGATTGAAATTGTATTGCCAAGCAACATGAATCCAACTTTTTCGGTTCGTGATTTTGGCGGTGGATTAAGTCAAGAAGATGTTTTTGGTTTGTATTCTAAGTATGGTAAATCAACCAAAAGAGAATCGAACAATTATATTGGTGCATTTGGTATCGGTAAATTTGCTCCTCTTTCTTATGGAGATAATTTCACTTGCGTATCCTATCATGGTGGAAAGAAAACATCATACAATATTTTTGTAGATGAACATGATGATACCAAGATTGTAAAATTGCATGAAGAAAAATCTTCTGAACCAACAGGACTATCTATTGAAGTTGCAGTCGCAGAGTCAGATATTTCTGCTTTTAGAGAAGATACTGCAAAGTTTTTCAGATTCTTCTCGGATGAAGAGATGCCGAAGTTTCTTGGTGTTGAAGATAATTTTATCGAGAAGAAAGAATTCGCATTGTCGAGCAAAAACAATGAATGGTTTTTTCTTCAAGACGACTCTTATCATTATGGTTATGGTTCTTCTCATATCATAATGGGTAGAGTTGCGTATCCTCTTGATCCACAATCTATTCTAGTTGAGAATTTCATCAAAGACGATTCAAGAAAACTAGAAATCATTCGCAACTTACTTAAACAAAGTAATTTTTATCTGCGATTACCTTTAGGTGCAGTAAAATTGCATCATAGTCGTGAAGCATTAGAATACAATAAGTCAACGCAAAAAACTCTTGTGGAAGCATTAGTTAAAACTTGCGAAGAAGTACAAGCAATCGCAAAAGAAAAATTAGCTAATTCCGAAGACTTATGGGAAGCAATGAGAAACTATGCTAGAATTGTAAATTCAATGCCTCATCAAATGCGTTCTATTTTCGAGAATTCTTTCACATGGAATGGGTTGCAAATTAATTCATCTTCTTTTTACAGAGGTCATCAAGACCATGAGGATTGCATTATTACGCAAACAGATCGAGAATCAGACAAAGATGCGAGAGATGGATTTAGGGTTCGTTCGCAGAAAACAAGTCGTGTTCATTGTCAAGATAATTCTTTATTTCTCATTCAAGATATTGAGTCTTCTCATGGCAACAACTTGAGAGCAAGAACTCTATTCGCAGAAGATTCTGAACTCGAAACCATATTCTTTATCTATCCAAAAACCAATGCAATTAAACAAAGAATTTTGTATGATGATTGGTGTTTTGACATGATAGACGAAAAGCATATTAGATATACTTCTCAAGTAGAAAAGCAAAAGCCATTGCGTAGTGGAGTACGCAAAAGTAATGGTAGTCGTGCAGACATTCAGCTATTTGAAATGAGAGATAAGGATTACATATATCGTAATGCAGACTATTGGAAAAGTGTTGATGAAGATATTTCTAAACTGCAAGGCAAGAAAAAATCCGATGGATTAGTTGATGGAAAATTTATTTATGTTCCTATCAAAAATTACAAGATTGACATTGAAGGAGATGCTATTGATCTTGATATAATGCAGAAAAGAATGTTGTTCATTAGACAACACGCAGAAGAGAATTCGCAAGAAAAATCTTTTCGATTATTCGGTGTTCGTAGCGGAGATGTATCTAAATTAGATTCTGATTCTTGGGTTAGCATCACAGATTTTTTTGTGCAATTCGCAAAGAATTACCTCAAGCAGAATCTCAATCAAGCGAAGAAAGCGTACAAAGTAAGACTTGTGAATGACGATGGAAAGAAACATGAGATAATGAATCTTCAATATGATATTGGCAAGATTTTTAATAGTGCGTCTCTTCGCTTAACAGAGCATTTTGACAATAACCATATACTATGTCATGTACATGATGATATAAAGTCAATCGTGCATAATAACGCTAGTAGCGTGTGCGTGAAGTTGGTTAATTATCTATCAAGCAATCACAAAGATTGGCTACAATTCAATCTTGATAGTGGCTTTACTGCAAAGCAATTCTATAAAGATATTAATTCAATTAAAACAAAATACCCAATGTTAAAGTATGCTTGCAAAAGTGTAAATACCTATGGATCAAACGACAAGGAGACAAATGAAGATATTATCAACTATATTAAAGATTGTGACAGAATTTAACTTGACAACTATTCAATTATAAACTATAATTATTTACTATGAAGAAAGTACCATATACATTAAGCGAAAATTCACTAACGATCTTTTGGGATGGCAAGCCATATACGCTTCGCAAAGATCATCCTAATTTCACTCTTGCTCGTAAAGCAATTTATGATGCTAGATACGAAGACCTTGGAGATTTAATTGACATTAAGAAGTCGGTAGAGAATTTTGTCGAAGGAGACATTGAAGTGCGTGACGAAGTAGTTTACTACAAAGGTCATAGACTACATGGTGTTGTTGTCGATAAACTTATCGAAATGCTTCGTAACGGCATGAAGGATTCTGCTCCGCTTGTAAATTTCATTAAGCGATTGCAAGCTAATCCAAGTGCTAATTCTGTTAATGAACTCTATACATTCTTGAGCTACAAATCATTGCCAAGTGATGAAGATGGTATGGTTTTAGGTTACAAGGGTGTTCAAGGTGACTATTGGTCACAAACAGGTAATGCGGATACTCTTGTATTACAAGGCAAGACTAATGGTAATCATCAAATCTTCAACGGAGTCGGAGAGACTATCGAAGTCGCTCGTAGATGTGTTGACGATAACAAGGACAATCATTGTTCTTTTGGTCTTCATGTTGGTTCATACGATTATGCTAATAATTGGGCAGGGCAAGATGGTAAATTACTTGTCGTTAAATTTGATCCATGTGATGCGGTATCAGTTCCAACTGATTGTGACTTTCAGAAGTTGCGTGTTTCAAAGTACGAGGTAGTGGCAGACATTACCGATACTAGAGTAGAGCTAAATAGACCTGTCTACGAGGCTAATAAGCCTATCTATGGAAGCGTAGAAGATTCTGATTCAGATGAAGATGAGGGTTGTAGTGGAGATTGTGGTAGTTGCGATTGTTATGATGAAGATGAAATGTCTTCAGATGCTTTAGCTATAAGAAATTATATAGAGAATAAACATGAGGATGGTGATTACCCAAGTCTAAAACAGATTCAAAGCAGAATGAAAGGTTCTGAATTAACTTGCGGGGAAATACTTGACATTGTTACTGATCTAGGTTACTATGTTTGTGAAGAATTTGGTAGACCAAGATCAATGTGGAGAGTAGAACCAATTTAATTAAAAGAAAAATTATTATGAATAACACTACAACAAATACAAAGTTGCTTGATGTAATATCTCAAGCGAATGAAGCTCAAGTCGATTCAGTATGGGCAATCTTGAAATACAAAGAGATTGGTATTTACCGCAAGATTGCTTGTATGTGCGAAGTTCTCGGACTTGATCTTCAAGAAATTCTGAATGATTTACCACAAGATGAAGAAGGCAGAATCTTGGATTATAAGACTCGTCACATGATCCATGATACTCTTATTGGAGTCTCGTAATGAGGTTCACCAAGGCAAAGGCATTAAGCCTTTACTTGGGACTTAATAGAAATACTGAAGAATTCAGAAAGCAAATAATCGTTCAAGGGTTCAACGAGATAGATCAAGGTAGTTATAAGTCAATTTACTCAAAAAATAAGTTGGGTTATGTTATCAAGATCGCTCGTTCCCTTAACGATGAATTTGCAAAGTTGCCAAGTAAACTAAAAAATTTTTACATTAAACCATATTATATTGACGAAAGAATTGTGATACAACAAAGAGCAGATACAGAAAATTCAGAAGAAGCAAGAAACGATATAGCTGACTTAATTGGACAAGATTCTTGTTGCGATTACGATATTTGGGAAGGAAATTGTGGGCATCTAAATGGAGAACCTGTTATTTTCGATTTTGCCGAGATATAAAACATTGATAAACAAAGACTTAAATTAAAAGAAAAAAACTCTTGACATTCCTTGCGAATCTGTCATACTTATAATCATGAATATTGCACAAGATACATTGAAAGACAAAGCTCTCGATTTAGTCGAGTCTATCACTCCTATTAAAAACCTTCTCGAAACCGCTAAAGCAGAACGAGAAGAGAATCCCTACAAAGATGTAGATCAATTCTTCGCTAATCTTAGATTTGGTTCAGTCAAAAGTGAGACTGATTATTGGACTAACCTTATTCCTCAAGACGATTCAGAAATGTTTGCTCGTTGGGTATTTGCAATTATGAGCGTTCATACTACTTGGGAGAGCAATGTGCGAGGTTACGAAGTTGCTATGAGTGATCTTTCTTGGACTATATCCAAAGACAAGCTCAAGCAAATGATTGTTAAAGCTAAAGTAGGCTTGTATGAGCGTAGGGAGCGTGGATTATGGGAGTTAGCAACCAAGTTTCGTGAAGACCCAAACCAATTCAAGAAACAAGACGATGAGACTTGGCAAGAATGTCGCAATCGTTTAATCGGAAAAATTTATGGGTTAGGTAACGCAAAGACAACTTATGCTCTTGCACTTAGCTACCCAACTGAATCACAACTTTGTTGCTTAGATGTTCATTTGTTGCGTTTCATGGGGCATGATCTATCTAATGGTCATGCAAGTAGCCTCAAGGTCTACGAGAAGATGGAGAACGAGTGGCTTGCTCGTTGCAACAAGTATGGCATTTCACCTAATGTCGCAAGAGAGATGTATTGGAACAAGGTTCAAGGAAGAAGAAATTCTCGCTATTGGAGTTACTGCTTAGAAAGATAATTTATGAAAGTTACAAAGTACGAAGTAAACGCATTACAAAAAGTTTTAGATTGTATGCACCACTATATGCTTATTGGTCACATAGAAGATGAACATTCAAAAGCGGAATGGAATTCAATTAGGCGAGCGGTTCGCAGAATGGAAGTTTTACATGAAAAAATGAAGGATAGTTTTTTAAATGAATAAGTCATACGAAATCGAAATAGGATTAACATCCGAAGATATTGAAAACATTTTAAACGATGAAATGTCAACGCTACATTTTTTACCAACTGAAGAAACTGAATACGATGAAAGAATTAGTGTTCATATCAAGAAAGTCGATGATGACGCAACATTATCAGAGTGCATGAATTTGGTTGTTGACAAGCTCAAACAAGTTTAGTAAGATATTAGAATGACAAAAGAATTGACAGAACAAGATTATTTTTTAGATCAAGTCGCAGAACTTAATGAAGATGCGATTGTGTTAGAACCTCAATCGACTTTCAATCGGGCAATCATTGGGTTTGATACAAACGGAGTGCTTATTTATTCGGCAAACAAGATCATTGATGCTCTTAGCAAAGTCGATGGAATGACTACTGAAGAAGCAATAGAGTTTTTCGAGTATAACACACTTGGAACATTTAGTGGAATGGATAACCCAAACAAACCTATATTCGCATACGATGAGTTTATTTTCTAAAATTTTTAATATTTTTAAACCAAAGCCAAAGTTGAGCAAAACTCAATTAAACAAAATTATTCATCAATCTATTTCAAAAAACGAAAGGTTCTTTGAAAATCTTGGAGATGATATGGATTACGATGGTATGGGTAACTATGGTAGATTTCCACCAATACAAAGTGACGATCACCCAACATACGAAGAGGTCATAAAAGAATATGAATCACAAAATTCTAAGTAAAGTGCAAGAAGAAAAAGATAAAATTAAAGACTTGAAGAAACAGATTAGAGACTTAGAAATGGAATTGGAATTTCTTTATGTGAGAGAGCCAAATGAGGTAAGATATATTTCTGATCTTGAAAAGAAAGTAGATCAATTATACGAACAATTAGATGCAATTATAGATAATGAGTAAAGAAGAGATAGATGTAGATGATATGCGGTATGAACTTGCAGAACAAGAAGCAATGAATATGAATGTTGCTGATATAGTTAATTTACTTATCGAAGGATACGAAGGATTAGACAACATAGCAGATATAGACATAATCGAAGAATATAATAAAGTATTTAAAGATAAGTCTTGACAAGATAATCAATCTAGTTCATGCTTAATTTATGGAAAAAACATACAGAAAGATGCTATACGAAGAGTTGCAAGAATTAGTATACAACGAAAATTTTAAACTAGATTATGCAAATGATATTCTTATATTGTTTGATGATGAAATCGAAGATGGTGATAGCGAAGCAACTGCATACAACAAAGCAATGCAAGATATAGACAATATAAAAAACGGATGTTGGAATTTATGAAAATTACGAATAAATGGGAAGAAACTTTTGAAGTAAATGTTGGTGATTGGGTAGGATTCAAATGCGACATTGAACAATGCGGAAAAGTAAAAGAGATTCAAAGAAGAGGAGCGTTGATAGTTGAAAACAAAAATGGATTCGATGGAGATTATATCGGTGGAGATACCGAAGCATTAGTTGGATTCGATGAAGTGTGGAAAGAAAATTATTAAACAAAATTAATTATGAAGTTAACAAAATATCAAAAAGCTAGAATGTTGGAATATGGTTGGGATGTTGTCGAAAATGAAGTCGATGGAGAGATTCAGAATTGTTCTTGGATTAGTATTGATGCCGAAGATGGAATCATCTATAATGATGCGATCAAACTTTTTGGCTTGACAGGAGACAAAGAAGAGATTAAGCTATTGGTTGTAGGCACAATAGAAGAATGAACTTAGAAGACAACATAGATATTATTTTTAACGAAGCAGAAAGTAATGCGTTAGGAGAAAACAATTACGATTTGCTTGAACTTATTGAATCAACAAAAGTAGAACTACTAAACTTAATTGCACAAAAAAATGAATTATTTTAATCACAAAAGAGTAAATTGGAATACATGGAGTCCACAAGATATTGTATTTAAAAGCAATCAACTAATGAAAAAAGTTGCACCAAGCGAAAATGTTTTATCTTGGAGTAGTAAATCAGATCGTGACAGAAAGATGTGCGAGAGAACTAAAGGTAAGTTAATTACATCAAAAAATTGGCAAGGTCAAAGTATAACTTATCATGGTGGAGAGAACTACAAAGGTGTTATGGTTCAAATGAAAGACGCTAAGAGTGATTTTCCATCATTCAATATTGACTTTATTGACCAAACAGAAAGATTAGATAGTGTAGGTAATCGCAAAAGTGGACTTGATGTTCATGTTTACCTTAATTCATTTCATAACCCTTGGCAATGGGATAAATGTCCTACAACAGGTAATTGGGTCAAAACAAACACAGGTCATACCTCTCCATTACGAGAGGGTTATCGTATGTGCTATGGTGGACAAGGAGACGCAAATGCTATGGACTTTGATGAATTTCACGAAATGATTTGTATCACAGAAGCATTACGAGATTTCCTTGTTGAAGTTGTAATTCCAACCAAAAACGGAGAAGTGTTAGACTTAGTTGCATGAGAATTTTCGTTAGTTCAACTATTCTTGTTGCATCAAGTAGTCAAACAGATATTGAATTTGCGAAACGCAATAAGTTAAAAGAAGTAAAAAAATGATAGAATTACCTGATATATTTTATGCAATCAATATATTCACAGGGTGCATTTTAGTCTTGCTATTTCTTTTGATTATGACTAACATAGACTAATGAGTTATTCAATTATAGAAGGTTGCGTAAGGCAAAGTTTAGATTTACCAATAGAAGAAGACATGAGAGACGAGATTTTAGTTGAAGAAAAAATTTTAAAGAACAGAAAGAACCCATTGTTTGTAGTAACATCTATTCATGCGGAAGCAATCAATAACATGACTCGCAAGAAGAGTCTTGACGAAGTTGATCTTCAATGCCTTAAAGACTTAGGTTTTGCGGTTGCTTATAATAAGCTTGACGAGAATGGAGATAAATGCTATATTAAACATAACGCAAGAACATTTAAAGAATACATGGATCGAAAGAAAAATTGAACTTTAAGTATAACATAACACATACAATACAAGACAAAGAAGAAATCATAGGATTCCATTCAAAGAAGAACATGATAACATACTTAAATAAAAACAAAAATTATTTAAATACATTAAATCATGTTTATTTGAATTTTAAAACTATCAAACTACCATTAACACAATCAAGTTGGAGAATATCAAAATGCAAGAAATAATAAAAAAAATCTACGAGCGTATGGAATTTTGTGCAAACGCACACACAAATTGCCAAGCTACTGAACATCAATACATATTAGAAATTAGTTTATTGAATGAAGTTTTAGATCAAATTGAAACTTATGATTGGGATTATTACAATAAAGAATGTTAAGAGTAACAGAAAGACGAGACTTGGAGCAACTATACAATGATGTTCTATGGAATTTTTATCAAGTAATGCCCTACAACAAACTAAGCAAAGAAAAAGCGACAAATTATTGGGTAAATCAATGGCATAATTTAATATTAATGGGAAGCGGAGCAATTTTTGCATTTAAAAAAGAGCAGGAATTCACAGGTACGATAGGATTATTATTTCACCCTTCTCTTGAGGATGGGGTACTAATGTGTACCGAAACTTTTTGGTATGTTAATGAAGATCAAAGAGGTCAAGGTCTAAAACTTTTATTTAAAGCTGAAAAGTTTGCAAAAGAAATGGGGGCAAAAAGATTTATCATGGGATACTTACATAATTCTATGCCTCAAAAAGTAAAAAATCTATATGAGAGATTAAATTATAATAATCTTCAAACTGCATACATGAAAGAACTTTAAACAAAAACAATATCGCCAATCATATAAATGAGTAAAGGAAAAGAATATAATTACAATAATTTATTTTTACATTTAACAGAGCGTTGGCAAGATGGTCAATACGCTCAAGTTGCAGACTATATTAAACATCATCATCATTTTTCAAATCGAGCCAATTTAATAGATTTTTGTGTATATTTATCTAATTATCTCGGCATGAAAGAATTGCGAGTATTACAAAAACTCATTTAAATGCTTGACAAGCAAAGCGAAATTTCGTAAGATATTAGCATGACAAAGAAATTGCAGACACTATACAAAATCGACACTAAAGGTAAATTGCGTGAATGGACTATGCACATTGATGGTGCATCATTCTATGCAGTCAAAGGTCTTGTAGACGGCAAGAAGACAACTGATAAGCCAACAACTACAATTGCCAAGAATGTAGGACGAGCAAACGCAACTACTCCACAAGAGCAAGCATTATTGGAAGCCAAAGCCAAATTTCAAAAGAAATTAGATAGTGGATACGCACTTAATGAGATAGACGCACAGAAAAAAAAGTTCTATGAGCCTATGCTCGCACACAATTACAAAGATCGCAAAGATGAATTAGTGGGCAAGTATCCTGTTTTCTCGCAACCAAAACTCGATGGTATTCGTTGCATTGTACGCAAAGAGGATGGAGAACTCGTAGGACGCACTCGCAATGGCAAAGAGATAGAATGTATCCCTCATATCCTAAAAAGCTTAAATGGGTTCTTTCTCGCCTATCCAAACGCTATTCTCGATGGAGAACTATACAACCATGATCTGCGAGACAACTTTAACAAGATTACATCACTTGTTCGCAAGCAAAAACCAATCAAGTCAGATAAGATGACTGATAAAGCATTTGATAAGAAAGTCGCAGAATACAAAGAAAGACTATCTGAAGCAGAAGATACAATACAATATCATGTATATGATGCACCAAGAATAAATGATACAATAAATGAATCACAATCATTTGATTTTAGAACAGATGAATTAAAAGCACATCTAACACAAAACAAACATATTGTATTAGTTGAAACACTAGAAGTTTATTCAAAAGGAAATTTAGATGATTTATATGGTCAGTATCTTGAGCAAGGATACGAAGGTCAGATGGTTCGCAAATCATTATCTGCATACGAAAACAAGCGTAGCACATCTTTATTGAAAAGAAAAGAATTTGTAGATGCCGAATATAAAGTTATTGATATTGAAATCGGTAATGGTAATCGTAGTGGAACTGCAAAGCATCTCGTATGTTATTGCGATAAGACCAAGCGTACATTTAATAGTAACATCAAAGGTTCATTTGATTACCTCAAGGAAATCTATGATAATCGTAAAGAATATATTGGTCAGTTAGCAACCATTAAATACTTTCAGCTTACTCCTGATGGAATTCCTCGTTTTCCTTATGCAATCGCTTTTCGTAACTACGAATAATTTTATATGAAATTTTTTATAATAACTTCATTAGTTGTAATGTTACAAGGTTGCAGTAAGAGGAGCGAGATACTTCACGGCAAGATTTGTCCATTCTGTTTTGCGGATAATCCTTCATGGAGAAGAGACTTTTGCGGAACTTGCCTTACTTGGGATAGAGATATACTAATAGATAATAATACATTAGCACAACATTAAAACATAATGCAATCAATATACTCTATTACATATACAATATACATATAAACATATATAGATAAACATATATTACATATTATACTATATATCATATCAATAAATAAATTAAATTTAAAATAATATTAAAAAATATTGAATTATATAAGGGAATGATGGTGGAGAGAAGTGGGTCAAAATGGGTCATTAGGGAGTACGCGACTTAAATATATAATTTTATTTGTATAATTAATTCTTGTAAACAAAAAGAAAAAGCCTAAACCAAAAAGAAAAAACACTTAATAATATAATATAATTTGTATAGTAAAAGTAAAAACAATAAAAATAAAATAATGAAAATTTTAATTCAAATAATATTAAATACAAGGCGACAATTACAAAAAATATTTTATCAAATAAAACGCATATTAAGGTTAATTATACAAAATAAATCATCAAATAAAGCCGAGTTAGAAAAAGTCGGTCGAAATTCTCACGGATTTCCAACTATTTTGAAATAATTCTAATCTAAGTCATTTATTTACAATAATTTACAATATAATTATATTTATTCTTGACAATTCTCAACCCTTGTATTATAGTATGTAGCATATTATGAATGAAAACGAATCAAAACCTAAGTACGATATACCTGCTCCACCGCCTTTAACGGACGAGATGAAGATAGATGTGTTTAAAAGCATTATAGCTAATCCACCGAATGAAGAAATAAAGAAAGTAGCAGAGAAAGAACTCGCTAATTTAACAAAAAATAATAAATAATTAAATATGGAAGATCAATTGCAAAAGATAAGTGGCGAAATATGTAGTATATTTAATAATAAGATAGAATCACTAACAGAAAAACAAGCAGAGCATTTAAATTTATGCAATAATAGTATGAATTTTTATATACAATTATATGATCATGATAAAGCATTATGGAATGCCCGCGAAACACTTAAATATTTAAAACAAATAACACAAAATGGATGATTTAGACCCACAAGCAATAAGAATGTTAGAGTTGAGCGAGTTAATTGTAAATAAAATTTCATTAAATATAAGTAATTTTGATAATGAACAAATAAGTAAGTTAGAAACAATGCAAGAGACATTAGATTTTCATCTTGAGCAAGACAATATAGATAATGCAGTTAATGAAGCAGAACATTTAAACACTTACCTTGAAGAAATATGCACATCAGAAGAGAAATAGATAATTTGCTCGATGAAATGAGCGAAATAATAGTAAAAAATAAAAAATCAAATAAAGATAAAAGTCAATTACAAGAAATAAAAGATAAAATAAGCCGCAAAACAAACAACGGCAAATATGCGAAGGGTATGTGGACTGACTCACCTGAATTTAATTATATAAAAATATGAAGCAAATAAACTATCGAAAGCACGGCATCGGCAAGAAAAAGTTAGGCAAAGGTCTCCGAGGATATAAGGGTGGAACAGGTATTCCAACAGGGGCATTTGGAGGAAAATCAAAATTTCTCAAAAAAAAGCTTGACTCTGAGTCGTAGTATGTCATAATAGAGTACATCAACCATTAATTGCGAAAGGAAAAAACTATGAGTATTGCAAAAAACGCTAGAGCATCACAAGTCATGAGTGACATTAAGAACGGCAAACACACACCTGTTAATCAACAAGGGAAGTTTGCGAATTACGGATCAGTTGCCGAAGATAGTATCTATTATTCTACTATGTTGGCACAAAAAGCAGACGCTGAACGCTTGGCGAGAATCGAGCGTAGTAAAGCAAGACTAGGCAGAAGATCATTTTTTGCATGATAAAAGATGCAATAATAAATAATACTATACTTAATACAATAAATTATTAAATACAATAGTAATTTGCATGATAAAACAAGCTAAATAATATGATTGAATCACTATCTCCTAATGTATCAATGTTTGCGACAGAGCAAGAGCTTCGTAATGAGTTAACTACAAAAGAATATGTTTATGTTAAACTCGCGAAGTTAGATGAGCATATTACTGATCTTCTTCACATGACCGAAAAAACTAATGGAGAACTTAGTATGACTGCATCAAGCAAATACAATTACATCAAATCAATACAAGAAGACTTATTAAGAGTAAACAGAAATAATTGCACATGAAAATTAATATTTTTCAACAACCGCACGAATGGACTAACGAAGAGATCGAACACCTCTACGATACAAATTGGAACATCACATTAGAACAATTATCTCTACTAACAAACAAAACAATAGAAGAATTAAAAAATTTATTATTACCTGATTAAAAAAATAAAAAAACTCTTGACAAATAATCAAATATAGAGTATAATAAGGGCATAACAAATTGAGAAACAAACTCAAATAAATCAAATAATCGATCTTTTACATTTTAAAAACAAGTTGGAGTTCACAATCTCATTCTGTTAAGTCAGAGTTCACTCGATCATTTCAATTTGTTTTGACTTTGGATGTTCTCGACGGAGACATCCTGTGGGTGACTGAATAAGCTCGTCGTGAGCGAGCTAAGGTACGCGATTCTCTGTGGTAGAGTGCTGATGGGCAAATGTCTGAGGCAGGACAATCACCAATGTCTAATCGTTGTAGGAAGTAGGTAAACACGAAACTGATGTTCACGCCGAAAACTTGAGGGTATACAGGAATCCCTCCCCACTTCAATTTCTTAATCATATCCCTCCAACCCTATCCAAGTAACCCTACTTGGGTAGGGTTTTTTTTGGGGTTGACAAAGCGATCGATATCATTCATACTAGTATCATGAAGACAATTAAAGACATACTTGCTAACTACGGGTACATTAACCAGGCTCAACTCGCAGAGATTAACGAGCACTTTCCTCACATGAGGGTAGTAATTAAATGGGGCGGATTGCCTCGCGATCGGGTACCTGCTCATCAAGCGGTGAAACTCATTAACCATATTGAATCAAAAAACATCGACTACTGCAGAGAAGTATTTCTTTGTGGTAAAGATTGCGACAATCTTCGCAAAGCATTTCACATTGCACAATAACCATAAACAAAAATTATTATGATTAATCCAGCAGAAGTAACAAACTACAATAGAACACAATACGAATTAGAAGAATTTATTTTATTTTGTATTAATGTCGCAGGTAAAAAATCTGCAATAGAAGCTCCTAAATTAGAAGTATTCATAGAGAGAGCAAAAAACATTACAGAAGAAAGTACTCCATTTAATTGTATTAAAAAATTAATTAAGTTGGGTAGATTGAATGAGATTATGCATTGGGCCAAGCTTAGTCCTTACGCCCAGAGATACAACTCCTATGTCGCTGTAGCTAAGATCAAAGGCCTTCAGACCGTGACGCTTAATCGTTTACTTCAGATTCCGGGTATTGGTCTTAAAACCGCAAGGTTTTTCTTGTCGCATTCCAGAGAAGATTTCGACGAACCTATGCTGGACACACATATTCTACGGTTCCTTCGCGACCAAGGATACAGTGACGCCCCGAAAAGCACGCCAACTAATGAGAACACTTACTATTATTTCGCGAACATCTTTAAAAACATTGCCCGACAGTTAGGGAAATCAGTTACTGATCTTGATCTTGAAATCTGGAAACAGTATTCTGGCACAGCTGCGTAATGGAGTTAACAATACTACTAACCATTTCGTTTGTAATAGGCATGTTCAGAGGATATTTCGATGGGCGCGATGATTGATCCAAATATGAAAGACAAATACCCAAATACTAAATAATGAAAATTGCAATAGTAAATAATACAAATAATAAACTAAATAATAAAAAATTTGTGAAATTAGAATAAAAAGAATAAGTAATTAAAAAAATTATTTTGTGCAGTCAGCCCCCCCCTGAGAGGATAAGTCACAAACTTAGTTGAATATTAGCCTTGACTTTGTGTAAAAAAATGTCATACTAAAGCTATGATTAAGACAAAGCCTCACGACAAAAAGTATGAGATTAATTTTAATCAACCTGTCTACGCTTACAAAAACCTACACAAAGATTGTTGGAGTATTCGTCAAGATGGATTGGTTAAAGCTCACACCAAAGAACTTTCCATGCATAGTTGCGTGTTTAAAGTCAGTAAGCATGGAAGAGCAAGAGTGTTAAAAGAAAAACGCAAAAATGTTCATGCAGGTATTGAAGGTTACATTGAACCTTGGTTTGTTGGTAAATGGATTGACTCGCATCCAACAGCAAGACCCGTTACTTACAATCCATACAAGTATGAGAATTTTGTTGACAAAGACACCGAGCAAATGGTAGACTATGCTATTGCCGTAAGATTAGAACCCAAACAAGTATTAGCAGTATTATGACGCAAGCAAAAATTAGAGAAGAAATTCTAAGCATAGTTCGAGGAGAACTTGCATGGGCAGATCCAATGTCTAAAGTATGCTTAGATCAGCATGAATTGCATCCAAAAAAGTTTCCGATTGGCTCAACTTTTCAATCAGCCGAAGAAGTCTTAGACGACATAATTCATGGCTTGACATCTTTACGAGATGAGATTAGAATAGAATCTTCATTTCAATCCGCACAACTCTAACAAAAGGAAAATCATGGGATTAGACCAAGAAGCATACTCACGAGGCAAAGAAGATCAAAGTTCTTTCTCTCATTATTGGCGAAAGCATAATCGTCTCCAAGGATGGATGGAAAACCTTTGGGAAGAAAAAGGTAGACCAAATTCTCGCACAGAAAATGATCCAATGGGAGACTTTAATTGTGTTGAGCTAGAATTAACAAGAGAAGACATTGATTTGCTAGAGGAAGCAGTAAATGATTTTGCATTACCTGAAACACAAGGATTTTTCTTTGGAGATGATTCTTACTTCTACAAAGATGACAATGGAGAATCTCTTCCTGAGAACGATTACTACCACAAAGAGCAAGATTTGCAATTCATCGAAGATGCAAAAAAAGCTCTTGACAAAGGTGAGAAAGTTTACTATTCTAGTTGGTATTGATTATGGAAGAACTACAAAACACAATTAACGATCTGCAAGCTAGACTAGCAATAGTTGGCGGAGGCAGGATCATTATTACTAGCGACCATGTTTCGATTCGTCTCGGAAGAGAACATGAATACTTTGAGGTTCAAGAACAAAGTTCTTTTGACTCGCCAAACGAAGTCGATGTGGAAATGCACAAACAAATGTACAATTACTAAAATGGAAAACGAAAATTACATTAATGCGGTTTGCGAAGGCGAGCCATTAGAAACGCCATCCTACAATCAGGATTCAGAAACTTGGAGTTTATGGTTTGAGGAATCAGAAACCCCTTACCATCCATATTTTCAAAAGGATTTAATCGAGGTTCATTTTGAATCTCAAGCGGAAGCAGAGAGTGCTTACAACCATTATTCACAAATTAACCAAGGTTAATCATGTCGAATTCAGCTCAATCATTGCAGAAGAAAGTTCGTGAAATAGGTTTTAATTTAGCTATGATCGAAAAGCGTGGGCTTCGGGGCAAGGATCATCTTGCTCGCAGGCTTGCACACAATCTCTTGCTTAATCAGCTTTACGAGTTAGAGAAAAAGGTTTAGTAGGTTTGGGTTCGGTGGGTTAATCCTGCCGAACCCTTCTACTTTATTGCACAATTTTACTCAGGCCCCCCCGCAAAAGAATAAGTCAATTATTTAGTAGAATGTTTTTTGCATTTGGGGGTTGACAATACCGGATTTTCTGTCATACTAGTAAACATAAAGGCGATAATCACAAACAAAAAAAATTAGTCGAAACAAAAAAAACTTAATTGAAGAAAAAAAAGCTTGACAGATTAGACCAAATTTAGTACAATTAACTCATCAAAGACAATAACTCACAAAGCTAAAAATTATGACAAATCGAATTAACCTCAAAGTATGTGCAACCAAAGAATCCTCTTTCAAAGATGTTCAGGCAGTTCAAACTCCTGAAGCAACTGATTCATGGAGACCAATTAGCCACTCATTCTTAGTTGACCGAGTGCAAAACCAAATGGAACAAAATGGTTGGGAAATCGTTGACACTTACCATTCTCTTCATCGTTTCGGTCAACGCTACTTCGGACTTTTTCATGTTAAGAATACAGGAGTTGACAACGATGAGCGTGGCACAATCGTTGGGCTTCGCAACTCTCACGACAAATGCTTTCCCGCAGGACTTTGCATGGGTAACGCTCCATTTGTTTGTTCAAACTTGATTTTTACCAATGAAGTTGTTCTTGCTCGTAGGCATACTAAGAACATCTTGAACGATCTTTCACAAGTAATCGCTCGCACTCTTGGCAAGATGACTGAGACATGGGCAAGTGATGAGCAACGCATTCAAGCTTACAAGGAGCATGAACTTGGCAACGAGCAAGCACATGATCTTGTCATCCGTGCATACCAAAACGGAGCAATTCCAAAAGCAAAGATTGCTGATGTTGTTGAGCAATGGCACAAGCCTGAACATGATGACTTTTCACCTCGCACCATGCACTCATTGTACAATGGATTCACTCACATTCTAAAGGGTGGAATTACCGCCTTGCCAAATCGTTCACTTGCATTGCATGGTGTTCTTGACTCGGAAGTCGGTTTGACTTCTCAAGTTGCAGTTTCTTAATCATAACCTAACCTAATCTAAAAATCATTAAAACTAATAATACTATGAAAAAACAGCCAAAACTACAAAATGTCGTTGATTCTCTCAAAGGTCGTTTCACTTCTCTTCTTGTCAAGAGAGGCGAGCAAAGAAGGGTGTATTCCGCCAAAATCACAGGAGTGACTTCTCGTCATGTGATGTTCAAGGATACCAACGGAGGCAATCGTCGAGTCAATCGTCGTCATGTGCTTCGAGCCACTTGTGCTGACAAAACTTTTAAGAGGTCGGTGAGTTAGTGATTCGCTCGTAAAGAGCAAAGATTAAGCCTCCCGAAAGGGAGGCTTTTTCTTTTATAAAGTTAACCTATTCAATCCGGGCCCCCCGGCAGTAGAATCGTGCAAAAACTTAGTTGAATTTTGGACTTGACTTTAGGCAAGAATTTGTCATAATGAAACCATGATTAAGACAACAATTCTCACTCAAGGAAATGCAAAGATAGTCAAAGGCGAGGAGCTTGGCTATGTTACTAAAGGCATCCATTTTGCTCCTGCTAGTCTCTCAGGTAATGAGGTTTGCCAATGGCGAAGCAAAGGTTGCACTGCTTCTTGTCTCAACACTGCTGGTCGTGGGCAAATGAACTCAATTCAGGCATCAAGAGTAGCAAAGACAAAACTATTTTTTGACAAGAAAAAAGAATTCATGTACAAGTTGTGCAAAGAAATTGCTTCTTCAATCAAGACTTCAACCAAGAAAGGAATGAAATCAGTTTTCCGTCTCAATCTAACTAGCGACATTGCTTGGGAGGATGTTTACATGAAAGACCCAGATTACAACATCTTTGAATACTTCTGTGGAGAACAATTCTACGATTACACAAAGTCATTCAAGAGAATGTGTGCTTTTCTTGGTAAACCTTTTACTAAAGATGAACAAAAATTTCCATCTAATTACCATCTAACTTTTTCTCGCTCAGAAAACAATGACAAGAAGTGTGAAATGGTTCTTGCTATGGGTGGTAATGTTGCCGTTGTGTTTCGCAACCAACTTCCACAAACTTGGAAAGGTTACGAAGTTGTCAATGGTGACGAAAACGATTTGCGTTTTCTCGACAAGCAAGGTGTTGTTGTTGGCTTAATCGAGAAAGGTTTGGCAAAGAAAGATGAAACAGGATTCGTGCAAGAAGGAGTAAACTCATAATGAAACCAAAAACTTATTCAGTTAGACAACATCATTTACGAAAAAACAAAACTTTTTTCATTATTGATTATCGAGTTAATGAAAGAGTAGAAAAGCAAATTCAATTCACTTATCTTGAGCATTACTTACAATTCACTGATTTATTAAAGCAATTAGACTACAAAGAAGTATTGACAAAACAACTCAACTAAACTATTATTGTAACATGAATGATACTTATTACGACTCAGCCGAAGAAATTAAACTCTCACAAAGTGAAGCCTTTAATGTGCTTGCTCAACATGGTTGCCAAGAGCTTGATGAATTTTTTCAAGACATGGGCGACAAAGAAGAGTATGATGCACAAAAAGTATTGGAATGGTTAGGCTACTAAAAAGTTAACCGATCCTGCCACGGGGGCCCCGCGATAGAATCGTGCAAAAACTTAGTAGAATATTAGTCTTGACTTCGCTAGAGGTTCTGTCATAATGATACTTACCGACACGATTTAACCAAGCTGCAAATTGGTGGTAATGAAGAGAAGCATGATTGCAGTCACCGCTCCACTCTTGAGGGTTCAATTCCCTCCGTGTTCGGTATGATTTTTTCTTGACTTTCACCATTAATCTGTCACAATTAAACTATGATTAAGATTAGAAAAACCATTCTCTTCACCAAGTCTAGACCTCACAAGCTTAAGACTAAAGTGATTCATCGTAAACTCAAACACAAGGAGATTTTAAAAAATGTTCATTAAAGAAAATTCTGAAGAAATTCCTAACTCAAAAGAGGCTATGAGTCTTTGCATGGCATACCTCTGGGAAAATGTCATTGAACCAAGTAGCAAGGAAGGCGTCATTAGTCTAAAAAATTATGACATGATTAAAGAGATTGGTCATGCTTTAACCATCATTGGAGAAAAAGCTCACGCCTACGAGAAAATGATTGACAACAACGAGCAATTTCCCTTACAATCCTAATTAATGAAACACTTGCTAACTAAATCAAATGACGGATGCTTCATTATTGTAAGCTCAGAAGAAAAGACAGACAAGAATGATCTGTTCATCTCTGAAGACACATTCAAAAAGAACATTAACACTAAAACATTCGTAAAACACTCAACGCTAACCCATAATTCACAACCAATCTACATTTACCATGAAGACCTTTGATGACTTAAAATTCGCACCTCACCCTCACGCAAAAGATTTGGGAGTGACGGCAAGTTTAACCCTTGACAATGGCTATGCTTTCAGCGTTGTTGCTAATACTGATGGTGGCGATCTGTTTTACGGCAATCACCCAAACACTTTTGAGGTTGCAGTCTTCAATCAACGAGGTGACTTTGTTCCACTCTCTGTTTCGGACGATGTGCTTGGTTGGCAAGCTCCACACCAAGTGACTTCGCTGATGCATCAATTTGAGATTGACGGAATCAAGCACGAAAAATTACTTCACGATCTTCGGAATGACTTCAACGAAAAAGTAGTAAAAAAACACAAAGAAAGAGGCAGGATTATGAATAGTTACCAAATACTAAAGAACGGCGAGCCAATGGGCATTCAAGGAACTTTTGACTACATTGTCAACGCAATACGAAACCTTGAATCAAATCTTGATCGAGCAACTGAACATTCACCTTTTACTGTTGCACTCGTAAATACTCAAGCTAAAATAACAAAAAATTTAGTGGAAACAACAAATACTAAATAATAAATAACAAATACTAAATAAAAGAATAGGTCAATCAAGATATAAAAATTATATTATAAAAGTATTTAATTAACCGATTCTATCAGGGCCCCCCTGCAGTGGGATAAGATAACTTTTTAAGAGGTTACTCCCATTGGGAGTGAAATCCCCAATCAATGTCGGGCTGGTCTTCAAATTGTATGAGTGAGATCTGGTCTTCCAGCTCGCCAATTTCATTGCGTATTGCAATTCTTTGAGAGTCGGTCAAGATGCACTCTTTAAGAACTTTGTGAAGTTCGAGGATTTCTTTTTGCATTTCGTTTTTGGTCATAAAAGTAATTTAGCAAAGTAAAAAAGTAATTGCAAGCTTTTTATTCATCCATTAACCACTCGTCAAGTGCGTAAATGTCAAGCTCTTCATCTTTAAAGCTCGCTCCGTCAGGAGTAGCAAACATTCCTGCATTTTCAAGGCAACTTGCAAGATCCTTAAAGCTCACAAATCTACGAGAGAGCTTGTAAAGGAATTCGTCATTATCTAACCAAAGAGCGACATTCCAAGTTGCCCAATTTTTCCATCCGTTGTATGTTGTATCTGTCATGATAGTAATGTAGTCAAATTTTTCACAAAAGTCAAGAAAAACTTTCAACTATTTTATTGCACAATTCGCTCGCAGGGGGGCCCGGGTTGGATCGGGCAACTTTTTAACGCTAAAGGTCAGGTCACTAAAAGTGACCTATTGACCTAAAGCATGAACCAAAGAAAGAATAATGGAGAGAGGATTATGCAACCTAGCTCTAGTAAAAGTAATTCCATTTTAGAAAACTGAATCGGTTATTCCACGAAAAATGCCAATGACGAACGCTATTGAGAGAAGTAGTGCTAATTCCATAATCTAATTGTAGCAAAAAAAGGCTTGTTAGTCAAGCCTATTCTCCGAAGATTTCACGCATTGACGGACTCACGGATTTCATGTCGTGAAGATTTTCGTCATTGTCAAAGTCATCATCTTCTTCGGCTTTGTCATCAAAAGAAGCAAGCTCTTGAACTTCATCTTGAACATCTTCTTTTTTTGCGTTAAGTAAGCCATATTCGAGAACGAGATCTTCAGCAAGCTTTTCGACCTTTAATTCTTCAATGAAGTTTTGAAGTACAGGACTTACTTCGGCATTATTATTTTCCGCAATTCTACGGATGTTTTCTAGTCTTTGTGATTCTGTCATAGTAATTAGATTAAACGAATTTTTCAGGTTTTGCAAGCAAAAACTTCATGAAAGTTTTTTGTGCTTTTTGATTGTCTTGAATCTCGTCAAGCTCAATTTGGGCATTGATGACCATTTGCATGGATTCAATGTTGCCAAGATCGGCAAGAGGTGTTTGGATTCGAATGATTTCTTTGAGTTCTTTTATTTTGTCCATGGTAGTAATCTAGTTGATTTTTTAATTTATTGCAAGCTAAAAACGATTTATTTTTGAATTTCTTTAAACATTTTTTGAAGAGCTTCAACCTTTTCAATGAGTCCTTGCGTTGTCATTTCTTCAGTCAAAGTCCTTGCGGATTCTTTTTTTTCTGTGTTCATGTAATGCAAAAACTCAATAGACCCTTTGATTTGAGCGAGCTTAATTCCGAAGTCGAGTTCTTGGAGGAGTGTTTCTTTTGTCTTAATCATAAGTAAAAACTACCACAGAAACCGGCAAAACACAAGCCTAAAATTCAACTATTTTATTGCACAATCCGCTCGCGGGGGGGCCCGAGTTGGATCGGGCAACTTTTTAGACGATTTGGGTTAGTCTATTTATTTTTGCTGTGAGAGTGATTTGCCTTGCCTCATTCTGCCATTTTTGTGAACTATTGCTGAACCTTTTATTTCTAGATAGATTCATCACAGAAAAAGCTCCTTCGTGCAGTCTATTCACTACCTTGCACAATTCTCTTGTTTCTTTGATTGGATTTGATTTGTCTTTGACAAAGTCAGAGGTTTGAAGCCAAACATTTTTCATTTTCAAGATTTCAACATTTGTTCTAATTCTGTAAAATTTTACATCAACTAAATTCTCAGGCGTTCCATCCCAAAAGCCGACAACCAAAACCAAACCTTTTTTAATTGTTTTTAATTTTCTTGCAATGTCTCCGAGTTGAATTTCTTTGCTTTTTATATTGTAGTATTTTACTTCCCAATCTCCGATCAATTTTTTAGGAACTCCGCCTTGGCGAACAATTTCTTCAGGAAAGTCAACTTCTGCGTTGTGCTGTTCATGAGTAGGAAAGCCAAAGTAATCAGAGATGAAGCGTTCAAACGCTTTGCCGTGCTTTCCTCTTTGTTTGTTGTGTACGCTGATATTACGAACATATTGTTTGATTTTTGGGAATGATTTTTGTGCAAGTTTCATAATTTTATTTTTTAAGCAATTAGATTTGAGTTTATATAAATTTTTTTTTCTGTCAAGCATTTCTTTCTACTGACTTCCAACCATAAGCTAAAACTTTGTCATTATAGCGAGCTTGTGAAAGCATAGCCTTAAGGTCAGAAATTTTTGCATTGATCCAATCAATTTCGCTTTGATCCATTTTACCTTGCCACATTGCAAGTTGGTTTTTTTCTATTGCGATTTCGTTTTTTATTTGTTCTGTTGTCTTAATCATATTTACAATCTATTATATATTTTAGCAAAAGTCAAACTTTATTTTACTTTTTTTTGAGTTTTTTTAAGTTTGAAGGCGAGGAGAATTTTTTCTCTTTCTGTGAGTGGTTGTCTATCTTTTTGATTCATACCTAAACATCGCACAGAAACCCCGAAAAGTCAAGAAAAACTTTCAACTATTTTATTGCACAATTCGCTCGCGGGGGGGCCCGAGTTGGATCGGGCAACTTTTTAGTTGGTTAAAACACAAGAAGATCTGGCTCAGCAGTATTAGAAGCGAACCAGTCGGATGGGTTAATTTCTTGACCATTTAGTACAGGCTCGAATTTGTACTGATAGACGCCCGCGTTAGCTATGCCGTTGACGCGTTCGCGTGTGGTGGGTGTATTCCATCCCGCAAGCGACCATCTGACAAGCCCGTCAGGATCGCGTTTGACAATTGCGTTACCATGCAGCCAAACGGTTTTGCCGTCTGTCTCGGTGTTGCCGACTTTTAAAGATGTGCCTTGCTCGAAGGCTGCTTTGATTTGTGCTGTTACTTTTCGCATAATTATTTTGTTTCGTTTTTTCTTTGTTTGTGAAGGATTGCTTGCAATTGTTTTCTTGCTTCCTGTATTGCATGCAACGCATCCAACACAGCTTCGCCTTGTGTGAATGTTTTCATTTCTGCATTAGCAAGGAAGTTCAGATTTCCTTCGGCTTTCGAAAGAGCGAGTCCGAGTTCTAGTTCGATGAATCTTTTTTGTTCTGTCATAGTATTACTTTAAGAAATTTTTTGTGCAATTGCAAGCTAAAAGTGAATTATTTTAAGCTATCCATTCGACAAGTTCAAACTTTCTAGGCAGTCCAAACTTGGCAAGATCTTTGTTCAAGTCTTCAATCGTTGCGTGATGTTCGCATTTCATCATTACATTTGAGCTGATCAGCTCGCCTGTCTTGCGGTCAATTATATTTACTTTGGCAATGAAGCCGTTTACTTTATTATTTGTCTTAATCATATACCTACAAGGTAGCACATCAGGTCAGAAATTGCAAGCAAAAAGTGAAAAAAGATTCTCTTATTTTATTGCACAATTCAACCGCCGGGGGGCCCGAGTTGGATCGGGCAACTTTTTAGTCAGTTAGTAGATCGCTAAACATAAAGTAGAATACGAGAGACATATTGGCGAAAAAGATAATTTCTAAGATCATAATTTTTTAGTTGTTTAGGTTACTTATTACTTGAGAGAATAGGTGAGCGAGTGCGTTGGCTTAATTCTTGAGCTATTTCTAAAGCCTTCGCATAGCTTTTCGCGTTGTCAACGAGCTTGCCGTTGTAAAAAACATTGAACCAATTTTGGAAGTTTGGGTTTCTGAATACATTAATCATAATTATTTATTCTAAAGGTTTACTAGCAAAGGTCAAGCTTTATTGCCAAATTGTTTCCACATCGTCGTGGATTTGAGAGAAAGAAATGTCTTGCTCTTCCGCAAGTATTCTGTCAAGGTATGGAGCTCGACCTGTTTTGCGGTCGATGTTCGCGGAACGAACTCGTGGATATTCTTGGGATGGGTTATCCCAAACTTTAACGCTGTAGTGGGTTGACCACTTTTTAATTCTTATTTTCTTAATCATATGTAATTACTTTAATCTTTTTTTTTAAAAATTGCAAGTAAAAAGCAAATTATTTTACGAGTTCAAGTATTTCTTCGCAAGCTTCGACGCATCCCGATTCCCAAAACAACTCAGGATCTCGTATCTCGGAAACAACTTTTTCGGATGACAACTCAGAAGGAACTGAAACAACTTCACCAAGTCCAAGCTTGCCACCAAAGGCTTCTGCTAAGTTGTCGCAAGCACGATCGTTGCAACCTTCGTCAGCGTCGGCAAGTATTGAAAAGAGAGCTTGTATTTTTTCTTGTGATAATTTCATAATTTTTTTTCTTATATTGTTTAACTTACTATATATACAATCTAACAAACTGAGCCGGAATTGCAAGAAAAAAGCGAAAAAAGATTCAACTATTTTATTGCACTATACCCCCACCCCCGGTATGACCCTACCCATTAAATGAATTCATTTCCTGTATTAGTTTTGTGAGAAGTGCGGGGGGTGCCTTTTTTCAATATGAAATTCATCTTATAAATTACAATATATATGTTCAACTAAAAAAAATACGGGGCCTATATAAAAATAATCAATTTATATATAAAACAATAAGGCTTGCCTCATAAAAAAATAAAAAACGTGTACTATTATGTTAGTATAATATATAAAATGCCTCGACGCAAGAAAAAACCGGAAATCGTGAATGAGGATGATATCGAAAGAATTCGTACCTCATTAACCAAAACAAATATAAAACTTAAACAAATAAGTTTAACGGACAAACAAAAACAATTATTAAAAATAATCTTTGACAAAGATAGTAAAATAATATTTATTAGTGGTCCCGCTGGAACAAGTAAAACATATGTTGCAATATATGGAGCCTTGCAATTATACAACATGAATAATGAGCGCGGAATTACTTATGTTCGAACAATTGCAGAGAGTGGTGAAAAAAGTCTTGGAGCGTTGCCTGGCGAAATGGCGGAAAAAATCAATCCATACATGATGCCAATGAATGAAAAACTAGATGAATTATTAATTCCTGGTCAAGCAAGTATAGTAAAAGACAAAGAAATAGTTAAAGGTATGCCTATCAACTACTTACGCGGAGCAAGTTGGCGCGACGAGATTGTAATCGCGGATGAATCTCAAAATTTCACATTTAAAGAATTAACAACATTAATGACACGTCTTGGTCGCGGCAGTAAATTAATTATTTGCGGTGACCCTATGCAAAGTGATATTAATGGGAAAAGTGGATTTGCAGATATGTACTCTGTGTTTAATGATGAAGATAGTCGCGAGAAAGGAATACATACTTTTCATTTCGGAGCAGAAGATATTCAAAGAAGTGAAATACTTAAGTATGTAATAACTAAAATTCAAAATCATAAAAAATAGTGTATGAAGTACTATGTCTATTCAGTTATTAGCATCTTCTCCAGGCCAAGTAGGAGTTGATAGTATTCGCACTGCAGTTAATACTGTATTAACTACAATCGGCGCAAGCACTACTCCATTAACAGCTAGCCCTGGTCAAACTTCAGTTGACACAATTAGAACAAAGGTTAATCAATTATTGCAAGATGCAGGTTCAACTATTACTTTATTATCTGTAAGCCCGAATCAAATTACAGTTGATCAATTAAGAACTAAAGTTAACGAAATCATTCAAGCCGCAAATGATGGAACGATAGGTGGAAGATTCAACTTTGCTCTACTTGAAAATAGCGACAAGATATTGATTGAGGTCGGCGGAGGACTACTTCTTGAGGGTGGTCAAAGTCTTGACAGATTAACCTCAGAATCTGAAGTTGACATTATCACAGAAGGAACTGAAGATTTTATTGTTGTCGAAGGAGACGCTAGCCTTAATGCACTTTCTCTTGAGAATGGAGATGAATTATTGCTTGAAGATTTAGTTACTACATTAGATTTAGAATAATATAAAAAATTAGTGTATAATAAATTATGGCCGATTCAAAGATATCAGATTTACCAGAAAGCTCAAATCCAAATCCATTATCAAAAGTAATTACTGCTTATAATGGACAAAATTATCAAGTGCCTTTAACATCTCTTGTTTCTAGTGCTAGTGCTCCTAAATTTGTGTTTTATTTAAATTCTTCGGGGACCGCAAACAATAATAGTTCTTTTGAAGATTTGAATCTTCAGCCGGGCCAAAATGATTTTCAAATAGCGTCTACTCGATTTAATTCTTTTAAATTGTGTATGATATGGATTCGGAATAATTTAGGTGCGGGCGGAGGACTTGTTCATATAATATTCGAAACAAATATCTCAGATACTCGGGGTTCTCAACCGATGTTTTCAGATGCAAAAACAGATATCTATGTTTTTGGAAATAAAGTAGTGGGGGAATATTTCTCTCAAGGTGTTAATGGCTCTATACCATCTTCATCGAATAACCCTGGACCAAGGTTAACTTATACTCTTGACGGCACAGCGCATCAAAATACCCCTAACTTTATAGACTTTTGGTTCAATGGCAGAATAACTTTCTACGGTTTAAAATTTGATATTAAAAATTTTAATAATCAAGGGCAATCCTTTGGTCTTTTCAGATTTTCTTATAGGAATGCATATAGTTTTTTTAATGGGGTTACGGTTAAAGTCGCAACGGGAAATAATAATACGAGCGTTCCGAGGGTTATTGAGGCAGATGGAGGAGCAATATTTTGCAGTTCAATCATAATAGGGTCGGGCTCAATCGATATTTTAGACTCATTTTTTTCGGGTAATTCTAGATTAGCAGCTTTTGAATTTGAACTTGCTCAAGGAAGTGGCGTTGGCGATTTTTTCTCTGTAAATACAGGAGCGCTTGCGGGAGTAACTGAGTTTGGTTATATGCATTTTGGCGTTTCAAGTTATACAGCTAATGCTAGAATACATTTTATAAACAGTTGTACTATGTCGAACTTTGTTGCCATACAATCTGGATCTGAATTTTCAACAAATGGAATGTGTGTATCTAAAGCAAGTGGAGTGACTGTCAGTTCGGGTGATGCGATAGAGGCTAATGCATTTAACACTTTATTAATATCAAATTTTGCTGGATCACTTACAAGTACATCTACAACTACTAATAGTGGAGTGCAAAGACTGCCAGGAACAAGAAAATTTGGAAGTGGTAATACAGCGGGTCAAGACTATATTATATTCCCAGACGATTTTACTAATGTATCAAGCGGAAGTATTGTAACCGCTCCCCATGCACGTTATACCAGATAATGAATGAATTAAATATATATCACACATCATTCCTTCCTTCTAGGGAGGATACATATAAAAACCCAGTATATGACAAAAGCGGGAATCTCATAAAAGCCACTAAATGCTGCACAAAAGAAGATATTACTCCAGGCCATAAAGATTGGGACAGCGCTGTAGAATTTATTAAAATTGGCTACCCCAAAGATATTTCCGAAAAAACAGAATAATTTAATATCATGGCTATTAAAATATCAGAATTAACCTCGCAAGCAAGACCTAATGCAAGTTCGGAAATTGCTATTGCATTTGGAGGATCAAGTTACAAAGTAAAAATTTCAGATTTACTAAACACAACTTCTGCAATATATACTTCAACAGTAGGATTTATTGGAGATTCTGGGAGTGGAGCTGTTGAAGGAGGTCAAATATATTTTGGTTTACCTGGTATTAGCCAAAGTGAGTTATCTTCAAATCCAGAAGGTAACGGTTGGAATATCGATTGTTTTAGAGATATAGATGGTGGATATGGATTTGGTGCTGGCGATAATACTTATTTGCGATTTTTCTCGCCTATGCAAAGATGGACTTCCACGGCAAGCGGACTCTTAGACCCTATACTAATGACTCCAAGAGGAGGTCTATATGCCAATGGTTTTGTTAATCGAATGTATCATGATATAACTTATTCAAGGCGTAGCGTGATAGGTGGAGGTTCTGGCGCATCAAAGGGAGATGTTATCATGCAAGCAAATTTAGGACTCACTAATCTTAGTGAAGGCAATGCGATTAATGTAGTTTACGGCACAGGAAATCCTACATTTATATCGTACACCGGAGGAGCATCTGCGGGCATGCGTCTGTCAACGGTGTATAAACCTGACGGTTCCGAGACTAGCACCGCTATAAGAAACACAGATATATTTAATGAAGGAAATTATGGAACTCTTCAAATTACAAAACCAGGAAAAACTTCAAATTCAACAATTCTTACTCTCACTCTAGATGGAACATTAAGCACTATTGGCGGAGGAACTTCTGACGAAAGAGTCAAAAAAGACATAGAATCTTTAAGTCAAGCTGAAAAAAATGTAGCTTTAAAAATAAAAGCTAATATGAAAAAATTCAGAAGAACTGATCAAATAGAAGAAGGCAAAAAACTTAAGATTGGTGCTATCGCACAAGAAGTTGAGCAATTTTTTAACGAAGAGGGTCTAGACTATAAAGATTATTCAATTATTCACACGGAAAAAAGGTATGCTTTATTTGAAGGAGACAAAATAATCAAACACGAGTTACCTTCCGACATTGAAAATACAGAAGTCGAAGAACAAAAATCTAAAACTAAAGTCATATTAAAAGATGGCACTGAATACATCGGCGATGTCACTTCCTGGTTCTCGGAGGAAGAATGTGCAGAGTGCGTGAGCCGTGGTATGACAAGAGATGAGTATCTCAATACTAAGATTTGCATACATATTGATGAGGATAAATATGAAGTTATTGCGCGAGAAGATATCGCTTCACAAAAAATTCTTCCACCAAAAGGTTGGGTTGAAGTAGACTTTTTTAGAATAGATTACGATCAACTTTTGGCATTTATAATTTCAGCTTTATAATATTATGGGAACACCAATATCACAATTAACAAACGATGCAAGCCCTAATGTGAGTTCAGAAATTGCTATTGCATTTGGAGGATCAAATTACAAAGTAAAAATACAAGATCTATTTAAGGAGGCTGGAATATCAGTTTACCACCCTTTACCTGCCAATGGCATTATTTTCGACGTATCCGGCGGGACAGCTAACTTTGCAGATTCTGCTCCTGGAGCTTCACACGCTATATATATTAGAAATACTAGCACAACAGGTCATTCTGCTATTCTTCAACTGATTGCACGCTCAGGGGGATCAGGGTACACCAAAAGCATGAATCTGGATCTATCTGCTGCACTAAATGTCTATCAGATGGTTTTTTGGGAAGGAGATCAGATTGGCGTAAGGTTACAAAATTCCACTGGTGGTGGTGGCGGTTCTTTTCATCCAGTAAAAGATAATAAAACAACTTTGGGCCTTTCAGGCGCAAGATGGTCTGTAGTGTATGCTGGAACAGGGTCGATTAACACTTCTGACAAAAATTTAAAACAAGACATATCTTCCTTGGAGGACGCAGAAAAAAAGGTCGCATTTAAGCTAAAAGATATGGTTAAAAAATTCCGCTGGATTGAATCTGTAGAGAAAAAAGGAGAAAATGCTAGAATACATGTAGGCGTAATTGCTCAAGAAGTGCAAAAAGTTTTTGAGGATGAGGGTTTAGATGCTCATCGATATGCAATATTCTGTGAAGATACTTTTTGGGAAGGCGAAGAAGAGATGGGCGCAAAAGGACAAACACAAATGATGCCAGTTACATCTGAAACGGAAAAAGAGGGTTACGAAAAAGTTACTAGATTAGGAATAAGGTACGATCAACTTTTGGCATTTATAATTTCAGCTTTGTAAGTTTTATTTTCGTGTATTTTAATACATGAATTTAATTATAGAATCTTGCTTATCAGAACCTCCTAGTGAAATTTATTGTTTTCGCGATATTACATTGTATGCTCGCACATATATTTTTGATGATATTTTATTAGAATGTCCACCAGGAACGCGCACTGCTTATTGGAATTGGTTGAAGCATTATGGCGCGCATGACTTTATATCTTATCTTGTTCGAAATACTGAAAATGAAACTGGGTATACAATAAAAACGGCCAACGATGCTAATATCACCGTTGACCGTATTGACGTCAGAAATTTAAACGATATTATCCTTCGCCTGCAGGCTCTTCGCTAGGCTCTGGAGGAGGTTTATTAGCCTCTTCAAGGGCTGACTTAAACTGTTCCTCAGAGAAACCTTCAACTGTATTTTTAGAGCGGTTAATGGCTTGCGTTTGAAGAAGCTGAATTAACGTATTGACTGGAACGCCAGATAGTAAGTCTACCATGGTAGCGTTTTTTAAGTAATCATTAGCAATGAATGTTACCACTTTTTCCATATCTTCATCAGAAGGAATATGCGCGTTATCATTTTTTGTTTCAGTTTGTTCTGCTGTTGCTGTTGTCATAATATATTATTGTTGATTAAATTGATTATTATATAATTGTTGATTGTTATTTCTATAAATTTGTTTAGTAAATAAATTATGAAATATTACTTGTTGTTGTAGTGTTCTTATTTCTTTATTTTGCTGATTCACCAATTCATTCTGATCCCATGCAAACCACATCATAAAAAATAAAGCCAATAGTAAACTCACGATAGTTAAATGATCATTCATTAGTATATAGTAATATAATATATTTAAAAGTAAAGTGTTTTTTAATTTAAAATTGTTTATTATAAATTATAATGAATATTATGGAATGCAGAGAGGTTCTGCAGGAATCTATATAGAAACTTTTAGTGTAAATATATTTTAATGTCTAATAAAAAAATAAGTGAAATTCCAGAAATTACAAATAGCGCTTTTTCTGCGTTCGGTCATCAGTATTATGTGATGGTTGAGAAAGCTGATGGAACGCTTTATAAAATGCTAGCAAATGAGGCTTTGAAACCTGCAGAAAGTTTAAGTAGTTTTGTATTTTTAGATGGACATAAAAAAATTCATACTTTTGGAAGCGATATTTCAACTGGTGGAGTCATCACTAATACAGTAAATTTATCTCAACATGGAGTACCTCAAGGTGCAACTACCGCAATTATTTCTGTAAAAATAACTGGAGGTAATTACCCCTCTTACAGCCTTAACTTTAATGGAGTAGATGTAATAAGGTGGCATGGGGTAGGTCACCATTGGACTCAGCAATACACCGTTCCAATCAGCAACTCAAAGCTTGAAATAAAACTTTTGGCGAAAAATGTGAAAAACACTATAGAAATTTTTCTTAACGGATATGGCTAATAAAAAAATATCTGATTTACCTCAAATCTCTTCAAATTCTTTTGATGCAGATGAAGATTATCTACTTGTGCAGAGAAATTTATCGAACGCTCCTACGTTTAGGGCTAATGTTTCTTATGCAACTGCAAGCGCTCAATCTTCTAAAAAAATAACACTATTTGACGGGAAGAAAAGCATTTTCGACATGCCAAATATTGGCCACGCTTCAAATTCATATAACCCCCCGGCGGAAAATAGGCAAAGAGATGTTTATGATTTAAGTCTATTGGGAGTCCCAAAAACAGCTTCTGCGGCTTATGTTAGTTTTGATCATCACGGCAGTGGTTGGCCTGCTTTAGTTTTTAACTATTACAATAATGCAACCACTTCTCAATCTCATAGATTTGAATATTGGTATAAGAGGGGTATAATGAGCAATCATACCTTGTGGATGCCTTTAGACAACGCCAAGCTTCATATTCAATGGGTATGGGTTTATTTTTATACTGCTTCGTGTAGTTTTTATCTTCACGGTTACGTGTAATGAGTAAAAAAATAGAAGAATTACCTACCTTAGATCCCGCCGATTATAATCCGGAGGAGGATTTAATCTTAATAGAAAAAAGTTCAGGAGGCACTTTCTGTACTACAAGTCAAGCAATTTTTAAATCACAACGCTCTGAACAATCAAGTTTTATAAATTTTTTCAAAAATCCAAAAACTTTAGCTACAATTGCTGCAGAAGATGTATCTAATCAATCAAAACAATATAATGTCCAAAGCTCTGGAGTTCCGTCTACGGCGAAATATGTATTAATTCATTTTGTTGAAACCTCAATTAATCGAGATTCAAGCCCAAAATACCTTGTATTCAGCGCTGACGCAATAAGTGATAACTTCTATTACAGAAGAACTTATCACCCAAACCCTAGTAAATCTAACAACTCTCCTCATAGGTGGACAGATACTCACTGGTTTCATATACAATCAGATGGAACAATTAAAATTAGCTATCACGACTGTAGGCATTTTACAATTGACATTGAATTAATTGCTTACTCATAATGCCTTTACCAAAAAAAAATTCCAAAGAAAAAAATAGCGATTTTATGAATCGTTGCATGAGTGACCCGTCCATCAAAAAAGAATTTAAGGAAATAAAACAAAGAGCCGCAGTTTGCTATAGCAAAATAACTCGAAAGAGTAAAAAGTCTTGACTTTATAAATAAAATCTGAGATAATTCCAGTATGAAATATTGGATATTATTTTTATTAGTTTTAGTTAACGTTTATTCTATTGAATTTGAAGTAATTCAAGAAACAGGTGATTCTAGAAATAGATACGACTTAGTTTTTATTGGAGATAGATATTTTGAGGGTGAAATGCAAGAATATGCAGAAGATGTTAATGATATTTGGTTTGGTTTAATTAAAGACTACGCATTCTGGAATAGGTATAAAAACTTTTTTAATGTATATAGGTTGGATGCTATAAGTGTCGAAAATAACCCTGAAGAAATAAGAGACCCGGTCAATTCCTATTTAGGGCTAGACTTTATTAAAGGGGTTAGACCTGGGTGGTCGCAAATGTGGAATAGAAATTTAGAGTTATTTAAAAAATTAGGGGTGGGTCATGATTCAACGATTGTATTGACTAACAGATGGTATAATCTGGGGACAGCTTTGATGCACCCCGGGCAAGATCATATTGGCATAGGAATTTCAGTTTCTTCTGCAAAATTATCTATTGTTAATCATGAAATGGGGCATATATTGTCACTTGCTGCAGACGAATATCTTAACCAAGCAAACTTTTTAACCCTGAGGGCTCCTAACTTTGCTAAAACAGCGGAGATAGGTTATGAAAAATGGGGTCATTGGATTGGTTATACTGATCCTTATACTAAGTTCGAAATAAAAGAACCTTTTAAGCGAAAAGGTACTAACTATTTTGTGCCAACAGAATCAAACGGTATAATGCATCATGATAATACTGGAGATTTTCATGCAGTTAATAGAGAAAAAATGATATTAGCAATGTACAATTGGTTAAATCCAATTGATAGTTTTACAGAAAATAATACAACAATTACAAGTGATAAGATTTTAGAAATAAATGTTATTGATCCAGAAGTGATTTCGGTTGCTTGGATTTTAGATGATCAAATTATTTCTAGATCAAATACTCTAGAATTAGATGTATTTAATATTAAAGAGGGTTCAATAATTTACGGCTGCGCTTGGGATACGGCTCTCAACTCTGATTACAAAACAAATGATCGCGGAGGTTGGGTAAGAAAGGATGATGACAATTTAACTTACCAAATTATTTCTTGGGAAATATCTGGTCAAAAAAAGCAATATTCGGGAAGCGAAAATCCTAACATATTAAAAATATTATTAGACAATACTCTTAAAACAGAATTTAAAAAAGCTGACATCCCCAATAATGAAGTTTCAAACAATAACAACATCGAGCAAGTTCAAACAGAAGAATCAAAAGTTTTAATTCAAAGTGAAATAGAAGAATTAAAAGTTCAAATCGAAAGTGAAAATGAAAAGTTTATTAGTTCTAGATTTCACAATGACCTAATCAAGATTAATGAAAATAACTGGGTAGACGCAGGTTTTTTTGGGATTTTGCGTGTTTTTGATAACGGCTGGGGTTACCATGTCAATCACGGCTGGATATATATCGCAGAAGATACCGAAGATTTTTCTTTATGGTTCTGGAGTGAATCTATGAAAGACTGGATGTGGACAACTGAAGAATTTCCTTCTTATTTTTATTCCAACAATCTAGGGGATTGGATTTATATTAATTAGTATTTTTTTTAGATTTAATTCTTTTAATTTCTTCTGGCAAAATTTTAATCACTTTTTCAGGCTGATTACCCATCATTAATTCTGCGGGAGTAGAGCCATTTAGTCTATCATTCTCTGTTTTTAACCACCTAGTAGATTGATAAGAATTTAAATTTTTGCTTAATATTTCGAGTATAGACTTTTGAGACATATAACATATTACACTTTTTTTTATTAAATTAAATTACAATGTATTTTATATGTTCTTGATTTGGATATTGTTCCAGTAAAACATGCTTACCTGTTTGAGGTTCGAATATATACCATCCTTGTGTTGTGAAGACAATATTTAATGCATGTAAACCTCCCGCGGGTATTCCGCCGAATTCTTTTACTTGATTTACGATCACTAAACCCACCGCAGGCTCTACTTTATCGTTGCTTTTGTAGCTTGATATAGAAAATAATGATTTATATAACATCGCAAAATTATCACAATCATTGCTTTCTCCTTGATCAATCGGTAATATTCCGTTTTCAAATTTCAACTTTTGAAACCAATTATTAAACTTTTTATACAAAAAGAAATCGACATATCTATATTTTGAGTCCAATCTTAAAAACTGTAAATTTTTTGGGGTATATATTTTTACATTATTAAATCCTCTTCCGTATGCAAAATGATATGCAAAGTCTCTGTTATCTAGGAAAGAATCTCTTTTTTCTTCTGTGGTTGGAATTGATTTAATTTCCTTTAAATCTGTTTCGATGCAAGAACTTAATAGCCAAGTAGATAATACAACGCCAGAAAATACCGCAAGGCACGATACGCAAAATTTATTTTTCATTGTAGTATAATATACACTGAAATACTGGTGTATATAAATATATGGGTCCTATATTGAATACTATAATTGGAGCAGGAATTAAACTAGCATGTAATTTAATCAATGCGTGGCTCGACCAAAAAAGGCAGGATCAATTAGCTTTAGCTTCAAGAGATGAAAAAATGATGCAAGCTTTAATAGATAGCCAAAATGAAAATTCTAAAGATCCTTTTGTCAAAGTTACAAGAAGAATACTATTTATGAGTATTACATTTACTATGTGTTTTTTAATGATTTATTATGCAATGAATCCTCATATATCATACGATCTAATCGTACCTAAGGGAGATGGATCAAGGTTCGGTTTTTTTGGTTGGATTTTTGGAGCTAAGGATTGGGAGCTAGTAAAAATGACTGGAGGTCTAATGCTAGCATCGTTTATGGATTTATGTTTTATGGTGGTGGGATTTTATGCAATACCGAGTAAAAGAAGATGAATAATTTTATTCTACCTATTTTACTTTTTTTATCTGGTTGTGCATCAAAAAACAATCAAAATAAAAAACCTACAGAAAGTTTTGATAAGTTAGATCAAAATAGAGATGAAATAATAACTATCGACGAATATAGTAGAGCCATAATAGATAATTACGATTATACTGGCCCTTTATTTTGGTTGGGGGTAATTCTTGGTGTAGTATTTTTTATAAATTTAGTTGTATCATATATTTCAAGAAAATGAATTCAGGTTTAGATATTATAAGCGTGCTGACAGGATTGGTTTCTGCCGCGACTGCAGTTTTAGGTGTCTGGTTAAAGATTAAATATGACGAAAATAAAAACAAGCAATTAAATTATGATCCGCAATTACATGGAAATGTAGTAACTGCTTTAGAGTTTATATTGCAAGAAACTGAAGCTGATAGATCTTACGTTTTAGAATTTCACAACGGAGAACATTATTTTTCGGGCAGAAGTCAGCAAAAATTAAGTTGTACATACGAGATAGTGAGCGAAGGTATTTCAGTTGAGTCTCAAAATATTCAAAATATAAGAGTTTCTAATTTTCACGGGCTAGTTAAATCAATATCACAAGATCAAACTTTTGCTTGCAGAAATGTTGACCGATATGATGACGATATGTCTTTTAGGGCTTTTATGCAAAGCAAAGGGGTTAAAAGTATGTTTGCTCGACCAATAAAAACCTTAAATGGAAAAATTATAGGAATTATAATTCTCGAATATGTGAAAGAACCTAGGCGATGGAGTGATGATGCAGAAGAGTTTTTAAAGAAACAGTCTCGAATAATAAGTGGTTATTTGATATAATTATTTTTTTTATTATAATAAATTAATATGGCTTTTTCTTACTGTCCTCATTGTGGGTTTAAAAATATGTATTCTATGCAAGCGCCAAAATTTTGTGGTGGTTGTGGAGAAAGTTTGAGTATATTGTCTGCTGCAAAAACTCAAAAATCTATTTCACGCAAACAGGTTTCTCCCCAAAGAAATCAAGTGGTTGATGATCCTGACGGAGTTGACATTTACGAAGTGCCTCACATTTCAAAATTGTCGTATAGTATAGAAACAGATAAAAACAAATTCGATTTAAAAGATTTAGTTCCATTGGAAGCTCTTGAGGAATTTAATGAAGATGAGGGAAAGTCAACTGTAAAAAAACAAGCAACAAAAAAGAAGCGTGGAAGACCAGCAAAGCGATAGTTTTTCATACGAGGACAAAGCTGAAGAGATTGACATAGAGATTAAAAAAAGAAGAGGCAAGTGGTTTTTAGATTCTCTTGCTTGGTTCGACTTTGAAGATGTAGAGCAAATTATAAAAGCTCATATTTATAAAAAATGGCACCAATGGGATCAACGAAGGTCTTTGAAGCCGTGGGTTAACAAAATTATAACTAATCAAATGAAAAACATCTTGCGCAATAACTATAGTAACTTCGTTAGACCTTGTTTGAATTGCCCATTTAACCAATCAGGTCCCGCTCAAGATGGTTGTAGTCATTCTCTATGCGGTTTCACAAAAAGCGGGCTGCAAGACTCGACTTGTCCATTGTACGCAAAATGGGAACGAACAAAAAAATCTGCTTATGGAATTAAAATGGCTTTAGCTTTAGAAAACCATAGCCACGAAGTTGGGCAAATGCAAGACGGAAGCTTTGATATACAACAGTGTCAGGATAAATTAAATGAGTATATGAAAAAAGATTTATCCGAAAAACAGTTTACCGTATATAAATTACTTTTCATTGATCATAAAAGTGAAGAAGAGGTTGCTAAAAAAATGGGTTATAAGACTTCCGAAAAAGGGAGAAAAGCGGGATACAAGCAAATTAAAAATCTTAAAAAAATATTTAAACAAAAAGCGCAAGAAATACTTGAAAAAGAAGATATTATTCCGGTAAAAAGTGTGATGCTATGGAGTTAACTGATTCTCAGAAACAATTAATAATAGAAAATTCAAAAAAGATCTCAGATCTTACGGAGCTAACTAGGCTTGCATTCCCTGATTGTGATAAAATTGATGGAAGAAGTAAGCAGGGAAGAGCTGTGAGGGCTTTCTTAGCTCAACAAGAAATTGAATACGAGACAAGGCATCCTGAGGTCAAGCCCCCTATAGATTTAACCTTAGAGCAAAAACAATTTATTGATAATTCTATTAACGAAGGAATGACCTGCATGCAGGTCGCTTCAGTTTTGTTTCCTAATATGCGGGTCACTCATACGACAAAAGAATATCTGGCAGTATTTGAATATGTCGACGAAAATCAAAATTTAGAAACACCAGCCACAGAGAACGCGATAAATAAAAAATATTCTCCTCCTAAAGCCCCGAGTAAAATAATTAAAAAAATAAATGATTATTGCCAAAAAGAAATTCAAGAAGATAAACTTAGCGTAACAGAAAAAAAAGGTGTTGAGGCATTGGGGTCTTTTCTTGGTTCTCCTAGATTTGTTCAGGTTATTAATACGTACGACAGCCAAGCAGATAGAGATCTATTTGAAGCGGAATTTGTTCGCGCAACATGGGATAAGCCAGATTTAACTAGCGATGAAATTAATTTATATATTAATGTATGTATGGATTATATACATCTCAAAAATATTCAAAGCGCAATTAATAAATTAAACAGAATGTTCGATGAGGCGGAAGATCAACAGGATTTAACTGTTAGATTAGCAGAGTTATTGAAAACAAAAAGCGAAGAATATAATCAATGCGAAAAAAGAATGGAATCATTGATCCAAAAGCTTCAAGGAGATAGATCAAAAAGAATATCAAGCCATCAAAGGCAGAACGCAAACATTTTAGCTCTTGTTCAATTATTTCAAGAAGAGGAGGAAAGGAAAGTTATGGTCAAAATTGCACAATTACAGAAGAAGGCAGCAAAAGAAGAGGCTGACAACCTAGAGTCAATGCCTGATTGGAAAGCTAGAGTGTTAGGAATATCTAAAGAGGATGTAATATGAATATAAATTTAGAGGATCAAGTTTTTTCTAGCAATATAGTCGAAAAAAACGAAAGTAAATTTAACGGCCTTAACGCTTTAGGTTTTGCTTGGAGGCCTGGTGAAGATCAATTCTCTATAAACATTAAATCTTGTACGATTGACGGAACAGGGGTTGCTGAAGGCTTAAAATTGTCTTTCTGCAGAAACGTAAAAGTCGTAGACTCTACCATTATTGGCGGATATGAAGATTGTGTCGATATGGTTCGCGGAGAAAATATAACTTTTGAAAATTGTACTTTTATAGCTAAAAATGGAACCAAGCAACATATAACCTGCAAAGGAGGCGCAAAAAATGTATCATTTAAAGACTGTAAATTCATAGGTTCTTTTAGGAATTGGTGGGATGGAGCTTGTATAGATTTGGGAAATTGGGGAGACTACGACGATGTAGTTAGACCTAAGGTTAGAAATATATCTATTACTAATTGCTCAATGGAAAATGTTTCATTTCCAATTTTATACAGACGTTTATATTCAGAGACTCCAAAAGTCGAATCTTCTTTTGGTTTAGGTTTTCGTGTTCCAACCTTATTCGTGAAAACATTTTGGTTCCTACAGAGAAAAGAGTTAATTGGTAAACGTAGAAGATTTGCCGATGATCAGTTAAAAGTTTACGATTTTGAATTATGAACATATGTAAAATATGTGGTGCAGAATTTACTTCAGAAAGAAGCCTGCACGCTCATTTGAAAACTCATAAAATTATGCTTGCAGAATATTATACCAAGTATTATCCAAGATATAATTTATATAATGGCGATCCTTTACCTTTTAAGAAGAAAGACGAATACTTCTCTAAAGACTTTTCTACTCATAGCCAATTATTAAAATGGTGCGCAAGAGAACCAGCCGACATTGTAAAGCCGTATATTCTGGAATTATTAAAAAGAAGGATTGAGCAAAAACAATTAAATTTTGGCCCATCATATTTAGAATTGAAATTACATGAATTACCAACTATAGAAATATACAAAAAACATTTTGGGTCGTATACAGCTGCTTGCAAGGAAGCTAATGTTAAGCCTATGTTTAGCTCTCCTTTACCTAAAGCATGGGAGAACAGAATTGAAGATGTCGAGATATTCATTGACACACGAGAACAGCAACCTCTAGCGTTTCCTAGATCCCAGTCCCTGAAATTGGATTTTGGAGATTATGCTGTAGGGCAGGATCACTATGATTATACTTATGTAGATCGCAAAGGAGAGCAAGACTTTAAGTCTACATTAAGTAAAAATAATTTAGATAGATTTGAGTATGAATTGCAAAGAACAAAAGAATTTGATAGTTATTTGTTTATTGTTACAGAAAGTCCAATTTGGCAAATAGAAAAAAATAATAGATGGGGCGCACATAAATCAAATTTAAAATATGTATATCATAACATGAGGGTACTTAATCATAAATTTTCAGGGCATTGCCAATTTATATTTACGAAAAATAGAGAGCATAGTCAAAAAATTATTCCTAAGTTATTAGTATTAGGTAGAAAACTTTGGAATGTAGATTTGCAATATTACATAGATAAGGATATTGTATAATGGCTTGGGAAACGGGAAAACAGTTATCTAGAAAAAGCGAAGGGGACTTCAATGAAAAGCTTTTAAAAATTGAAGGTTTTTTAGAAGAGAAGGAAGCTAAGCTTTTACTTTATCAATTCCTAAGAGAAAACATTACGTTTACTGCAGATTTAGTTAGTGGAGTCAAGTTATTCCCTTTTCAGCATATGGCGATCAAGGCTATGTTTGAAACTGATTATTTTATGGGAGTATGGTCTCGGGGAATGAGTAAATCATTTACTACTGCAATATATGCTTATCTCGACGCGATATTAAATCAAGGTGTTGAGATTGGTATACTTTCTAAATCTTTTCGCCAAGCGAAAATGATATTTAAGAAAATTGAAGATATTGCATCGAAGCCTGGCGCTACATATTTGTCTCAATGCATAACCCATAAATCAAAAAGCAATGATGAGTGGTTGCTTGAAATTGGTTCTAGCCGCATAAGAGCTCTGCCGCTTGGTGATGGTGAAAAACTACGGGGTTTTCGTTTCCATAGAATTATTATCGACGAGTTTGCTCTTATGCCTGAAAGAATTTATAATGAGGTTATTATACCTTTCCTTAGTGTTGTTGAAAATCCGACGCAAAGAGAAGAGTTGTATAATTTAGAGACAGATTTGATAGATAAGGGAGAGATGACTGAAGATGACAGGCATATCTGGCCAAATAATAAATTGATCGCATTATCTTCTGCAAGTTATAAGTTTGAATATATGTATAAAGCATACGAACAATTTGAAGAGCTTATTATGAAGGGGGGAGACAAGCATTCTGATGCGCACAGGATCATTATGCAATTCAGTTACGACTGCGCTCCAAAACAGCTATATGACAAAAATTTGATAGAGCAAGCAAAGTCTACAATGAGCCAAAGTCAATTCGATAGAGAGTTTGGTTCTATATTTACAGATGACAGTAGCGGATATTTTAAAACTTCTAAAATGGCAGCATGCACTTTGCAAGATGGAGAGAGGCCTAATGTTGAAGTCTGTGGAGAAGTCGGAGAAAAGTATATACTGGCATTTGATCCGAGTTGGGCAGAGAGTGAGAGTAGTGACGACTTTGCAATGATGGTATTAAAATTAAATGACGATAAAAAAATTGGCACTGTAGTTCATAGCTATGCATTATCTGGAACAAATTTAAAACAACATATATTTTATTTTTATTATTTACTAACTCATTTTAATATTGTATCTATTGTAGGAGATTATAATGGAGGAGTTCAGTTTATAAATGCATGCAATGAAAGTTCATTATTTAAAAAGAATAAAATTAACATTGGATGTTTGAATACTAATTTTGATGATCTTGAACATTACCAACAAAAGCTTCTTGAAGGTAAAAGAGAATACAATCTTGAAACAAGGCATATTTGTTATTTAAGAAAGCCAACAAGCCAGTGGATAAGATTAGCTAATGAATTACTTCAAGCTAATTTTGATCACAGAAGGATATATTTTGCATCTCGCGCAATCGACGATTCATATAACGAGCAAAGAAAAAAGAAAATACCAATACAAGATTTAAAATTTTTAAGAACTTCGCAAAGCTTAGAGAGGCAGACTAACGCTGCGAAGATGATTGATTTCGTAGAACATCAATTTGATATGATTAATTTAATTAAAGCTCAGTGCGCTTTAATTCAGATAACTACTTCAGCGGGAGGAACCCAAACCTTCGATCTACCTCCGAATTTAAAAAGGCAGACTGGCCCAGAAAAAGCAAGAAAAGATTCATATTCTGCATTAGTCCTTGGAAATTGGATGATTAAATTATATTATGATATGATGAATGTTCAAGTAAAAAATGTAAATTATACCTTTACTCCCATGTTTATAAACTGAGTGTAACACTTTGCAAATGTCATTACCATATAAATATACAACAACATTCGATAATGTTATTATTGCTTCTAATGAGTTAGAACATTCTAATATTAGTGAGGCATCGCTTGAGTCATTAAGACCTTTAATTCCAAAAAATATAAATCTTGAAAGAAACATTGATTTATTAGGGGTAGCTTTTAATGCAGCGGTGGTAAATAAATTTAATAAAAATGGAGACGGGATAGACAGTGAAACCGCAGTATCGGTTAAAGACTATTTCGTTCATAAACCAACGAACATAGAACACGATAGAGATAAAATCGTAGGACATATTGTTTCTGCAGGTTTTTCTAGATATGGAGATTCTTCAGAATTAATGAATGACGATGAAGCTTTAATCGAAGATAAGGCTTATAATATAGCTCTTGCGGCAGTAGTTTATCGAACAGCCAGTAAAGAATTTGCAGACTTAGTTGAAAATTCTACAGATGAATCTAGCGATTATTTCCAGACTGTTTCTGCTAGCTGGGAAGTTGGGTTTAATGATTATGTAATATCTGTAGGTGGGGATGATTTATATGAATCTTCTATTATATCTGATCCAGATGAAGTCAAGGCTTACTCTCCATATTTAAAATCTTTAGGAGGAAAAGGAATGCTGCAAGATGGCAGAAAGGTAAACCGATTGATTGTGGGAGATATTTATCCGCTAGGAATAGGTTTCACTTCTAACCCAGCTGCAGACGTAAAAGGTTTAGTTGCTGAAAACCGCAAAACCCAAGAGGAGAAGCCCAATAGAAACGAACCAATTGATAAGATCATTATTAAAAGCAAAAAAATTTCCCATTCTTCTGAAGAAAATGTACTAAACAAAGAACCCAATAATAATACTATTATGGATAAAGATCAAATAATTAACGAATTCCGAGCAGCTTTAGATGAAAAGCTTGGCAACCAAGATTTCTCTGAAGAAAGCGTCGCTAGCATTTCCAAAGTGTTTATCGAAGCTATTCGCGAGAAAGGCGAGCAGTATGTCGCCGATCTTGAAAAAGCTAAAGCTGAAAAAGAAGAGGCTGTTCAGGCTCAAAATTCTCTTCAAGAAAAAATGAATGAAGTAGAGAATCAACTTAACGCAACCAAAGAAAAACTTTCCGCTCTTGAAGAAGAAAATTCTGCCAGAGAGGCAGAAGTAAGATTCAATGCAAGAATGGAAGCTCTTAATGAAGTTTACGAACTTGACGAAGAGGATTCTAAAATTGTTGCATCTGAGCTTTCGGATCTCGACTCAACAGATGATAGCTTTGCAGCTTATCAAGAAAAATTGGCTAAAATTTGGAAGCATAAGAATAAAGAAGTTATCGCTGCCGAACAAAAAGCTTTTGAAGATAAAGTAGCTCAAGAAGTTCAAAAAAGACTTTCTGAAGCTCAAGCTGATACAGAAGAAACTTCAGAAGAGGTTGTTGAAGTATCTGAGGCGTCAAGCACTGAAGAAACTGACGAAACCGATGAGGTTTCTGAGGCTTTGGAAAATCTTGAAGTTGAAGAAGCTGCAGTTATAAACAATAATGAAAGTTCATCCGAAGGCGATTCTCTTAAAGAACGTTTCGCAAAAACTTTTAAACAATCAGTAAAAATTTCATACTAATACAGAAAGAAAAAAATTATGGCAAAAAGAATACTACCATACCGAGACTACAGTGAACATGACGTTGTCAATTTGTTCGCCCTCAATGTTAGCGGCAAAACTCTTTCGAGTTTTGTTTCTGGCGGAACTGGCGACTTTGACTCTGGCGTTGTTGTTTCTGTAAGCGCGGGAGCTCTACCTGGTGAGGTTTCCGAATTGCGTGCATCAACACCTGATAATCTTCGTGATTATTTAGGCGCTAGTTTTGATGGAGCGCATATTGGATTCAACGGATACCCCGCTAATACAGGTATGACTGTTGCTCCTGCTGCTGCTGGCGGTCGTGGACTTGGAATCACTCTTCGTGAGACCTTGGCTTTCGACGAGAATGGAGAAAAATTACTCTATTATAAACAAAAACTTGACGAAGCTCAAGCAGTTCTTCCAGGTCAAACAGTTCCTGTTTTGACTCGAGGACTAGTTCTTCTTGCTGCTAGCGCAATTGACGGAACTGCACCATCTGTTGGAGACGATCTTGAGATTAAATCTGGCGGTAAATTAGGAAAACAAAGTTCTGGCACAGTAGTAGGTTCTGTAATCGCTATTGGCGAAGAAAGCGATGATTCATCTGCAAAGAAATATCTCTGCAAAGTCAGCTTCTAAGAAAGGAATTAAAAAATAATGAAAATTACTTTAGAAAGAACACCCGAGCAAGTCGAGCTTATCAAAGCTATGGCTTCGAAAAACAGAGACGTTGCTTACGAAGCTCAAACTGCTTTGGCTGAATTTATTGGTCCAGTCTTGGCAGAAGTTGTTAATGCAGCCCCTACAGTGAGTAATATGTTTACTTCTCTTCAGTTCAATAGTGATGAAAGCCCAAGTATTCCCTTGGATCTCTATCATGACATCACTGATGAAGACTATATTCAAGTTTGGAGTCAATCAGTCGCTGGCGGACTTCCTACTAATCAAGTTGCACCTTCACAAAGCGAGCTTAAGTTCACAACTTATACTCTCGATAGTGCGTTGAGCTTCGATAAGCGTTATGCTTCTCGCTCAAGACTTGATGTTGTTAGTAAAACATTTACTCGCATGGCGCAAGAAGTCCTTCTTAAACAGGAAAAAACTTCTGCAACCATGATAATGACTGCATTAGCAAACGCCGAAACAAACGGAGAGAAACATGTTATCCGTTCTGCTCAAGCAAACCGTTTCTTGCTTTCAGATCTTAATAAGCTTTTCACAAAAGCGAAAAGAATTAATACTGCATGGACCGGAGGAACTCCTGCTGATCGCCGCGGACGCGGAATTACAGATCTTCTTGTTTCTCCTGAAATCGTAGAAGAAATTCGTGGCTTAGCTTACAATCCGATCAACACTAAAGGTGAAAACACTGATATTGCTGGAACAGACAGCATGCGTGATGCCATCTTTAATAGCGCTGGTATTCCTGAATTCTATGGCGTATCTATCCAAGAGTATAATGAAATGGGTGATGGTCAAAAATGGAATACTACATTTGACGTTGCTGCAGATGACACTCCTTATGATGACCACTATGCTGTTGCGGCAAGTAAATCAACATTTGATGGTGCTTCTGAGCAAGTTCTTGTTGGTGTAGACCTTAGTCGTGAATCTATGATTCGTGCAGTCGCTACAGATTCCGAGTCCGGAGACGAGTTTTCTCTCGTAGCCGACGATCAATTCGTAACTCGTCAGTCTAAGATTGGTTATTATGGTTCTCTTGAAGAAGGCCGTATGATCATCGATGATCGCGTGTTGCTTGGTCTTATCGTTTAATTTTAACTAAAATTAACGTTTTATAAAAGTCCACCTCAGGCAACTGGGGTGGATTTTTTATTTAATTTATTTATAATAAATGTGTATTAATACATAAAGGTAAAAGGTAAAATTATGGCAAATAAAAAAACAACATCGAGCAAGTCTAGCGCTTCTAAAAAAACGAAGGCAAAAAAACTTGAAGATTTACAACAAACTAATGGTAAAACATATGAAGATCAAGTTTCTAGAGCTAGAGAACTAGAAGAAGTTCTTGGTATTCCTAAAATTAACCCATTCAAAACAAATGATAAAAGAGTATTTGAAGAAATGCTCAAAGATATGAATTTAACTGACCTTCAAGCTTTTGCGGTTAAAGTTGGAGTTTTTCCTTCGGGAAACAAAACAGTATTAAAGAATAAAATAAAAAGAGCGTTTGATTCAAGCTTATATGGTAAAGGTAGTGTGCAAATCATGGGAGAGCCTCAAAAATTAGATCCAAAAAATCCTAAGCATAAGTCAGTAATTGATTATTTAAATAACTAAAATGGCACACGATTTATTTCCAGATACAAATTTAGGAAAACTTGCGGTAGATATATATGATCAAGAAATTGGTTTTCATGAACATGGAGAATCTAGGAATAAAGAAATTGGGTTGATTTCCGGTTGGCTAGAAGGTCATTTGGGAGAACTGAATAATTTAATATTTACTTCTTTTAGTGGTCAAGATCCTAGCAGTTTTGGTTTAGAGGAACAAGCGATTATCAGGGAAATGTATTTATCTGAATACAACAGAAAAGCTCATAGAAGAGTATTAAGAGGTATTGATGGAAGCGATGGAAGCCCTGATTTCAGGATGATCAAAGAAGGAGATTCTGTCATTCAAAGATCAGACAAAAATGCTACAGCCAAAAATTATCACCAAGCTTACCTTGCTTCCCAAGAAAGAGTCAAAGAGCTTGTGCATGCTTATAATTTATATGGAGCGAAGCCTAATCAAGTTCATGGCAAAGACGCTTCGACAACAGGTGTTCATCCAGAAATTGATGGATATTATATGTAGTTTTAAGTGTAATAAATATTATGAGCGAATCAAACGCAGAAACAAATTATAATAATAAAATCATTAAGTCTGAGCTTTATAACCTTTGGAAAAAAGCTCGAATAATGTACGATATGGTAAAAGATGATACTGATTTAGAGGATTGGCAAAAGAAAAATATTCAAGATGCTCATGATTTACTAAATAAATCATTGATGTATACAGAGTATCATGAAATGTTTCCAAATAAAACAGAAGAGATGGTTGAAAGTGAAAACGATAAAAATAATTTCCTTTCTAATCAGGATAAAAGATACCCAACTCCAGCAGCGCAAGAAAGCGGAGATCAATTTATTACAAGATGCATTTTAGATGCGAATATGAAAAAAAGATACCCTGTTCAAGGAGATAGATTTTCTGCTTGTATGGTTATATTTAACGAAAATAAAAATAAAGTTAGCGAAGATTTGCATAATAATCCCGGAGAAAAATTTGAAGACCCTATGGAAACAAAAGATCCTGAGATTAAAGATCCTGTTAAGCCCATACTTCCTTAATTTTAAAAGAAACTTTATTTTTTAGATAAGAGAATTTTATTTCAGAATTATCATCTAATTCTTTAGATAAAAGAAGTTTCGATAGTTCATTTTCAATATTTTTTTGAATTAATCTTTTTACTGGCCTTGCTCCCATTTTTTCTTTCTTTGCTTCTTCTGCTATATAATTAATTATAGATGCAGTTCCTTTTATAGTTATATTTCTTTCCTTGAGTTTATCTGATATTTTTTGCATTTCTAAATTAACTATTTTCTTTAGCTGTGGAATATCAAAATCTTGAAATAAGATTATTTCATTCAACCTATTTAGGAACTCTGGCTTAAAAAACACCTTGAGCTCGGTCATGAGCTTGTCTTTTAGTTGCGCCGATGATTCTGCTTGACTAAAACCTATTACTGGTTTCGATACTTTTTCGCTGCCTATATTTCCAGTGAGTATAATTATACAATTATTAAAGTTAACCTTGCGCCCAGAATTGTCTGTAACAAAACCTTCTTCTAAGATTTGTAATAATATGTTTAGAACATCTGGGTGCGCTTTTTCTACTTCATCAAATAATATAACACTGTAGGGATTCCTTCTTACTTTTTCAGTTAATTCTCCACCTTCTTCATAACCTACGTAACCAGGAGAAGCCCCTATCAATCTGCTTGCTGATATCTTTTCGGAGAATTCACTCATATCTAATTGTATTAATTTATCTGCGCCTCCATATATGAATTCAGCGATACATTTTGCTGTATAAGTTTTTCCTGTACCACTTGCACCGATCAACATAAAACTTCCAATCGGTTTTCTTGAATCCTGTAAGCCGGATTTAGATCTTAATATAGACTCACATATTTCTTCTAGCGCTTCAGATTGACCTATGATTTTGTTTTTTAAAGACTTAAAGAGTCCTAACATTTTCTCTGAATCTTTTTTAGATATTTCTTTAATCGGTACTCCTGTACGAGAAGATATTACTTCATAAATATCTTTTTCTGAAACAGAAACTCTGGTTTTTATTGTTTTCTTTGCCCATTTTTCGATGACTTTATCATATTCTTCGAGAAGATCTAACTGCTTTTCTTGATTTAAGAAATTTTTTGCGTCTAACAGGCTTGCTTGCGATTCATGGATTGCGATTTCTTCTAATTCTTTTTCTATTTCTTTTGCCCTTTTTGGTCTAGTTATATTTTTTATTTTTACTTTAGATCCAGCTTGATCCATTACGTCTATAGCTTTATCTGGGAATTGTTTATCAAGCATATATCTTGAAGTTAATTCTACTATTAAATCTAAAACTTCTTCAGAATAACTGATGCTATGAAAGCTTTCATACTTATTTTTTATTCCTAAAATTATTTCTCTGGTTTCTTCCTTTGAAGGTTCGATAACTTTAACTGCTTGAAACCTTCTGTCTAGAGCTCCGTCTTTGAGTATTGTTTTTTTGTATTCATTTTGAGTAGTCGCTCCGATACATTTGATTTCTCCTCTAGCAAGTAAAGGCTTTAGTAAATTAGCTGCATCCATTCCCCCTTCTGCGTTTCCGGCTCCAACTAGAGTATGTATTTCATCTATAAATAAAATAACATTTGGATCTTTCTTAGCTTCATCAATTATACCTTTTAACCTCTCTTCAAATTGACCTCTATATTTTGTGCCAGCTATAAGAGATCCTAGGTCTAAGGAATATATTATTTTGCCCAAAAGAAAATCTGGGGCTTCGCTTTTGACTATTTTTTGAGATAAACCTTCGACTATAGCGGTTTTCCCTACTCCAGGCTCCCCGAGTAGTACTGGGTTGTTTTTAGTTCTTCTGCACAAAATTTCACAAGCCATATCTATTTCTTGTTGTTTTCCAATAATATTGTCAAATTTACCTTTTAACGCTAATACGTTAAAATTAACTGCATGTTTATCAAGGAAGTTTGAAGTTTCTTTTGTTTTAGGGGCAGGAGTAGTTTTTGGTTTCGAAGAAGGCTTCGCGTAATTATTAGAATGATCTTTTGAAAGATGTAAATATTCCCTAACTTCCGCAATAATATCATCTGCAGAAGCATTAAATAAAGAAAAGTAATAGGGAACTGAAGACTCTTCATACTTTAATAATGCAAGTAACATATGCTCAATTCCTACGTATTCATGTTCTAGTTTTTCACTAATAGAAGCTGCGACTTTAAGTATAACGTGAAAATGCTCATCATATACAGGTTCTTCATCGGTTAAGGATTCTGAAGCAGTTTTTATGAAATCTTCTTCTAGTTGATCTTTTATTAACCCTTGATCTATGTTTAGTAAAAATAATATTTCCGATAAAATTCCAGCATTAAGTTGAATCATTCCGTAAAATAAATGATCTAATGTCACAAATTGATGATTATAGTCTGTCGCTGTAGATTTAGCTTTATTAATTGCCTGCTGCGCTCTCGGCGTAAAATTAGGTCTTGGTGTCATTTTCATATTATTACACGTTAAACTATTTAACTTCAGACATTTTCATATATATCTTTTCGTCCATTATAGCTAAAGAATCTAAAAAAACTATATCTTCTCCTTTTCTTCCATACGCTACTATTATACTCTTTTTTGATGGAGTTTTCTTCTTAGAATCAAAATATCTGTCATAAAAATTACCTCTTCGAGAATTTAAAAGCATAGCGTCATATTTACCATGTTCGTCTGTAATTGAGAGTTTCATATATTTATTTCCGTTACGAGAAGTTCTTTTGATACAATCTTCTACAACTCCGATAAATTTACCTTTATCATCTGAATTCATAAGATTTAAATCCCTTGAGTCTTTTAACGCCTCGTAGGAATCCATAAAGCATGATTTTAACGAAGAGCTATGACTATATCCAAGTAACTCTGTTTCAAAATACCAGTTAGCAAATCCTTGATACATTTTATTTTTATCATAAATTGTTTTGTATAAATCGTATTTTTTCTTGAATGTTTTAAATCTAGATTCTTTCATTAATGGTTTCCCATCATCTCCTACTAAATCTCCTTTTTTAGCATCTGCTATACAATTTAAAAGCTTATATTCATACTTTTCGCCAAGAGCAATAAAATTACGTTTCTCTCTGTCTGTCAATAAGTTAAATGCTTGAGCTTCTAAAACCATTAGAGATCTATTTTTACCTTTACTCTCTAGCGCTCCCGCTTGAATTAATGCACTAAGAATACCGATATTAAGCCCAGCTTGCTTTGCCGCAAGAAAAATATCATACTTTGTGGGCGTTTCGCTAGAACGAAAGTCTCTAAGAGATTCTAAGGACTTTTCGCTCACCCCCTTAATGCTATTTAAACCAAATCTTATATCCTTACCTTCAATAGAAAAATCCATGCCAGACTTAGCTAAATCTGGAGACAATAACTTGATTCCAAAGTTAGATAATTCTTGGCATACTTTAGCTATTTCTTCTTGCGGAGATGGCTCATATTTAGTCATTTTCAATAAAGATATGAAAAACTGCTGTGGATAATTAAACTTGAGATAAGTGGTCCAAGCAGATAGAGTTGCATATGCAAGAGAGTGTGATTTATTGAATGAATAATTCGCGCTATCTTCCGCTACGCTCCACAAAATGTGAGATATTTCTCTAGGCAGATCATTTTGCTCAACTTTATCTTCAATCTTCTTTTTCCAAGCAGGCATTTGATCAACCTTTTTCTTACCTACAATCCTTCTGAGTTGCTCCGCTTCATCAAGAGTGAATCCAACTTTAACTGCCATTTGCATCAATTGCTCTTGGTAAAGAGGGATTCCTCCCGTATAGTCTAAAACATCACTAAAAAATTCATGAATAACCTGAGCTTCCTCTGTTTCAGAATATGTAGCATAGTTATCTAAAAATTCCAATGCTCCTGGCCTTCCAATCGCTACAACTGCGCTGAGCTGCTCTAGGTCTTTTGGCTTGATTTTCTTACACACCCTATAGTTTGTATCAGACTCAAGCTGAAAAAGCCCGTGAGGCGCCTTAAGGCCTTGTAGAGGCTTATATACGTCTGCGTCATTCAAATCCACGGAGGAAATATCTATATCTAGATTCCGGCATACGTCGTAAATCACGCTCAATGTTCTTAGGCCTAAGATATCGAACTTCACCATTAATTCTGCAACCCAATTCATGTCATATCCGGTGACTAAAGCCCCATCATTTGATTTTTGAATTGGACAAATATCTGTGATTTTTTGAAAAGAAATTGCAATACCACTAGGATGAACTCCCGTGTTTTTGTTTAAACCTTCTAATTTAAGAGCAATCTCAAATACTTCTGGATTACTTGCTGCCCAATCTGCGAATTTTTCACTTTCTTCTATTGCAGACGAAATTGGCATAACAACTCCGAACTTTTTGGGAATAGTGTCACTAACTTCATTCACCTCTTGCTCGGAAAATTCCCCAACAATTTTTCCACACTCTTTCACGCAAAGCTTTCCGCTCAAGGTGTTTAGTGTTAATATTTTAGCTGTACGAGCGGGATGTTTTTTTTCGATATATTCTATAACTTCAACCCTTCTTTCGTAGGCTATGTCGTTATCTACATCCGCTAAAAGACTTCCATCTAAATAAATTTCTCCATCTTTTTCTATTTTTCTTGCCCTACTCTTTGAAACAAAACGCTCAAAGAAAAGGCTATATTTCACCGGGTCTACATCTGTGACTCCAATTAGATAAAGAACCAAAGAGCCTGCAGCAGACCCTCTTCCTGGACCTGTAGGTATATCATTTTCGTGACAATAGTTTATTATGTCCCAATTTAATAAAATATAATCTATAAACCCTAGCTCATCTAAGATTTTAAGCTCTGATTTTGCTCTATCAAAATATTCTTTCTTATTTTTAAATTTATCTATGCCTCTATCATAAACTCCTTTATGGCATAGCTTACGTAGAAAGTCGAAGTTTGAAATATCTTCTGATGCATCAAGCATTTCATAGTATTTCTTTTCGATTTTAATTTCTGGTAATTTTACGCCTGGAGGCGCACAATCTTCGTAATCTGTAAACTGTTCTGTAAAACTCATTATACTTCTATCTCCCATATCATTTTTTTGAATACTTCGTAGTTAACTCTAATGTCATATAGGGCATCATGCAATTTTTTCTCATCAAAGTCAATATCAAAATCTTTGCAACATTGCTTAAGATTACAACTTAAACCCCTCTCAATCAGGTGGTTCAGTCGATATTGCCATGCTAAAAAATTATCGTCTTTGTCTAATCTAATTCTTTTCTTTAGAGCTTTTGCTAGGCAAAGAGTGTCTACTAAATGTTCTGTGTAGCTAAAATCAGTTTCTGCATTTTCATCAATTAATTTGCGATGAACATTATGCATATATACATCAAACCCTAGTAAATTGTGACCAACTTTAAGATAAGAATCATCATACAGATATTTTTCGAAATGATCTAATGCAGCTTTGGGGCATGTAGCTTTTTTCTTGTACTTTGCTTCTGTAAAACCAGTGATCTTAGCTGCGTCAGGAGAAACATTTAATTCATCCCACTTAAGCCAATAATCTTTTTGCTCTACAATTTTATTATTTTCTATTACAAGGAATGCTAATTGCCATGGTTTATTGTTGGACACAAGATTTAAATTACATGTTTCATAATCGAACAGTAAATACTTTTTATTCTTTTGAAATCTAAGCAGTGATTCTTTCATTTTTTTCCTTCCAGCTTTCGAAGCAAAATTCATTGCTGCCGAAATGATCTAAGTTTGGTTTTGATAATGTTTTATTGCCGAAAGTACGGCCTGTAATGCACTTATAGGTTTGTAATGCCTGCACATCTTTTTTCTTATTATAATAAATGCTCTTCGTTTGTTGTAATGTCATATTGTTTTTGCCGGCATATTCCTTAACTTTACTTGCTACGAAGTTGTCAAAAGGTAATGAATTGTTTTCTATAAAAAGCGTTGGCTTGCAAAAATCAAAATTTGGCGTGCAGTTACAAAATTTAATTAAATTATTAAATATAAATGAATCATAAAATGGGATTGCCATTAATAGATCTTTATTATTCCAGAATCTTTTGAGTGTTTTTCTGTCTACGCAGTTATAGTTCTCTGTATAAGCTGCACTAGAAATATTATTTAATAATTTACATCCTTTTGAGTTTTTTGCAAAAATAATAATTTTGTGAGAGCATTGTTGGTTTTCTTCTTTTGGGTTAACTTTCGCATCTTCCTTCATGTCAATCCTTAATCCAAAAATTAATTTTAAGCCAAGATTATCCGCTTGCTTTTTAGCTTGCAGGAATCCTGTGAGAGAATCTTCTACAAGAACTACTTCTTTTAATTTATTTTCTGTAGCAATTGTAAAAACGCTGTCCGACTTACCTTCTTTATGTGTAATTGGATCTTCAAGCGTTAATATACTTTTGCCAATAGAAAAGTGGCTTTTGAATAATGGTATCATGCTATCTATTCTATAATAAATACAGTTCAATGTCAAGAAAGAAAAGTTGTTAACAGCTATATATTCCTATTGACAATTACCCCCTCAAATGTTAATATTTTAAACACAATATGGATATAAAAGTAAAAAAACGAAACGGACGTCTTCAAGACTTTAATGTCGAGAAAATTAATGCTAATGTTGAACGCGCATGTAACGATATCGCTGATGTATCAGTAAGTGAAATCGTGCTAGATGCTCAACTTCAATTATACGACAAGATCACAACCAAGGAAATTGATACAGCTCTTATATTAAGCGCTCGAGAAAAGATCGAAAAGGAGCCTAACTATAGTTACGCCGCAGGTAGACTACTACTGAATACAGTATATAAAGAAGTTTTTAAAGAAGGTGTTGATAGTGACGCGTTCAGGCTTCAATACAGAAAGAGCTTTATTCAAGGAATAAAAAAGCTCGTTAAGGGTGGTAAGCTTAATACTAGAATGTTGGAATACGATTTAGGGAAGCTTTCTGAAGCTATTCGTATTCGTAGAGATAACTCTTTTAAATATTTGGGTATACAAATTTTAACAGATAGGTATTTTATTCGAGAAGACGATAAAATCATGGAGGCTCCTCAGTCTTTTTGGATGAGAGTCGCAATGGGCTTAGCGCTAAACGAAGAAAACAAAGAGGATTGGGCGATTAAATATTATGATATGTTTAGTCAATTTTTATATACTTCTTCGACCCCTACTCTTTTTAATAGTGGAACGGTCAGATCTCAATTAAGCTCATGTTATTTAAACACTTTTGATGACAGTATTGATGGTATTTTTGACGGTGCTTGGCAAGAGGCTCGTAAGAGTAAATATGCTGGAGGCCTAGGTCTTGATGTAACCCCTTTTAGGTCAACAGGTTCACACATTAAAGGGACTAACGGTGTTTCTAGCGGACTTGTACCGTGGCTTAAGATATACAATGATCTCCTCGTAGCAGTAAATCAAGGAGGTAAGCGTCCAGGTGCTGGATGTGCTTATCTAGAGCCTTGGCATTTAGATTTTGAAGACTTTTTAAACTTAAGGAGGAACACTGGGGATGACAGGTTGAGGTGTCATGATATGAACACCGCTTCTTGGATTCCTGATGAATTTATGCGTAGAGTTCAGAATGAAGATGTTTGGTACTTTTTTGATCCAAAAGAATCTGGACTGCACGATTTGTTTGGGGCGGAGTTTGATAAAAAGTACAATGAACTATGTAATCAAGCAGAAGAAGGCTTAATTAAAAATTACAGAATAACCCCTGCAAAAGAATTGTGGAAAAAAATGCTTAAGGTTTTATTTGAAACTTCTCACCCATGGAATACTTTCAAGGATCCGTGCAACATTAGATATACAAATCAACACGAAGGTATTGTTCATAGTAGTAATTTATGTACAGAAATCACTCTTCACACTAAATCTTCTAAATACGAAAAAGGAGAAAAGACTAATATTGGAGAGACTGCAGTATGTAATCTTGGGTCAGTCAACCTTCTTAATCATTTAAATGAAGACAATACTTTAGATTATGATAAATTAAAAAATACTATTCACACTGCAATTAGGGCATTAGATAGTGTTGTCGATCTTAATTTTTATCCAACTAAGGAAGCAGAGGCTAGTAATTTAAGGCATCGCCCTATTGGTTTAGGTATGATGGCTCTTCATGATATTTGTCACAGAATGAATATTAATATTGATAGTGATGAAGCTGTAGAGTTTAATGATAAATTATTTGAATTTTATTCTTATCATGCAATATACGCTAGTTCTCTATTGGCGAAAGAAAAAGGTAGATACGAAACTTTTGATGGGTCTCTGTGGAGCAAAAATATTCTACCTATTGACTCTAATAATAGATTAATGAATTACCGTACAAAATCCAAGGAATCCGAAAGAGGTGAGGGGGAAAGCATGAAAGATGAATGGCTTGAATTAAGGGCTCATATATCTGAATTTGGCATGCGCAATAGTAATGTTATGGCTATTGCACCAACAGCTACCATCGGCTATATTAATGGAGTAGAGCAAAGTATAGAACCTAATTTTTCTGTGTTGTTTGTTTATGAAAACAAAAGCGGTAATTTCTTTATTACGAATGAACACTTTATTAATGACATGAAAAATGCTGGTTTATGGAATAGCGAAATCGCTAAGCTCGTAAAAAGCGTCGATGGGGACCTATCTTTACTAAATGGAGATATTCCATCTGAATTAAAAGAGAAATATAAAACAGCGTTTGATCGCGATATGTTTAAACTAATTGAATGTAATGCGGCTCGCCAAAAATGGATAGACCAAGCGGTAAGCTTTAATTTATACAATAAATCTACTTCCTTAAAGTATTTAAATGATGTTTATATGTCTTGCTGGGAAGCTGGATTAAAAACAACTTATTATCTTCGTAATCGCGCTGCATCCAAAGTAGAAAAAGCTCATAATGATGAAAGCAAAAAAGAAGAACCATCCGCTTGCAGTATAGAAGCGATGAAGAATGGTGGTACTTGCGAAAGCTGTCAATAGTGAATCGACATCAACATTTAAAAGCTTTTAAAGAAGCTATTGTTAGATGTAAATTAATTAGAAGAGATCTAAGAAGAATTAATTCTAATATAGATTCTATAAATTATAGAAAAAATAGAGATTACGCTGAAACAGCTTATTTTCAAACATTGGAAGAGATAATAGATAGAGGTAAAAAGTATCTTTCTCTAAACCCAGAGGCAGATGAATCAATAAGAGTTGCGATAGATATTGAAAAATATCAGCATCTTTTAGATAAATTAGAGTAAACTTAATCTTGACTTAGAACGTTATTTATTATACAATAAAACTATGAATGATAAAACAGGAGAATTACTAACAGAAAATATCGCGGGGGTAAATAGAATTTTACCTCATAAACATAAATATGCGTGGGATTTATTTTTAAAAAGTTGCGCCAATAATTGGATGCCTACTGAAATTAGTATGCAGAACGACATTAAACAATGGAAAAACGATGAAATTACAGAAGACGAAAAATTACTCGTTAAACGCTGCCTTGGATTCTTTGCGGGATCTGAGTCTTTGGTTGGTAATAACCTGCTGCTTTCGGCTTTTAGATTTATTACTGATGCTGAATGCCGTCAGTACATACTTCGTCAAGCTTTTGAGGAAAGTCTTCACAACCTTACGGTAGTGTATATTTGTGATAGCTTAGATCTTGATATAGAAGAGGTTTTTGCTGCTTACGAAACAATTCCAAGTATTAAAGCTAAAGATGACTTCTTAATGGGTATTACTAATGATATTAGTCGTCAAGATTTCAGCGCTCACACTACAGAGGGTAAGCAAGAAATTTTGCGTAATTTTTTAACTTATTGGATTGTTTGTGAAGGAACATTCTTTTTTAGCGGATTTGCAATGTTATTAGCCTTAGGTCGCCAAAATAAACTTCAAGGAATATCCGACCAAATTAAATATACTTTAAGAGACGAAAGCTCTCATATTGCGTTTGGAACTTATTTGATTAATACTTTGATTGATCAAAATCCAGAAATCTGGACAAAAGAAATTCAAGATGAATTTGTGGAGCATATGAAAAAAGCTGTAGAGCTTGAAATAGCTTACGCTCACGATGTTTTGCCTACAGGTATATTGGGTTTAAATGCAGATATGTTCGTAGAATATATGCATTATATAGGAAACAGAAGACTAGAGGGTATCGGTTTAGATTACCGTTTCCCTAGTGATAAAAACCCTTTTCCTTGGCTAAGTGAAGTTGTAGATGTTCAAGCTATGGGGAATTTCTTTGAAAGAAGAGTTAGAGAATATCAACAAAGCGGGGCTTTAGAAGACGACTTTTAATTTCGAACAACTCCAAAAGAAATGTTCAAGCCCCCGTAAGGGGGCTTTTTTATGACAAGATATCAAGTAAAGGCTCGCCTTTATGAGCTATTGTAAAAGGTCTTCCAGAAGGAGAATATTGGTAGTCATTTAATGGTAAGCCTAAAGTGTGTGCAATTGTAGCATTTAAGTCTTCTGGTTTAACAGGCTTGCCTTCTGTAGGAGTGCGCCCCGTTTTGTCGGTTTCTCCATAAGTCATTCCACCTTTAACTCCTCCTCCTGCTAAAAAAGCTGTAAAGCAATAAGGCCAGTGATCTCTTCCGTCTCTTCCGTTAATATTTGGAGTTCTTCCAAATTCAGAAGTTAAAACTACCAAAGTGTCAGAAAGCATACCTCTTCGATTTAAATCGATCAACAGTCCACTTAATGCTTGATCGATATCTGTGCAATTTGCCGCTACTCTATCAAAGTTATTATCATGTGTATCCCATCCTCCTCTTGTTACTTCAACATATCTTACCCCATGTTCTACTAACCTTCTTGCTAATAAGCATCCTTTTGCAAAATTAGTTTGACCATAAAGATTACTTGTTGACTCAGGCTCTTTTGTGATGTCAAAAGCGTTTAAGTCATTACTATTCATTAATTTAATTGCGTCTTTATATAAGTCAGAATAAGCTCTTACTTTTTTCTGCGGAAATTGGGTAGAAAAATTTTCATTTAAAGCTTCTGCGATAGATATTCTACTTTGAAAATGCTCATGATCTAAGTATGAAGCCATTTTGCTATTAGCTAATCCTGAGTTTGGATTATTAATTGGTAATGCTCCGTATTTAGATTCTAAAAAACCAGCGCCGCCTCCGCCGCCTCCTATTTTAACATTGCTGGGTATTGTTCTGTTGATTGAGCCAGAAAGTTTGGACACCCAGCTACCAAATGTAGGATGAACAATTGTGCCTCTTTTAAGATAGCTTGTATGCATTAAATAACTGGCTTGCTCGTGAGCTCCTTGGCTTGTGTTCATTGTTTTAATTATTGCTGCATGATGCATAAGCTCGGCGGTCTTTGGTAGGTTTTCCGAAAGGATTACTCCATCTGCGCTTGTTGGAATAGATTTAGTAGGGCCTTGAATATCTGGTGCGTCTGGCTTCGGCCCAAATGTATCAAGGTGAGACATGGCTCCTCCCATATTTAAATAAATTACGTGCCTTGCGGTAGGAACTCTTGCTCCTGGATTTAACGCGCTAACACTATTATGTATATACGCTCCTGCCATTGGCATAAGACCCACCCCAAAACATGCTTTTGCAGCATGAGCTATAAATTCTCTTCTTCCTAATTCGTCTATTGTATTAAAGTTCATAATAGATTATTACACAATTTTGAGAAAAGTCAACAGGAAGTGTATGATATATTGTGCGGTTTTTATTGCTTATATTCATTATACCCAGTATTTTATGCGCTAGATTGCAAAGAGAAGATTATTTAGATAATTGTGATTGGTGCAAAAATCAAGCTAAGTCTACTCAGCCATTAGATATCGGCGAATGGAGCATGAGGTGCCAGCAAAAACCGAAACCAATATGGTTTAATTATAGAAATATAGGCAGAGCATATGGAACTTATAAAGAAAAAACTTCTATGTGTTGGATTTATTCTGAAAAATTAGGTTGGATATATAACACTCCTCAATATAAAGATTATATTTATACTCACAAACTTGGATGGATCTACGTAAAAGATGGCAAGGTTTATGTCTTCAAAAAGAAAAAGTGGGATTATTTTACAAATATAAATTCATGAGTATTAATTAATGTCCAAATTATTTCTTTGTATGCATCTTTTTCGTTTTTAATATTATCAGTAAATATTTTCATTTCTTTAGAAGAGGGTTTTCTATTTAATATATATTTATATCCTGTTGTAATTTTATCATTCAATGACTTTTGCGACTGTATTGCTTTTATAATTTCAAAGTTTTTATTTTTTAATAATCTAGTTTCAACAAAACCATTAAGAAGATTTAATACTTGTGTTGCAGAGGCGCTTTTATTTGCGTTTTCTATCTGTTCCCTATCTGAACCACCAAACTCACGAATAAGGTGCCCTATGGGCGCAGGAGAAGGTAGTTCTGAGGCTCTTACTGAATTGCGGTCTTTTACAAAGTTTTGCTGATATTCTTTTTTCTTGTTTTCAATCTGAGATTTGAATTTATCAACACAAGATTCGCAACAAAAAGCTAAAGTCTCTCCGTTTTCATTTAGAGCTAATAATGTTGGGTCTATTGCTCTGCCAGGTTTAATTGGACAGTCTGTGTTTATTGGCTTGCTGAATTTAGACTCGCTTTGAGTTTTAGGTCTTTCAGTTTTGTTGATTTTAGCCATCAATTCCGAAAACAATTCTTCTCCTGTCATTTCTGAAAAATTTTGAAAATTTTGATATCCTTTTGTATTTTGCTCTAATTTTCTAGAATCAACATTATTTACCGTTAAATTAACTAAGGAATCCCAGATTTGTTCTCCGCTCATTCTTTCAAGCATGGGTCCTTGATAGAAATAGGGTACTGCATTTTTGGATTGATTTTCGCTATCTGGACCAGCCACAATCCATTTTACTTCTACGGGCATAGACTGATCTTTATTGTCTTTGGGAATAATGTCTCTCACCACAGATTGGCGCTGAAAAGTTTTTGTATTATATAATATTCTAAGAAATTCCTTAAGGTCATAATTTAATGCAACCATAACTTTTTCGAGGTGAAGTTGAAGTTTTGGATCGGTCGCTAATGTATCATCAAACATATTGTCTATGGGTTCAATTAATGCTAGTCCAAAAGCTTCTTTCCAGAGTCGGTTAACAATAACTGCTGTAAATCTTGGGTTTGAATCTGAGGCTAGCCAGTTTGCATAAATTTCTCTAGATCCTGATTGAGGGGCTTTTGTTTTAATGTCTATCTCTTCTCCAAAAATAGTTTTACCCATTAATGCTTGGTTTGGTTTTCCGTTGTCGTATTGATAATCTTTTGGAAGATTTATCTTTCCATTGCCCATACTAGCTAGTCCAGTTTGAAGAATGTCTTGTATGTCTCTCACTCCGTTTTGTAATTGCCTTGATTTTTGCGGTTCATCATTATTTTCTAATTTGCGCCTTTCATCTCTAGCCAATCTGTTTAATATGGTTAAATTTTCTGGACTTTTGGTTCTTAAGTTAGTTGAGCCACTCGTAAAAGCTGCCATTTCGTAAAATTGCTTTTGAGTCCAGCGATCAAATGGATGATCGTGGCATTGGGCGCATTCTAAGCTCGTACCTAAAAATACTCTAACTGTATTTGCCATACTGTCTAATGGCATATTTACATCACGAGCAAAATAACTAACTCCCTCATTACCTTTAATCCATAGTGGGCCAGAAGAAGAAAGCATCTCTCTTACCCATTCATCATAAGGTTTGTTATTGGAGATGAAGTCTTTTACATAATTTTTATATGGAACGCCAGATATTCTATTGTTTAATCTATCTTTAATTCTTAATATATCTGCCCAAAAGTTAAACCAATGGCTTACATATCCTTCGCTACCTAATAATTGATCAATTAGCTGCGATCTTTTATTTTTATCTTTACTATTTAAAAAAGAATCTACTTCTGTTAAAGATGGAGTCCTGCCAATAACCTTTAAGTATGATCTGCGTAAAAATGTAGCGTCGTCAACTTCTTTATTTGGTCGAAGATTATATCCTCTAAGTTTTGTTTCAATCAAGCTATCAATATAATTAGCATGAGTTTTTAAATCTTTATCTGATAAGGGTTTTTTGAATTTGGGTAGAGCTTCATGGCTTGGGGGGAAATTATTTTTAATATATGCTTGATTATCTTCTGTGAGAGAATCTATTGCTATTCTAAATAACTGTAAATCACTAGATCTTTTTATTAAAGCGTGAGTCGCATTTGCCTCAAGAATATCTCCTTTTAGATCTTTTCCGTTGTTAAAATAAAGCGTATCGCCGAAGCAATAGATTGATGATAAGAATAATAAAATTAGTTTTTTCATTGTAGGATTATAATATTTACAAACTATAATTACACAAAAAAGCCACCCATTTCTGGGTGGCCGTATGGAACATTTATTAGATTTCTTAAAAAGAAAAGTTAAATGCTGCAGACAATAAATCTTCTCCATCCATAGATTCGGAGTCTACTCTCGCATATCCTATAGAGCCTTCAATAGAATCGGTTAGATTTTTTGAAAGAGTCGCGCCAACTTGATAGTAATCATTATTTTCAAGTCCATACCTATCTGAATTACCGACTGATCCGCCAATAGTTAAGTTTGCGAATTGCAAATCAAAACCGTGTGACATTCCTCCTTCGAAGACGTAGTTATTATCACTGGTATCTCTTTGAATTAATAGATAAGGAGATAATACAGTATTCAAGCTCAATCTCACAACTGCATCGAGTTGACTTTGACCACTCACAATCTCTTCATGCTCAAGGCCAACATAAGCTTTGAGTAAATCTGCAAATTCAGAAGAAGCTCCTACAGAAAAAACATAAACACTTTGTCCGTCAGAGAGTTCATCAAAAGAAGATGCCGAACCTTCAAGGGTTAGGCTTTCAATTTCTTGACTGTAACCGACTGAAGCAGAAAGACTTTCTTCTGTGAGTAAAGAGCCTTTATTGAATGTGTCGCTTCCATATCCAAGGGATACGGAGCCGGATCCAGCGTAAGCTGCGTTAATAAAAAGCGCCGTAATGGCGGTAACAGTAATTAATAATTTTTTCATAATTAAAGTAGGATTATATATTATATATCAATAATGTCAATCAATTTTTATTTTATTTATAGATTTTCCTTTTCTGCGAGGTATTTTGATTTCTAATATACCATTATTCATAGATGCAGATATTTTATCAGGATCTAATTCTGATGTAAGCTTAAATGTATTCTTAAATCCATCTTTAAAGATTTGTTGCTGAACATATTCTCCTTCGATAGATTCTTCTTTTGGGGTTTTATAAGAGACAGAGAGCTTTCCGTTGTCGCATTCGATGTTGATGTCTTCCTTGGGTATTCCTGGAGTTAGTAGTTCTATTACAGTTTCTTTTTCTCTCGCAATAACATTAGCTTGAACTGGATAATCATCTAAATCATTAAAATAATCTGTTTCTTCAGGTAATGAGAAGTTAAGGAATAAATCATTTAATAGATTGTTCATTGTTGTTTTTGTTTTATTTGAATCTGGTCTATAGTTTTTTTTGAAGTAATATGACATAATATATTTTATAAGGGTTAATATTGATTTTTCTATATTTGCATTCTATGTGCCAATTACTTTTTAAATAAAAACGGAGCCCATTCGGGGCGCTCTTTTTGCAAGGGATGAAAGAAAGGGTATGGGTTTGAAGGCTTTAATTGCTCTCCTTTATAGTTTTTATAAGGATATATTGTGGCTTTTTTAGAGTTGCATGGTTGACAGGTTAATGTGACATTATGACTCTCTTTTGTGCCACCTTTGCTTTTTGGATAAATATGTTCAATGGTGGTATCTTTTATTTCGAACTTATCTCCACAAATTTGACACCTTCCTCTATATCTTTTATATAAATATCTTAAATTCGGCTTTCCTTTTGTTTGATACACCCATTTAGCAGTAGTTAATAATATTGTTGGTACTGGATATAACTTGTTTGACGCGGCAATAAATGGTTGCTCTTTATAATAAGTTGAACGCTCTTCATCTATCCACTCTTCCCAATATAAAGGCTCTCCTGATTGAGATAATACTTTAACAGAAGGTTCGTTATTAGAGGTCGATCCGCAAGATATTAATTTTCTTATTCCTTCTTTAGCTGTAGTTATGTTGATTGGAGTCCAAAAATGAGATAATATTAAAACTACTCTATCTTTGCTATTAATTAAATTCAAGATTAATAAACTACCTGAAAGCTGATTCTGTTGCTGTTGGTCATGCCGTTGGCTGCGGTTCTTATCTCGATGTGGAAATCAGTTGTGGTGACTGGGTAAGTGTAATGTTCCACTCCGAAATATGCTCCACCGTAACCACTTGGATTGCTCGAGCCACTGACGCTGTAATCGGCATGAGGCATGGGGTTGATGAATGTCACTTTGTAAATGCCGGTTGAGACTCGAACGATGCTTGCCACATTACCTCCGGTGTGTCCAGTGATGGTGTTGCTGCCTTGTGTGCCATCGAATGTACCCCAGGCTTTGATACCGTATTGTGGTGCGGCCAAGCCAATCGGGCGATCCTGATGCTGAGCCATGATGCAAAATTCTGCTGCTACAGTAGTAGAATCATTATTTCTCATGGTCACAACATTCATGGAGTCTTTTGTTAAATTGTTGTAATTGACCAATACATAAGACACACCGTCCGCAATATCAGCCGAGACATTGATCATTGGTGTAGATGTGAAATGCCCGGGTTTGAATTGGATGGCATACGATCCGGCGGATACACCGACAGTGGTTACACTTTGAATCCAGTCGTAGTTACTGCTGAGCACGGTGCCATCTGCACCTATTCTGGCACTAACAACATTTGACTCGTTGTATCCACCGTTGTAGATGGCATGACCATTCTCGATGAACCAACGTAAATTATTGTTGGCCATATCGGATGAAGCACCATCATTGGAGGGTGTGACGTTTGAACCATCTGCATCAGCTAGGAAATGTAAAGAATAGTCACCACTTCCAAAATATTCAATCCGATAAATGATCTCCCAAACGGTACCACCTGCTGTGGTGTTTGGTTTGATCCAGTGCAATCTGAACACACCAGCGTAACCTGGTCCAGTACTGTCGCAGAATATTGCATCCGGAAGCTCCGTGTAAAATCCACCGTTTGGACTGCCGCTCACAAGTGTTTTTAAATGATTCAAGCTACCTACGCCGCTGGTGCCACTCTTCTGACCATGATAAACAGCATGTCCATTGTCAATTATTTGCTGCAATACATTCACACTGTCAATGAAACTCCAACCGTTCCCATGTTGAACACCACCAGTTCCGGTTAGATCATTATTAAAAGTTGTATAATAGGGGTTTGAATTCTGTGTCCAACTAATGTATTGTATCTGAGAAGTCGTAACTGCATATAATGTCGCAAAAGCTGGACCGCCACCATGGTAAATAACAATTGAATCGGGTAATTTACCTGCGAAATTGCTGGTAGATTGGACTAGGCTGTTGCCTCCTGCCCCTCCGTCAGGTGGTGCGGTTTTGATTTGTTCTATGGCATCGCCTGCAGAGTTGACTCGAAAGTAACTACCAGCGTCCAATGTGGCGGGTGTATCTGTCAAATCCACGAACTCGTTGCTTTGAGCGCCAGGTCTCCACTTGCTGTTCGTGTCATCATACACTAATACCTGGCCATCACTGGGTGGCGTGGTTGTTACATCAACATCAGTCAACTGTTCAACAGATGAAGCTCCTCCACCACCAGAATCAACAGATCGACCACCGTGATACACCACGTTGCCGTTGTCGATCAATTGCTTCAAGGTGGTTTCACCATTCGGAGTGGTATATTGACTAGCAGAGGGTCCTTGGGTCACCAGTCCAGATCCAGTGGCATCATTGTTGCATCGAACATAATAGCTTGAACTACCTGACGAGTCAGTCCAGTGTGTAAAATATATATAATTTGGTTCTAAATAATTGAATTGATAATTAAACACACCGCCAACTGATGCTCTTTTTATGATGATCCCATCTGGTATCATACCTTCAAAATTGCTCGTGTTTTGTATCTCCGGATGTGTGCCTGCGCTGCCGGTGTTGTCGGTGTGCCCATGATACAGAGCTCGGCCGTTTTCAACATACCATCGGAGATTTCCTAATGCGGTGAAGAAGATGGTCAACGTAGTGTTTGGAGTGCCATCTGCATCATTTGAAAAATAAATGCGACGGTCCTGTGTTGATCCATCTCCAAGATCTTCAAACCGATAACAGACATAATCTGTCTCAATGTGCGCGATATTCAGGATAAACTGCGCACCATTATGTTCATGAACAATCGCATCTGGTAAGTCAGTGTAAAAATCACTAGCGTTTTTGATTACGCTCAGGCTTCCGGCTCCGCTGGTGCCGCTTTTTTGGCCGTGGAATACCGCCTGTTTGTTGTCGATATATTCTTGAATGCTAGTGTACTGAGGAGACCCACCGATTGATTCGGTTTCAATACCTATACCCTTCGCACCAAACTTAATGAACCCGTTTCCGTTTTTATATACATAATATATACCCGTGTCGTTGATGTAATATAGATCAAGCACCCTTACTATACTGGAATTGAGACGATCTATCAGCTGGTCAGGCAATTTTCCATCGAACTGGCCGTACGATTGTATTAGACTGTTGTCACCTAAACCTCCATCGGGTGGTGCGGTCTTTATCTGTTCTATGGCGTCTCCCGTGGTGTTGACTCGTAGATAGCTACCGGCATCCAGAGTGGCAGGTGTGTCTGTCAAGTCTACAAACTCGTTGCTTTGAGTACCAGGTTTCCACTTGTCGTCTGTGTCATCATACACCAACACTTGACCTGCACTGGGTGCGTTTGTTGTTGTGTCCACATCGCTAAGATCGTCAATGTGATCAACCAGCTGATCCAGATTGCTACCGGTTCGACCGTAAAACAAAGCGCGACCCGCGGCGATGTAACCTTGTATGTCATCATGCTCTTTGGTGACGTTCACCGCATGCGATCCACCAGTCCATACACCGGTGGTGTTGTTAAATGCGAACAAATAGTTGCCTGAGTGGCTATTTGATTGGTAATCGAATCGATCCGCACGAGCTTGTGTAAATTTAAATAATCGCAAATTACCGTTATGATCTTTGCCAAGTATGGCGTCAGGTATGTCAATCTGACTGGCCAGAGGCACCATTGATTTGACGTCTTCAAGCTGACCGATTCTGCTGGTCACAGCATCATGGCCATGATACAAAGCTCGCCCGTTCTCGATGTGCCACCGTAAACTGTTTGCGCTGTCTGCGTGAGTGAAGTACGATTTTTGTTGTTGTGTGCCGTCCGCGTCGTGGTTGTATCTTATCATCCGCAAATCGCTACTGGCATCTCCGTAGTCTTCATTTAAGTACTCTATATAACTAGATGTGACTCTTTTGAGACTCAGTAAATATGGGTCATTACTAGAATCATGCGGGATGACAATTTGATCAGGTAGTTCTGTATAGAAATCGGTTACAGCGTTTTTGATTACGCTCAGGCTTCCGGCTCCGCTGGTGCCACTCTTTTGTCCATGGAATATGGCACGTCCATTGTCAATATACCAACGCAAGGATCCTGCAGATGTGAAAGATATATCGCTATCCACAGTGCCAGATGCATCATTGTTGAAAATTATTCTATAATCATAAGTCGATGCGTCGCCAAAATCTTCGTATCGATATCCTATCTTCGTTCCGATAAAATGCAATGTTAATACGTACTCTGCTCCGCCCTGGTCATGTATAATCGCGTCTGGTAATTTACCATCAAAATTGCTGGCAGCTTGCATGTGACTGTTGTCACCAACCCCTCCATTAGGTGGCGCTGTTTTGATTTGTTCTATAGCGTCACCTGAAGAGTTGACTCGTAAGTAACCGCCGGCTTCAAAAGCATTAGGAGTATCAGTGAGGCTAATAAAGTTGGTTGAAATAGAGATATCTGAAAACTCTAAAGCGTTACCTTCTGCATTTACTTTTAAATATTTTTCAGCTTGAAAGGCTCCAGGAGTATCAGTTAAACTAATGAAATCTGATGTTAATGCGGATGCTTGATTATCTACATTTCCTTGGTTGTCTATTTTATTTGTAGCTAATTTACCATCTTGAGATACAGATAATAGTATTCCTTCTTCGGAGTCTTCGGCAACTATTTTGACAGAATTAGCATTGACAGTTCTTGTCATGCTATTTATTTTTCAGGTTTTTCGTGAGTATACCCCATTTTTTTCATTTTGAGGTGATCTTCTAAAGTTTTTGCTTTATAGCCTTTTCCTGTTTTTGGGTCATACATAATATGTGGTTCAAAATCTTCTTTGGCATAATCTTTTTTGATTTTTTTAGATTGTGCTTTTTTAATTGCTTCTTTTGAAGGATAGTCTTTATCTCCTGGTTTTGCGGCTTTATAGTTTTTGCCCATTCTTTTTTTCTTTTTTTGAATGTTTTCCCAAAGACCTGCGTCAGAAGTTCCTCCTTGTTTTTTAAGGATTGCATCTTGTAGAGGCTTAGGTAATTTTTTTTGCTTTTCGGTTAAACCAGCTTCTCCTTTTTCATATAAAGAGCTTTTCATTTTATCGTATTGCATAGCGCATGTAGCATATGTTTTATCTTTATCCATTCCAGCTGTATTTACTAAATCTTTATCATAACTTGCGCAATGATCCATAAATGGTTTTTTCATGTAATCTTCAGTAGCTTCAGAAGATTCTTCAGGCTCTTCCAAGTTTTCTTCTTCTCCTTTGGTTAATTTAGTAACACTTTTTTTACTCCACATTTTACAACTCCAATAACGAGCTTTTGTTTTTGGGCCAGGATTAGAACAATTATGACGAGCTCTAAAATTTTTGCGACGACCAGGGTCATCACGTTTTATTTCCATATTTGGGTCACCGAAATTTACTTTAACGACATTACCTTTTTCATTTTTAACATAAACAGAAAACTTTTTTGGCCCTTTTGGCGTTCTGAAAGGTTTGTTTAGTTTTTTTCCTTTATTAGCTTCTGCTGCCCAACTTTCCTCGCTAACATATTCTTCGAAACCTAATTCATCAACATCAATAAAAATTGTACTCCACATTTCATCTGTAAACTCTGGGTCTTCTTGTAGCTGATGATTATAAATATCTAACTTTGCTTGAATAAAATCTTCTTCTGTAAAAAAGTTTTCTTCTCTTATGCCATCATCGATAAGAACATTTGCAGAAGCTTTTGCGATATCTTGATCTGCTTTTCTGTATGAATCTTTAACTTTGCCTCCTCTAACCATTTTTAAGAATGTATTCACTCGAGCCATAGCCCATTGACCTCTACTTTTGCCTGGTCTATGGCTAGAAGAAAATGCTCCTGCGCCTCTGCGATAAACTTTCTTTAATTGAGAAAGGGTAACCTTTTTGCTGTATTTAGAATTATGTTCTTTTACCTTAGATTTTAGGGACTCTAGAACTTTTTCTGAAAAGGTAATTTTTCCGCCTTTTCCTCCTGCGCTCCCTGGCTTATTTTTATCTGAGCCTTTGCGTTTTTCTGATTTTTTTGCGGGTGTTTGCGCTGAACTCTTTGGTCCAGGACGTTTAGCTGAGTGAGATTCATTTTCCATAGTTATTTATTACACAATAAATTGTAATCATTATCGTACATTTTTTGAACTAATTTTTTAAAATTTGTTTTTCTTTTCCAACCCAATTCTTTTTCAGCTAAAGATGGATCTCCGCATAGTTTATGAACTTCTGCAGGTCGGTAGAATTTAGGGTTTACCTCAAAAATTAATTGACCATCTAAAGTATAATATTTTTCATTATCTTCAGATCCAGAAGATTTAAATTGAATTCCTGCACATTTTAAGGTTTCATTTAAAAACTCTCTCACGGTATGCATTTCACCGCTGCCTAGAACATAATTTTTAGGTTTTTCTTGATTAAGCATGAGCCAAACGCCTTCCATGAAATCTTCTGCGTCGCTCCAATCTCTTTTAGCTTCTAGGTTTCCGAGTTTTAAAACAGGTATTTGTTTTTTGTCTTCTATAGCTAATTTTATTCTGGCTACCGTATGGCTAATTTTTCTTGTTACAAAATCCAAGCCTCTTCTTGATCCTTCATGATTAAATAGCCAACCTTGAACTGCGTACAAGTTGTAAGATTCCCTGTAAACCCTGACAATATGTCTAGCTGCGCATTTCGCGGCGCCATATGGGCTTTGCGGTCTGAGGGGATGGTTTTCGTCTTGAGGAGAGAAAACAACGTCACCAAATTCTTCACTGCTTCCAGCATTGTAAAATCTACAGTGAGGAGAAAACCTTCTAATTGATTCTAAAATATGTAGCACTGCATTAGAATCTGTTTCCCACGTTTGTATTGGATAATTCCAACTCCCAGCTACAAAAGATTGTGCAGCAAAATTTATGAAAAAATCTGGCTGTAAATCAATCACTATATCGCGAATACTATGTGCGTCGTTTAAATCCATATCAATTAGCTCAAATCGCGATTCATTTTCTAGATGTAAAATATTTTCATGGTTTTTCACGCTTAAGCGTCGCGCTGTACCGTATATTTTATAATTTGTATTTTTTAAAAGATAGTCAATCATGTGACTACCATCTTGACCTGTTACTCCTGTTACTATAATTTTTTTCATTTTAACATTAAAATTGAATTAATTGTATTTTCCGTCATCGGTGTCGGTAAAGAATTTTCTTCTATATTATAATATCCCCATTCATCATGTTCAAAAAAATCTTTTGCATTTTCATTTGGAAAAATTAAGTCTCCTAATTCAGAATGAAAAACTGCAAATTTATCCGTTCCACCCATATCATAAGATGATAAAAACTTTGTGTTTTCTTTATCAAGGGTAATAAGGGTTTCTTCATAAACTTCTCTAATTGCAGCTAGTTTTGGGTCTTCGTTTGATTCTATCATTCCGCAAGGCATTGACCAGTGCTCTGCGAAGTTATGACAAATATGGCTGCGCCGACCCAAAAGCACTAAATTATTAAAAGTTAACAATACTCCTGCTGCTTTATACATCTAAGAAATCATCTAGTTTTTCTTTTTTTTGCCAATGAGGACACCCATCGTAATTCATTTTTACTATTTTATCTCCATCTTCCGGCTCAAGCTCGTGTTTGCAATCAATGAATGCACTTTTCTTAATTTTACCTTCGGAATCTTTTAATACATAATATTCCATAGGTTTGCGGTATGGACAAATAAAGGCTTTTATTGGTTCTCCATTTTTATCCAAAACGGGTTGACCTCTTGACATTTTATAACCATCTTTTCCGCAAGCTAAAGGCCCTCCAAAAGTTCCATCTCTTGGAAAATCTTGCTTAGCTGCAAGGTTGCTAATTGCAGCGGACTCATCAAAATTATCTAAATATTCTTGAAATTGCGTTAATTGATACTCAAAACCTTCGAGTTCTTCGGGCGTAATTTTGTCCATGCGTAAATAACCTTTTCCATAATTACCTAAAAGATCTTTATCTAGGTCAAATCTCAAAAATAAAAACTCACTCTGAGGGTCTGTTTCTGGCATAAGGTGTTTTACCGCTAAGCAATATATTAAGTTCTGTAAATTATCTGTTACCTCTTTACCTTTAAAAACTGACTTGCTACTTTTAAAATCTCGAATAATGACCGAATTGTCTTTATATACAAAAAGTTTATCTATATATCCACGAATTGCATACCTAATACCTTGCTCTTCTTTATGTATCTCTAAATCAAAAAATTGTTCTGACTCTGCTTTTACAGGCTTTTCTTTGCTATCTCCAAAAAAATCACATCGTAAGCCATTAACTATCATTTCATCTATCAATTCAAGATTCTCTGCATCGTTTACAGAAAGCTCTTCGGCTTCTTTTTTAACTTGTGTCGCTACAACTTCTGTATTCCAGATAGTTCCCTCTTTTACTATTTTATTAAATTCTCTTTTATGTTTATCGCCTAATAGTTCAAATACATTATGACAAATAGTTCCCCGACTTGACCCATCATTTCCGGAATCTGGAAGCTTGAGCTTGTAATTGCACCAATAAGTCCAACTGCAGGTTTGCGCAGTTTTTATTCTGCTTGCGGATAATTTAGTTAACTCACTCATTGGCTATAATTTTTTTATTTTTTAATAAAGTTTTAGGCAATGATTTATGTATTTGATTTATCTTTTCTATAATGAAAGATCTTTGTTTTTCTGGTTTAGTAGATTGTAACTTTTCGCTCCATAATTTAAAGTCTGATTGAGACATTTCTCCGAAGTCTTTTTTATTTGGTAGACATATTGAAATTTGATTTGGGTCATAATAATTAAGCAGTTTTAAATAATTTTTAATACTTGCATTTAATCCGCGATTCTCTGATGAATGTTGATCGTTGTTTAAGGATATAATTATATTGGAAACATTAAGAGCTAATGTAGAGCATATGAGTTTTGAAGATATATCTAGTCCGAAAGTGACTAAAACATTTTTATATCCATTTTCATTTAAATTAAGCATATCTCCAATACTCTCCACAAAAATTACCGATTGAGAATCATTGATGCTTTGCCGAACTTCTTCGCTTGCGTATAATGGATATATCCAACCTTTCTTTTTGCCTATATGTTTCCATTTTGGGCGCCCTTCAAGGTTAGACATGTCTCTGCCAGAGAAACCATGTATTTGATTATGCTCATTGTAAATTGGGAAAACAAATCTTTTATTTAATTTACCGCTAGTTGCGAATCCGCCTTTTAATGATTTTAATACTTCTGTAGAAATACCTTTATCATTATAGAATTTATAATGTGGTAATAATTTTTTAAGACAATCCTCTGGGTATATTTCTTCCATTTCTAATTTCTCCGAAAAAGTTAATCTATTATAGTTTGCGCCAATATCTTCTTCATCAACATATTGCTTGATTTGTTTTGGGTCGTTTGTACCTAAAGTTATTTCGACTAGACGTTTGAATGGAGAGAAGGCGCTGTTTTGCACGTGGTCTTTCCATACTCCTGTGTTTTTGTATATTTGTATTGCAGTTTTATTATCTCCATTCCTGAAGACTGCATTGGTTTGCCAATAAGCTCCTCTATCTGAAAGTTTATAACCTAAACTTAGCAAAGACTCCTTGAGTTTTTCTTGAGATATCATTAGATGTTTGGAAGTTCCTCTAAGAACCCTTCTACCGCCTCAACTCCTTCGGAATCCATATGGTCGACTAAGTCTTGTAGATCGCCCCGTTCTTCTAGGGCAAAATTTTCCATATGTAAGTTGATGTAGTTTTTTCTTTTGCTTCCGTCTGGCATTTCCACGGGCTGCAATGCTCTATGCACATCTTTACCTAGCCACCTGTATTTCAAACAAATTAACTTATGAGTACCAAAACCTTCGGGTTCGGATTGAATTTCATCCATTGTTTTTTGCCTTAATAGAAACAGGTGAGAACAGAATTGTGTGATTTGGTCCGATAAAGAAACTATGCTTTCGTCATCAACCACGTTTTCGGCGCTGCGATTATTTGTAATACCAAGCCTGTTGCTTTGAACACTCGTTAACATCGCAACTGTCGGGGCATCATTAAAGCATAATTCTTTTTGAATTAACTGTTTGAACTTATCAACCATTCTACCAACGGTCTCCCATGAACTTGCGCCATTTTGTCTTTCGTATGTAGTTTTAATATAATCAAAGCTGAAGATCATTTTATTCCCACGACCTATCTCTGAGTAATAGAATCTGCGAATAATATTTAACATACTATCGATACTATGACCTGCGACATTATAATAATAAAATTTTAAGTTTTTTATCTTATTCCAAGTTTGCCTGACTTTATTGACAACCTCTTCTCCTGCCTGCCTCCATCTCCCTGTCTCAAGTAAATGCATTGGAACTCCAGAAATTGCTGAGCATTGACGAATGATTAATTCCTCCTTACTCATTTCTCCATTATCGAAGTGAAGAACTGGTGTATTGTTGTTTATAGCTGAAACCTTCGTGCAGAAATCCATACAGAATTGAGTTTTACCTACTCCAGCTCTAGCGACAACAACAGTTATGTTTCCTGGCCTGAGTAATGAGCCATATAATTCATTGACTCTTTGATGTGGCCCCATTAGCCCAAATTCATCAATAGGATTATTACCTCTGTCTTCAATAAAGTCTTCCATTTCTTCAAAAAGATTCTCGGGTTTAATTGAACCGATTTCATAAAGGTTAACTTTGTCATTATATATTTTATCAGCTTCACTAACTATATCGTCAAATGATGCACTGCTCGATAGTGATTTCATATTTTTAGCCACCTCTAAAGAAGAGTCGTGTATTTCTCTCCTAACTGTAATTTTCTTTAATTCTTGAGCGGCTTTAATTACCCCATCTTTCGATATTTGGCGCATAGATAATGCTTTTATGTAATCCGAAACATTGATATTATCCTCGAAAGATATATTTAACGATTTAACTCTTTGCGTTAAGATGACTTCGTCTAAGGCTTCTCCTTTCTCTAAGCTTTGCCTCAGGATACAGAATATTGTCTTATTTACTATAGTATTTTTATTAAAAAAATCTTTATCATCTATAAAAGATGCTATTAAAGGATAGCTTTCTGGAAACTTAATTAGTCCCGCTATTAAATGTTGCTCTAGTTCATATGAATATACCATGTTTGTATGGTATCATATGTATAGAATATAGTCAAGTAATTTCTTCGTCGCCAAAATCATTTAGAGAATCTAAATGCATTTCTTGGGTGGCGACTTGTTCTAGGTATTGTTCTAGGGCTTGCCTTAATCCCATTTCTATTATTGGAGAATTAGCTTTTGTTATAATTGATGGAAGTCCGTCTTGATTCACGAATGCTAATATAAATCCACTATCTCCTCCTGTGGAACCCGTAAATTCAAATAGTTGGCTAATAATATTTTCAGGCAAATTGAATCTTTCCAGATTTTCTGGGTCGATGTTATCTTCGTTCATAAATTATATTACACACATTAAAGATTAACTCCAAAGTTTTCGAATAGTTTTTCATTTAATTTATCTTCTTCGTATATTTCAATTAACTGAATGTCGTTTAATTCGCAAAATTTAAGTTTATCTTGATCTCTTTTTAATTGATTGATGTAATTAATCTTATTCTTTCCATGAAAGAAGGGAACATATTTTGTATGCTGTTTTCCTTGCACCTCAACTGCGACCCTTTTATTTGCATTATAAAAATCTAAGGAGAGTTTTGTGCCTGCAACCGGAAATTCTTCAAATACAATATGATTGCTCCAATATTCTTTTAGAAACTGCTTGGTCTTGTATTGTATTTTACTTCGACTTGGTCCATCCCAGTTAATTAAATAATTCTTAGCTTTTTTAACAGTTCTGGTTGCTCCAAATAAAGTCTTAAAGCGCATTAGTCAAATTTTTGAAATCTTGATACAGGAAATCCGAAAGCTTTTCGTTTTCTTCTAGATAATCAATTAATCTCTGTTCTCCTTGGAATTTTTCATTTATTTCTAGCTTTTTATCAGAAAGCTCTTTAATTAAATCTTCCGAAACAGATATCCATGCACCTTTCTTTTCTATTAAATTAAAAAGGTATAACATGTCAAGAATTTCTCTAGCTCTCCATACTGACTTTCCGTCTTTTTGCCCGTATTTAATTGGATACCTTACTGAAGATCCAGTTTTTTCATTTACACTTTTCCTGAATTTAATCTTACAGTAATGCCCTATAGGCTCACCTTTATCATCTAATTTTGTTGCGGTTGGGTTTTTGAAAATTAAATCAGAAGTATAGCGCTCTTCAAATTCAAGAATAAAGTTAGCATAATGCTTGATTGCATTACCTCCTGCTTGCTTAACTTTTGGACCTCCTCTAGATGCGTAGGGATTGGTTGCGACTTCAACTCTAACTTGGCTAGTTAAAATCATTGTATGGCCCATTTTTGTTATAGGTAAAACCATTTTCTTTAAAAATACAGAAGTTATTAATGCTCCTCCTGCAACTTGTTCCGATTCTGCGAAAGGCTTGTCAATATCATTTACTCTGCATAATGCATCGACACTATCGATTATGAACATATACTTTTTATTGTGTTCATTGTGAAAAACTAATTCTCTTATTAATTCAAAGACTTTTTCAAACACGTTGCAATCAAAAACGAAAAATTTTTCAGGGTTAGTGTCTATACCTGATCTTTCAATCATTTCGGGACTAAATCTACCCTCGCTTTTGATATAAATTATCATACCTTCTTTTTTAAACATTTTTTGGAAGTTTTTAGCGAAAGCCATGGCGCAGCTAGTTTTACCTCCTTCGTTGATTCCTGTAAATCTATGAGCTCCGCCAGGCAGGCCTCCACCTAGGGCTATGTCGAGATTTAAGCTTCCACTTGGAATTTTGTACTCTTCGCTTTCGTGAAAATTGTAATGATATTTTTGATTATCTTTATCTGATAAAAATTTAGATATTTGGTCTGTAGTTTTAATTTCTTTAGTTTTACTCATCTATAAATTGTCTTATTGTTTTGGGTTTTTTAAATATTAATTTATCTTCTCCAAATTTCTCTCCAAGTTTTATTTTTTTACTTTCTGGAATTTTATAGTTAAATTCTCTATATTTTTTTCTTAGAATTTTTAATCCATTTGGGCTTCTGAATAAAGCGAGGGATTTGGATTTAGGTAATGATACTTTTTGCCAAAAATCGATATTCGGGAACATGTCAAGTAAATCATTTAAGATTTTCATTTCTCTAGCCCAAAAAAGCCTCTTTTGCGAAGAGGGTTCTTCTGCGAATTTTTTTATTAAATCTTTCTTATGAGTTTGCTTCACTCACTAAGTTTAACTTGTGAATTAAATATTGTCAAGCAAAAAACAATAAGAGGGCTTCTCTTTTCTGTAAGATCTGTTATCTAATCTATCGTTTAAATATTTTTTTACGGTTGTATCAAAAACTTTTTGCATCAAAGGGGTTTCTTGTTGCGGGCAAAGATCATCGATTTCTGCGGAAATTGCTTGACAATTTAATATATCCGCCTTACTAAAGTCAGCTTCCTTAGAGAATTTATGGCATCCTTTAATTGATGACGGAACGATTACGTAAAAACCTGAATCATCAGAACCTTTAATTATCACGTCTTTTTCTCGAGCATTATTTAGATCATTTAATGCTTTTTCTTTTTCTTTTATTAGTTGATCAATGAATTCTTTTAATTCGTTTATCTGTTTTAATTTGTTATTTAGGTCAATATTTTTAGATTCAAATTCATTTGATTTTAAATTTAGATATTTAATTTTTTTATTTTGAGAATTTACTGTTTCGTTTAATTCTTTTATTAAGATCTCATTTTCTGTATTGATATTACTTTTTTCTTTTTGTAGGTCATTTAATTGCTTCTTTAGATTTACAAGTTCTAAGGAACATTTATTGGCCTCTTCTTTAGTTTGAGATATTAAAAACTCATTACTTTTTCTTTTAATTTGTATCTGTTTTATTTCCTCAATATCATTTTCGAGGTTATTGGCTTTATCTAGGACTCGTTTTTTGGATATTTTAATTTGCTCTAGCTCTCTAAATTTTTCATCTCTTTCAGCTTTTAATGTTTTTATTTCTTCTTTAATTGGAGAGTTTCTCTCAGCTTCAAGAGCTTGTTTTTCAGCTTCGATCTTAGCTTCTCTTGCGGATTGTTGATATTTCTGTATTTCTTCTTTATAGAGATTTACCTGAGACTCTTTTAGTTCTATAATTTTTTCTTCTTGTTCAATATCTTTTTGCCTTTCTTTTATTTCTAATTCTTTAGCTTCCAACTCTTTACTTATAATTTTAAACTCAGCGTTCTTGGTTATTACTTCCGATTCATCAATTTGTAATCCAGGAAATCTTTTCATTAAACTAATGTGAGCGGCTAGTACAAGTAGAACAGCTAAGGGATCGAATACAAAAATCAATATTATTATCACTATTCTTACCGCTTTTCCCATATCAAAGTCAACCCCTGTGAAGTCAGAAATTAATTCTGCAACATATTTTATCGGCCCAACTTCAGCTTCTAATTGTCTCGATCCATCGTCATAATTAAATTTTTCTTTTTCTAATTCATCAATTTTATTTAAAGATTCAGTTATCTTGTTGTTATATTCTTCTATTTTATTTTTGACTTCATCAGGTTTATCAAATCCAATGGATTGATATTCTTGTATTCTTTTTCTGATATCTGAAATCAAAGAGGATGTCTCGTTTCTGTATTTAGATATACGTTCTTCTATCTCACTTTTCTTTTTGCTTAATTCAAGCCTCTCGTCTGCTTGTTCTGCAGTGATCTGCTCTAGATCCTTCTTTTTGTTAGAAAAGAGCCCTCCAGATTTACTTTTAACTAAATTCAATTCTTCATTTAATTTATCAATTCTGGATTGAATAGGGATTAACATTTTGTTGTCTAATTCAATATCTTTTTCTAATTGACTTGAGAGTTGTTCTATCTTTTTTTGTTCTAAATTGATATTCTCTTGGCTTTTGTCGTTTAAATTTTGATTGCTATTTTCTGCCTGAGATATTAGATCTTTTTGCCTTAAAATAAAATCTTTTTCTCTTTGTATTTTATTTTCTACTTGAGTAGCTAGTGCAATATTTTTTTCAGCATTAGCTTCGTGTTCTATATGAGACTTCGATAGAAATCCAAAAATGCCCATACTAGTAATCCCCATGAGAACTAATATTGCCGAAAATAAATATATTTTTATAGTTTTTGGGGCGGAGGCCCAGTTATTATGAAGCCATATTGCTGCAATAATTTTTCCAACTTCTAATGCTGCGCCCATAGCTATAACAGCTTCTATTGAACCTGGGAAAATTGTAGCTAAACCTATTATACTGAAATAAGCAGCTATACAAGAAATGCTTAATGCGGATAGTAATGTTAATATTGCAAAAATCATTGTATTCTATAATTTGAATTAGGTGGTTGTTTTTTATTGAGGGGATCTACTTGCGAAATGTCTGTGCGGTTTGAATTCGCATAATACCCGCGGTTATCGTTAGGGTAATACTCTCTTTCTCCTTTTTTAGCTGTTTCTTCAACTTCTTGTTGAGAAGAATAATCGTATGGCCCTGGGGTTAAATCTCTATTATCGTTGCTGTATCTAAAATTTGGATTTTCTGTATGTTCACTCATATATATCATTACACTCCATATCTGAAAGTTTTACGGTTATCGTCTGCCCATTGTCAAGTTCAATAGTCGCAAACTTAGCTCCATCTTCAGGACCTCCTAGTTCTTCGTATTCATTTATAACTTTGCCAACCATTTCTTTTCGTTGACTTTAACTATGCATATTTTAGGTTTTTCTTTCATATTTTTATATACACATTTATATTTTAAGTGCAAAAGTTAAAAGTTAACTTTGGACTTTTATTAGACTTTACTTTAACTTATGTGTATCATAAAGGATGAGCAAAAGAAAATATACTAAACGCTCCGATTATTGGAATAAGTTTGATAAAGATGACGATGATAACCTCAAGCGTTTAATAGAAATTCCCATCTCAGAACCCTTTTCTTCCGGAGAGCCTTATTACTCTGAATCAAAAGCTTCATCGTATTCCAGAACAGAATCTAAGTCTGACGAGTTTGCATCTAGGAGAAATGCAACTCATAAATCTAGTAAAAAATTTAGGTTTTCTAATATATCGGGGGGCATGTTGCCTTATGTTTATGGTCATGACGGAGTAAATGTAAGAGATTCTATTGAGTTGTGTCAAAAAGCTTACGCTAATATATCTGTTTTTAGAAATGCGATTGATGTAATGTCTGAATTTGCTAACTCAAATCTCTATCTCGAAGGAGGGACTCAAAAATCTAGAGACTTCATATATAAATGGTTTGATAAAGTTAACCTCTGGAACCTTAAGGATCAGTATTTTCGAGAATATTATAGGAGTGGAAATATATTTTTATACAGAGTAGATGGCGAATTTTCTAAAACAGACTTTGATAAATTGAGTAAGATATATGGATCAACAATATCTTTAAAGCCTGGAAAATTACCTGTAAAATATATAGTTCTTAATCCTTATGATATTGTTGCGACAAAAGGTTCTTCTTTTGAAACGGCTTTATACGAAAAAATATTATCCGAATATGATATAGAGAGACTTAAAAACCCCAAAACAGACTATGATTTACAGGTATACGAATCATTAGATGAAGATATTAAGGAGAAAATTAAAAATGGAAAATATAATCAGGACGGACTTAGGGTTAAATTGGATCCGAGTAATTTGGTTTACTCTTTTTACAAAAAACAAGATTACGAACCTTTTGCTATTCCTTTTGGTTATCCTGTGTTAGATGACATTAATTTTAAATTAGAACTAAAAAAAATCGATCAAGCTATATGTAGGACAATTGAAAATGTAATTCTTCTCATTACTATGGGTGCAGAGCCTGATAAGGGAGGTATTAATCCTCGAAATATGGAGGCGATGCAAAATTTATTTAAGAACGAAAGTGTCGGGAGGGTTTTGGTTAGTGACTATACAACAAAAGCTCAATTTATTATACCTGATATTGGTAAGGTGGTTGGCCCCGCTAAATATGAAGTAATTAATAATGACATTAAAGAAGGTTTGCAAAATGTTATTGTCGGAGATGAAAGGTATAGCAATACTCAAGTGAAAGCTAAGATATTCTTAGAAAGATTAAAAGAGTCTAGGAATGCTTTTATTTATGATTTTTTGCAACCTCAAATAAAAATGATTTGCCAGAATTTAGGGTTTAGAAAATACCCGAAAGTCAAGTTTGAGGAGACGGATATTAAAGACGAAGTTCAATTACAGAGGGTCGCTACTAGACTAATGGAATTAGGCTTAATTACTCCACAACAAGGAATGACCGCGATAGAAAAAGGTATATACCCTAATCCCGAAGAATTGGATGCAGCTCAGGAGGAGTATATAGAGCAAAGGAAGAATGGGTTATATAATCCAATAGTAGGTGGAGTACCAATGGTTTCCCCTGAAGTTGGGGTTACTGAGACAGAGGTTCGAAACAATACGACAAAAAATGAAGTTGGTAGACCTGTAGGAACTTCTGATATACCTCAAGAATCTTCAGCATCTTTATTTAGTAGAGAAGATATTCAATCTGTTATTTATAACACAGAAGAATTAAGAAACTTTGCTCTAGCTGAAATTAAAAATAAACTTAAAAGAAAAAGATTACGAAAACAAGAGAAAAATATGATTGATGAATTATGTCAATCAGTTATAATTTCAACTAATAATAAAAAGTGGAAGGATAGGATTGCATCATGCATTAATGATTCTAGTAATATAGGAAATTTACATCCAAAGACAGAAGTGCAAGATATAGCTTCAGAGTATAATCTTGATTTGTATTCTGCAGCTTTGTTATATCATAGCCAAAAGGAGGTTTAAGAAATGGGAGCCTTCGAAACTTTCGTAAATGCTAACTTAGGTATAAGAAAGCCTTTAATCCTTGATTCCGGGCATCCAACCGGAAGCTTTAAAGCTGCAGGTATAGTTGGTTCTGAATATATAGATACTGATACGAATGAAATCTACGAGAAGACTGGGGAAAATAATTTACGCGATTGGTCTTTAATTAGGAAACTTGGAGACTCGCTTGAGGATTCTCAGTCATCTGTTTCTGCTCAAAGTTTTTCTGCATCGATAAACGTTCCATTAAATGCAGATAATTTAAATATAAAGTTCGATGATTTAGGTAACGAGAATGTATATCTTGAAGCTCCTAGGGTTTTTGTTTCCTTGAGGTTTAATGATTTACCTGAAGATCTGTATGCTCACTCTATTTATGGAGTAAATTCAGAAGGTTTTAATATTCAACTGTCAGACGAAATGGCTCAAACAGGTTGTTATTTAGATGTACTGGTTACTGCTTCACCGGATCAAATTAGCGGTTCATTTTAAAGGCTTTAAGTTTCTTGCTATTATTTCAAATATAGATTTTTTTATTTGTTCGTCACCTTTGTCCCATTTATACATTATATCATTTTTTATATGGTTCATTTGTTGCTCCATTTTTTCGATCTCTTTTTTTAATTGATCTATAAATTCAGGAGAAATTGTTTTAACGCCCACGTTAAGTTCTAGGGCTACTTTAAGTATTTTGCGAAAATCTCCATTCTGTTTACCTTCAATGACCTCATTGTACATATCTAACCTTTCATTGGTTTCGTTTTCAGGTAAATCTTTATTTAAATCCGGGTGAGTTTTTTTAACAACTTCACGAAATAAATCATTCATCTCGTCATTAGATAACTCTGTTGACTTATCTTTTTTATCTGGAACAGATTCAAATGGGTGTTGTATTTTTTTATTGTCGCAATATTCAAGCATGGCTGCAATAAACTTTCTTCTAATTTCTTCAAATTCTTCAACCAGCTCTTCATGTTCTAGATTGAGATAGATCGCTTTATGCCTTAATTTATTGAAAACTTTCTTTAGTCTTTTTTGAGCTTCTGGCGCAGAATACTTGACAGGTAAGTTTTCTTTTATATATTTTTTATTATCGGGCTCATATTTACCTAGTGGATGTTTTTCTCTTTCTGAGAATAAATCATTAAACAAATCTTTTCTATTCATATATTATTTTACACAAAAAAGGCGACCCCAAGGGGTCGCCAAAGATAAAGAATATCTTTCTCGTTAGGTTTTACCCAATAGAAGCAATTAACTCTACTGTGTAATTTGCAGAAGGTGTGTTATCTGCAAATGTTACAGTAGCAGCGCTTGCGCTAACTGAGGAAACCATGCATGCGATGATTGGATCGTTTGCATCAGAGCTTTTTAATTGAGCTACAACAATTGGGGTTGATGCAAATGTGCGACCAAAACTAATTGAGCCGGAATTGTCAACACCGTTACCCACACTTGTGCTAACTGCGACTACATCATTTGTTGCGATAATAGCTGCGAGGCTAGAGATATCACTATCAGTAGTTGCTTCATCAGCGTCGCGTTGAGCTTGTAAGCTAGAAACGTCACTCTCAAGGTCTCCTGTACCTGCGCTATTAAGAGCTGCAAGACTGGAAACGTCGCTCTCAAGGTCTCCCTTGTTAGTTGAGATATCACCAGCAAGACTGGAAACGTCGCTATCAGTAGCTGCTTCGTCAGCTACGCGCTGAACTTGAAGGCTGGAAACGTCGCTCTCAAGGTCTCCCTTGTTTGTTGCGATATCACCAGCAAGACTGGAAACATCACTATCAGTAGTTCCTTCGTCAGCGTCGCGTTGAGCTTGAAGACTGGAAATATTGCTCTCTAAATCTCCTGTGCTTCCTGCAGATATAGCTGCAAGGCTGGAAACGTCACTCTCAAGGTCTCCCTTGTTAGTTGAGATATCACCAGCAAGACTGGAAACGTCGCTCTCAAGGTCTCCCTTGTTTGTTGCGATATCACCAGCAAGGCTAGAAACGTCACTATCAGTAGTTCCTTCGTCAGCGTCGCGTTGAGCTTGAAGACTGGAAATATTGCTCTCTAAATCTCCTGTGCTTCCTGCAGATATAGCTGCAAGGCTGGAAACGTCACTCTCAAGGTCTCCCTTGTTAGTTGAGATATCACCAGCAAGACTGGAAACGTCGCTATCAGTAGCTGCTTCGTCAGCTACGCGCTGAACTTGAAGGCTGGAAACGTCGCTCTCAAGGTCTCCCTTGTTTGTTGCGATATCACCAGCAAGGCTAGAAACGTCACTATCAGTAGTTCCTTCGTCAGCGTCGCGTTGAGCTTGAAGGCTGGAAATACTGCTCTCTAAATCTCCTGTGCTTCCTGCAGATATAGCTGCAAGGCTAGAGATATCGCTATCAGTGTTTCCTTCGTCCGCTACTCTTTGAGCGTGTAAACTAGAGATATCATTTTCAATAGTTTGACGAGACATTAATGTGCTACCGCTTGCGCTTTTAATTTCAAAAGCGTTTTCGGAGCTCGCTTCAAGGAGGAGATTACCTCCAAGATTTAATGATTCAGTACGGAATATTTTTGCCATACAGTAATATATACCTTAAAACTATAGTTTTGGGAAGTTTATTTTTTAATAAATCCAGATAAATACTAGCATCCAAGGTGATTCCAGTAACTCATAAATATCTTCTTTAATTCATAAGGATAAGCCATAAAATGTAATATAAATGTGTCATTATTTACTAACCTTGGGTCAGTATTAAATTCTTTCATTTTAAATATTTTTCTATTAAAACCAAAGCCATCACTCTTTTTTAATATCTCGCATAATATTTCTTGATCTCCTCCGCTGGCGTACAATGAAGATTTATCTCCATCGAAATCTCGCCATTTTTTTATTATGTTTTTTGTATATTGATGAGATTTAAAGAATAATACCCCGCTATTTAGCATGCAATGATCGCCAATATCTTTTGTTGCAAGTATGAATTTTTTCGGAGCTTTTTCTATAATTGATTCAAGTTTTTTTTCTGGATTAAAAATTAACGTGTCTGAATCCATCCATACAATATAATCGTGATCATCAATATGATTAAGTAACGCTTGGGATTTTGACCAATTCGGACTTCCGTTTTTATCTAAATTTTCTCTGTAGACGTAAAAGCTGTAACCCTGCTTTTCGCAGTATTCTTTAATACTTTTTTCTGAGTAAATAGCGAATTCAGAAATCTCTTTCGTATACAGGCTGACGATTGCAATCTTCTTAAATGGATTAAAACAATTGAATTTATCTTTAGGTTCTTCAATCACAGGTATTTGCGAGCTTATGTATTTAACCCAATCAAAAAGCTTTCTGTGTTTTCCAAATCTATCATTATTGAAAAAACTTAACCATTGATTTTTGAGATCTATTAATTCTTGTTGTTTTTTATTCATTTGAATTTCATTTTATTTTTATCTATAGGGTTTCTTACCCCCCAATGTTCAACTCCACTTTCATCGTACATAGCTTCTTTACCTAAACCATTAGCTATATTGAATGTATTTTTATCGTATTTAAATAGAAAAGTCTCTTCGGGCGGAGTTTCTATGAAAATTTGAATATACTTTGATTCATTTATCTTTTCAATTATTTTATCTAAAACTTCTTCGCTTGGATGTCTTTCTAGACTGTGTCCATAAATCATTTTAGTTAAAGCGTGAAAATATGTAATTGGCGCTAATGTTAATATATCTTGCCAACCTGACCTTCTTCTCCTTAACATTAAATCTAATGCTGATTTATGTAGTGGATTATTTGGGGCGCTAATCATAATATCTTGAGAAAAGTCTATGATTTTTCCATGATTGGAGTGCAGGGGTAAAACGCATTTTGCGTTTTTTTGTATAATTGAGTCTAGATCTTTATTTGTATGTCTATCTATATCTGTATATAGGCCACCTTCGTTAACTATTTTTAATAGACGCCATGTGTCAACTTTTGATACTATCGGTGCGTCTTTAATTAAATTGTAGTCTACGCTTGATAAGTTCTCCTTTAAATAAGTTTCTACTTCGTTATCATCTGAGATGATAAGCTCCCAGTTAGGGTTTAACTTAATTAAATTCTGTATTCCATTTATAGCTAATTGATTTGAACTTTCTAAGATAGATTTATCTTTCCATGAAATATGAATTTTTTTAGGTATAGATGGTAGAGGTTCAAGTAAATCATCTAGATTTTTTGATTGAGAACTTATTCTCATAATAGAAGAATTATTAAAAAAACTAGATTTCTTTTTGGGTAAATTAATCGGATCAGAATATACTTTTTTATGATACTTGCTATTATCTAGTTCAAAATTAGTTGCAGCTTCCCTACCTCCGAACTTTAAATCCTGAAGAAAAATAGGTTTCTTAAGAGCGTATACATTATAATTTGTCTGCATTTCCGCAGCAAAAACATCCCAAATTTTATCTTGATAAAAACCATCGATCATAGCTTTCTGATAAGCCGCTGCGCCGAGAGCGCTGCAAATCATTATTGAGTGACCGCTTAACATATTAAATATTTGATAAGTATTTTCATCTACCTCTTTTGCAGAGATATCATCAACAGCTTTACCGTTATTCATTGCAAGCTGGGACAAACCTAGATAAAACAAATCAGCATCATACGGAATATCTATCTCTTCTGGCATTTCCCTGAAAAAAGAAATATCGTCCTCTAATATCACAAAGGGTTGAAATGGTTTGTCATTATCTTGATCCCTTAACCCTGCCTCAATCATTCTTGCATGACCTATACTTCCAGATTTTTCTTTTGATATACCTATTTCAAAAGGTAGTACTTTTTTGCATTGATAATATTTTAATATAGATTCTACATGTTTAGAGTTTTCACTATCTTCTGTTTTTGTTAGATAATAAAATTTAATATTATTTGTTTTGAGTATCATCTATTATTTTCTTATATACATTAATGTTGTTTGTATTATATGGACTATATTTATTTAGGAAATTTCTATTATCTTCCCTGCTTTGATCTAGTGTTTTTGAATGATTAAGTATAGCGTTCTTTAATTGGTTTGCGCCAAAATCTACATCGCAGTCTGGATAATAATAACCTACATCTTGTAAAGTTGGCGAATTATGTATTAAGGGCAGGTTTAAAAATAAAGCCTCGAGATAACTGTAGTTTAGTTCATTTTTTATTTGATGGCTAACTATAGTGCTTCCAAATTTACTTAAAGCGTTGAGAGAACCCCATCTTTTATTAAAGTAGCAAAAGTCTTTCTTTTTAACTACACTTAGTCTATTCATTAGTTTTTCAAAAAATGGATTAAACTTAATTCGTTGACAACAGAATAAATTTACAGATTTCATTATTTCCGAATCCTTGTGATAGAGGTTTTCGCATATATTAATTGGCACTATACAATTTTTAATATATGAAATATTAGGTTCAAAGATACATATTTTATGGCTTCTGGCTTGTGTATAATTAGGATCCAAGCCTTTGTATTTTAATTCTTGTATCTTATCTTCTACGAAAAATGAATCCCATATAAATGGTATGACTATAACTTTTTCAAAATTATAATATGTCTTAATATAGTTTTTTGAAAATTCATGTTGCGGGGATATCCAGATTTGATCTAGATATTTTGGCTTTTCTAATGGAAGCTTTGCGCTTTTATCTAATAAGGAGTGATGTATGTCGTCCATTAATTTATTGCCAAAATGAATCAAAATTGTATTGAAATTTTTATTTCTAGATTTAAATTTATCGTACATCTCTGGCAGTAAATCAAATCCAGCTACTATTATTAGATCTAAGCTTTCGTTGTCATCAGATAATAAGTCATCTAATAGCATGCCTTTGTGATCTTTTTTTAATTTATGTAATGGCTCTTTATATGTAATGTAGAAACATTCGTGGCCGCATCTTTGTATCATTTCGTACAAGAAGACTATATTTTGTTGCATCCCGTTCGCCCAGAAGGCGACCGACATATCGAGGGTTATTCCTATTTTCATGACAATAATTTTTTATATTTTTCTATAACAAGTGGATTTTTGGGTGAATATTTGTAAATTGTTTTTCTAGAGTTTTCTTTGTAAGATTCCAGGTTTTGATCGTGGTAGTTTAGGGCTAGTTCTAAAGCTCTACTTCCAAGTTTAGTGTCGTAATCAGGGTAATAATATCCTGCTGATTTAATAATATTGGAATTATGAACTAATGGAAAATTGAAATGTAACGCTTCGAGATAAGTATAATTCAGGGCATTTAGTAGTTGGTTGGAGATAAATATATTGGATAAGCCTGTGAATATTTTGGTCACTTTTATTCTCGGCTTGAATTCAATTTTATTTTCTTTTGTAATGTTGAGTTTCCACATTAAAGATTTGAAGTATTTTTTATCTAAAAACTTTGATGCGCAATAAACAGATATTTTGTTGAAATCTTCTTTACTTATATTTGAAAAATATTCCTCCGCTATCATAATTGAAGGGAGGCAGTGCTTAGTTATGTTTAAATTAGGTTCGAGTATACCAATATTTTTCTCTTCTCCTGCCTTATAGTAGCATGTTTTGTTTATTTTATTCCAGATTTTTTCATGAATATCTACATATTTAGGGCTCCAGATATAAGGTAATTCGAATATTTTTTCCGTATGATAATACGTTTTATAGTAATTGTAGGAAAATTTATAATGGGGAGATATCCAAACTTCGTCAGCGGTTTCATTATCTATTGCTAAGTGATCCTGCCAACTACATCTTTCTATATCGGCTAGCATTCCGTTGCCATAAACTATATGAATATTTTTAAAACTTTTATTTTTTTGCCTTATTAATGAAATCGTGGAAGATTCTATTAGCCAGGCAGTGTTTAGTACAAAAGCTAAATCATCACAATAATCTAAGATTTCATTTTTTTCAATAATTATAATATCACATGGAGGATCAACACATTTATCTATGTCATGATTTACTGCAATAATAGGATTGAATCCTAAATTAATTAATAATTCAGATAAAAATACAATATTTTGCTGCAAACCATTACTAAAAAGCCCGTTTTCAAAATTAGCTGTCAATAAAACTTTCATTGACTTAATTTACACAATTAATTTTCCGAAATTACAAAACTTGCTGGATTAGATGTTGAGGTATTTGCTGATCTGTTTAGTTTGTCTAAATTAAAAACAAAGCTCCCATCTGAATCTGTGAGTCCGCTTGAGTTACATATTGTAAATTTATTATTTACATCGTAAGAATTGTCCAGCTGTATGCCATCAGAGTAAGATTGATAGGTATATATTGTTCCTCCGTTTGGAGCCGTACCTCCTTCAGAGACATTTTCAAAAGTTACGCTGCTAGTATTTGAGACAGTGGTTCCTATGTCAGCTAAACCTGCCCCTAAGCTATTTGGGGAGGCATTAATTGTTCTAGAGGAAAATCCTGCAAGCGTATAATTTGGGTTAGTTGAAATTGAATTTGTTGTAATTCCTGCTAAATTAGTTGCGGTAATACTCCATGAGAAAGTTCCTTTTGTATTAGAATCTGAAACTGTAATTGTATAAGAATTACTCGTCTCTCCTGTTCCCGAACTATTGATGACAAGAACAGGCTGATTGCTTTGAGATGAATCAAGACTTAGAGTTGGGCTATTCAGCATTAGCTGCGAACTTTGAAGATAAAATTGATCTGATATTCCTGATGGTGAGCTTGATAATTTTGAAGCTAAATTATTTATTGATAAAGTCAGTGGTGTGTTTGCTATATTTACTATATCTTGACGTTCGATAGTTATACCGTTTGATGTTTTCGTTCCTGATAAGATGAAATTATTAACAGATATATTATATGAACCGCCTAATCTAAAAACCTCTTTTTTAACTAAAGCGTATCCGTTTGAACTAAGCTGGGGTGTAGTATTAATGCTTACGGTTTGCGTACTACCCGAAGTAGGTTGTAACCCGCTATGATTTAAGTTTACGCCAGATGAAGCCACTGCAGATAAGTTTGGCTGACTGTTAATAAAATTTATAATTGGCCCATTATAAGGCCATCCATTTTGGCGCTTTGGATAATTAACTATAAGTGTAGTACCAGAGGTAGAAATAGATGCAGTACCTCCGTAATTTATGATGTTCAACCTAAGATGTGTATAAGCTCCTGCATAAGGCCCAGTCATAGTAACCCTTACATATCCTCCAGGTTGATTTAATAACTGCCTAACTACCCAATTTCCATAATATTCTAATTCATTATCAAATTGACTATTGGTAGAGAAGTTTAATTCACCAGATCCACCTAAATTGTTATCATCTATATAAAGAGTGTCTACGTTATTTTTTTCGAAATTGATAGTGGCAGATTCAGAATTTTTTAATGCACTTTGATTAATCGGGTAATCTATTCCTAACAAGTTTAAATACGGTACTGATCCGTTATTTAATGTGGCAGTATCTGATGTTGTGAACTTATCGCTCAGTGTTCCAAAATTATTTCTTGCAATAAATGCTGCAGGTTGACTTCCGTCTCTGGTCGAAGATCCTATTGAACCGTATACATTAATAGGAACTGTAAATTTATAGCTTCCGTCTGAAAGAGTTGTCTTCGAGTAGCTTGAGGAGTAAGAAGTTTGTGATCCGTTAGATACACCTTCACTTCTAACTGAAAGAGAAATATTGTTTATCGATGTACCTTTACCATCTATAAAGATTTCGGATTGCACAGTGTCTCCAGCTTTAATTTCAGAAGTACCAATTGAATGCGGAGAAGTAGCTGAGGAAGCTATTGACTGTAAGGAGGCTCCAGTTATTTGCGGCCCGTTTGCAATTTTAACTTTTATACTATCTGTGTCTGTTGCTCCGTTTGAAGTTTTAGAAGCAGAAATTGTTATATTGTTTGAATTATTGTATATTCCTTGTACGTAATCTACTGTTTTTACCGATTGAAAAACTGCAGGATCGGTGATTGAAATATCATTACTTGTTGTATATGAAACTAAATCAGATGAACTATTCCAATTAGATATACTATTATTAAAAGTTGTGGATTCTCCTTCTCTTAAACCATCTGTTCTACCATTATATGAAGTTGGATTACTTGCAGATATTGATGGATAAATTTGATCTACATCTCTAGTTCCACTACCGTGAACAAAAACTTCAGATGATATTGCATCTCCAGTTGAGCCAAAGGCGTTTACCGCTTGTACTGCTACTCCGTGTGAACCATTGGATACATTTGAAACTGTTATTGGTATTGTGGCCGTAAATATGCCGTTTGATTCTACTAAACTGTAATTAGCGAAATTTATTTGTTGAGCTAAACCTGAGCCTAAAACTTTAATAGAACTAACATCATTTGTGTCAAAGTCTACGTATACATTTAAGGAATCTCCTTGTTTTAAATGAGTTGACCCTATGTTTTCTCCTGGTTTAGGCGTTGCGGCAGTTATTGGGTCAATTCTTATATCTACAGCTTCTGGACCTCCTCCTGCTTCGGATAGGGGTATTATGATTGTTCTACCATTAGCTTCTCCGCTTAATTCAGTCTTGCCTTCTATATTTAAGTTATCTATAAATCCAATAAATCTTCTTGTATTATCTCCTAGCTGCTGTATGTTTCCAAAAGGTATTTGTTGTCCTTCAATGTAAGCGGAACCCATATAGTCATCATTGGGTCCGTCCCATTGCATTTCAACCCTTAAATCTTCTGCAGTAGTAACTTCTACAGAAGATAAATACAAATTTGGGTCTGGTGTGTTATAATAAGTTTTATTTGTAACGCCTATATTATCAAGTACATCTGAAAAGAAAACAAATTCCGCTGCTCCAGATTGTACTTGAGAGACAGATGTTCCTAAGCTAGCCACATCTACTCCATCTAGGGTTAAACCGCTGATAAAATTACCACTTAAAAATTCTACTGAATCTTGCGTGGTTAAATTTTGATCCATTGAGAACTCTAAATCCCCAATAAAAAGATTGTCGAAATATCCTGTAGCCCAAGGCTTACCTAATCGACCTACTCCACCTTCTCCGCTATTTCTTGGAACTAAATTTCTTGTAGCCATTACTTATATTACACAAATTATACTAAAATGATATATCATCTGTAAATGCTTCCGGTCCGGTATTATATCTCCAGATATTAGCTCTTAATTCTATATCAGTTTCATTCTTTAATATCCACATCGTATCAGATATTTCTTTTTCGTTACTTGGTATAATATCTCCATTTTCATCTATTTCAAAAGCTTCTTTTAAGTCGTATCTATCTACTGATCCAGTTATGGAGCCGGATATATCACTAGCTTTTATTTCGTCGGTTAAAATTAAAGATTTTTCGTCGTCGGAAACTTTTAAAAATTTACCACTACCACTAATGAATGAAGTGGGGGTGTCAAGTAAATCTAAAAAGTTTGAAGCTCCGGCAGTATTAACTTTCCTTTCTAAATTTAAGTATGTATCATTTGGATTAGATGATATAGAGAATTGTCCTGTATCTGTAGAAAAATGTTCTATTTCTGCCACGATGTAATCGTCGTGAGTTAAAAAAACGTTTTTGATATTAACTTGAGGTTTTAGTATTGATGAATATGCTGAATTATACTCTTCGACTAATTCACTATCTTGTTTAAATCTTATATCCGAACCTAGATAAGTTGTTTGATTTGTAGATATATTTTTCTTATATATATTAGCGGTAGATTTAAGTATTGATCCTAAGTTTTGGTCTTCTTTATAAGTCCATTCAAAATCTATATCATAGAATGCTGAATCGCTAGCTCTTAGAGTATTATACTGTCCTTCGTATAGCCAATTTTTTGAGCCCGAAGATAATTGTCCATTAAAATTTAATATTGTGCCTGATTGATTATTAATGAATTGACCGTCTAATATTGATGCTTTTGAAAATATACTTCCCGAAGCTTCTACTACTTCGGAGTATTCTATTGAAGTGCCTTCTTTGGATACCCTAAGATATTTTCCTGCGCCATCTTCTATTCTTTCTGGAGTGTCAAGTAACTGCTCAAAAGTAAAAACTCCGCTTGCTGGAGAATTCTTTTTTTCTATATTTATGTATGTGTCAAATTCCTCTGTAGATATTTTGTATAATTTTCCTGTATTAGCTGAATAATGACTGGCTACTGCGTATATTTCTTCTTCAGGGGTAAGGAATACATTTTTAATGTTAATTACTGGATTTAATGCTGAAGAATATGCTCCGCTATACTCTTCGATAAATGCCGCATCTGTTTTGAATTTAACATCGGTTCCTAATATTTCTTGAAAATTTGTTAATTTGTTAACTTTGTATACGAGGCTATTAGAGCTTAAAATATCTCCTACATATTCCCCAGAGTTATATTTCCAACTAAAATCAATATCATAATAGCCTTGTTCTTCTACGTTAAATGTGTTTCTGGAGTTATCTTCACTTAAAGATCTCCAGTCATAAGATCCTTCAGATAATTGCCCTGTAAAATTAATATTAAGTTGATTCGCATTACTTAAATATTGCTCTCCAGACGCAAAAGCTTTGCAAAATATAGCAGCTTCGTTTGACGCTGTAACGTGTCCAGATATAACTATACCAGAACTAAAGTCTATGCTTGATAATGAACCTTCTAATTCATCTAACCTTTCTTCTACATCAAAGCCGTTTAAATTTAAATTATCAAATATTCCTGCACTGGATACAAAGTTTACTCCAGATAGTTCAGAGAATAATCCTGTAGATAGCTCTAGATTCTGAATCAATCCTGATTCAGTAATAAAGTTTACTCCAGATAGTTCAGAGAATAATCCTGTAGATAGCTCTAGATTCTGAATCAATCCTGATTCAGTAATAAAGTTTACTCCAGATAGTTCAGAGAATAATCCTGTAGATAGCTCTAGATTCTGAATCAATCCTGATTCAGTAATAAAGTTTACTCCAGATAGTTCAGAGAATAATCCTGTAGATAGCTCTAGATTCTGAATCAATCCTGATTCAGTAATAAAGTTTACCCCAGATAGTTCAGAGAATAATCCTGTAGATAGCTCTAGATTCTGAATCAATCCTGATTCAGTAATAAAGTTTACTCCAGATAGTTCAGAGAATAATCCTGTAGATAGCTCTAGATTCTGAATCAATCCTGATTCAGTAATAAAGTTTACTCCAGATAGTTCAGAGAATAATCCTGTAGATAGCTCTAGATTCTGAATCAATCCTGATTCAGTAATAAAGTTTACTCCAGATAGTTCAGAGAATAATCCTGTAGATAGCTCTAGATTCTGAATCAATCCTGATTCAGTAATAAAGTTTACCCCAGATAGTTCAGAGAATAATCCTGTAGATAGCTCTAGATTCTGAATCAATCCTGATTCAGTAATAAAGTTTACTCCAGATAGTTCAGAGAATAATCCTGTAGATAGCTCTAGATTCTGAATCAATCCTGATTCAGTAATAAAGTTTACTCCAGATAGTTCAGAGAATAATCCTGTAGATAGCTCTAGATTCTGAATCAATCCTGATTCAGTAATAAAGTTTACTCCAGATAGTTCAGAGAATAATCCTGTAGATAGCTCTAGATTCTGAATCAATCCTGATTCAGTAATAAAGTTTACCCCAGATAGTTCAGAGAATAATCCTGTAGATAGCTCTAGATTCTGAATCAATCCTGATTCAGTAATAAAGTTTACTCCAGATAGTTCAGAGAATAATCCTGTAGATAGCTCTAGATTCTGAATCAATCCTGATTCAGTAATAAAGTTTACTCCAGATAGTTCAGAGAATAATCCTGTAGATAGCTCTAGATTCTGAATCAATCCTGATTCAGTAATAAAGTTTACTCCAGATAGTTCAGAGAATAATCCTGTAGATAGCTCTAGATTCTGAATTAATCCTGATTCAGTAATGAAGTTTAATCCAGATAGTTCAGAGAATAATCCTGTAGATAGCTCTAGATTCTGAATCAATCCTGATTCGCCAATTAAGCTTACTCCAGATAGTTCAGAGAATAATCCTAGATTTACATTTAATTTTTTTACTGTAATTTCATCTACAGCAATACGATGTCCATCTATTTCTACTAGCGGATCATTAGTGTTTGGTCCTATTACATATTGATCTAAACCAATTTTCCTTACCGGCTTTTTTATTTCAAAAAAATCCATTATTACTTAAAATTATCGTAAAACCCTGTTTCTTTATAAACTATTGAATATTTTACTGTATAACCTGATATAGTATGAGGTCTTTTCACAAAAACTCTTCCAGCTTCATCACTGTCAATTTTGACCGCCATGTCTGTGTCTAGATATATTAGATCATCCGTTTTCGGTGAGACTGGTTCTGTGTTATTTTTTCTTCTTTCTGCAGTATGGAACTGTATAGGATAAGGGGATTCATTATATATAACTACATGGTCTACTAAGCCTCTTTCATATAAATCATTAAAGTCGTCTAATTCATAAGAATTAATTAAACTTGCAGATTTATTTTCTTGACGAAGACTAAATAAAGTGTCACTATGGAAAGTTGCATAGGATTCGCTGCATCTATCTGGATCTGTATATTCTGAATGAATAAAATAATTAGGATGACCTGTTTCGAGCATACTCTTGTTCAATCTTCCATTTGAAAAATAATTTCCAAAAACGTCATCCATTAAATTTTTATCTTGACCGAAGCACTCTCCTGAAACTATACCATATCTTAAATCATCTGGAATGTTTTCCATTAGAATAAAATCTTCTTCTATTTTTTGGGAGACAGTTTTAGTTCTTAGTTTCCATGGTTGGTATAATTCTCTTTTCTGAGCTTGATCTAATTTAGATAATTTACCAGATATTCCTGAAAGCAATCTATGAGTTTCTTCATCTTCTATATCTATGTTTGAAAATTCTCCAGATATTCCTGAAAGCAATCTATGGGTTTCTTCATCTTCTATATCTATGTTTGAAAATTCTCCAGATATTCCTGAAAGTATTCTGTTTGTTTCTTTATTATCCAGGTTTACATCTAGATCAGAAAGTTCCCCTGAGATACCAGAGAGTAATCTATTTGTTTCTTCACTATCTAGGCTTACCTCTAGATCAGAAAGTTCTCCTGAGATCCCAGAGAGTAATCTATTTGTTTCTTCACTATCTAGGCTTACCTCTAGATCAGAAAGTTCTCCTGAGATACCAGAAAGCAATCTATTTGTTTCTTCACTATCTAAGCTTACCTCTAGATCAGAAAGTTCTCCTGAGATACCAGAAAGTAATCTATTTGTTTCTTCACTATCTAGGCTTACCTCTAGATCAGAAAGTTCTCCTGAGATACCAGAAAGCAATCTATTTGTTTCTTCAGTATCGATATTTATATCTAGCGAAGATAATTCTCCTGAAATACCAGAGAGTAACCTGTGAGCTTCTAAATCTTCGGTATCTAAACTAGATAATTCCCCTGAAATACCAGAGAGTAACCTGTGAGTTTCTAAATCTTCGGTATCTAAACTAGATAATTCCCCTGAAATACCAGAGAGTAACCTGTGAGTTTCTAAATCTTCGGTATCTAAACTAGATAATTCCCCTGAAATGCCAGAGAGTAACCTGTGGGTATCTATGTCGCTATCTATAGATACATCAACTTGGATTCCAGATAAATTTTTATTAATTAATTCTAGTAAATTATTTACATCTTTACTATTATCTATTTGAGCTTCATGTATGTTAGATAGTCCTGAAGTTATTCCTGATAATATATAATTTGTATCTAAAGAAATTAAATTATGAATACCTTCAGTTTTAGATGATATACTATTTAATATATCATTTGTTGGGCCTAAATCTATGTTTAAGTCGCCAGATATATCAATATTAACTTCATCGATATTGACTGGACCTGCTGGCTCCCATCTTCCACTCTCGGAATTCCAATTGTATGAAAATGTAGGGGTAGGTGAGAGGGAGTCAAGGTTCGTTATATCTGTGTATAACGGATTGTTTTTATAATCTTCGTTAGGCATACGAAGATATTACACTTTTTTTTAATCCCTATCTAAGTGATGCTTTATGCCGTTTCTTTTTTTACTATATTCCTTGAAATATTTTTGCCTAACAGGGTCGTATCCGAGTTTATCTTTTCTTTTTTGACTAAGCTCTCTACTTTGATCTATTAAGTCTCCGTAGGAACCTTTTTGGTTTGAAGTTTTTTCTATAAAAGCTTTATTATCAAAAGGATCTGTACTGGAATCGATTTTTGCTTGAGGGATATTCCACACTCTTTTCCATTTTACGCTTTTTTCATCTACAAAAACATGATCTTCATTCATTCCTTGTATTAAGTCTATCGTCTCCCCTGTTTCTGGGTGTTCGTATGTATATAGTGGCATTATTCTAATATCCTATCTAAAGTATTTTTATATGTAAATTTATCTTTTAGTTTTTCTCCCTCTGTATTTAATGATTTACATTTTGATTCAGCTAGATTCATTGCTTCTATAAACTCTTCTTCATTGAATGTATATATGTGCCCTTGATTAAAATCAGAACCTTTTTTGAAAAATATATTATCATATACTTCTTCTTTGCCGTCAGGCTCTATTAAAATAGAGTTGTCTTTGTTTGCCCAATCTTTATGGCTGGTTGAGTTTAACACTATACTCCATTTGCCTAAGCATGTTGCATTGAAGGAAGGTAGATTCCAGCCTTCAGCACCACTCATTCCCCCCAAGTCAATATCTATTGAATTAAGAAAATCATTTACTTGCGAGTTTTTAGGTAAAAACGGTAGGAAGTTAATGTTTCCGTAGCTTTTGCCTTCAAGAATATTCCTGATGGAGGCCTCCATTTGATCTTTCTTGAAAAAGGGGTTTGTGATGCAACATGTTAACTGGTAATTATAGTTGTTGCCATATTTCTTTATCCATGCTCTAATTATTTTTTGAGTATGTTTCCTTTTCTCTAATTTGCCCATCAAACCAAAATGGATTTTATTATTTAAATATTCTTTTCCTGTTTTATGAAATGAAGTATCGAATCCTAAGGGGGCGAAATGACTTTCATTAAAATGCGATTTAGCAAAAGAACTGCTAAATACTAATTTATCTTGAAGTTCTGCTATTCTGCTCTCGGCTTCTGTCGGTGAATCTAATTCGTAAAAAGTATAAAGTATTTGCCTTTTTGTTATTCTATTCTCTGCCCCATTTAGGTGCCACATTTGTAATGTAGTTGAATTTTTATCTAGTTTACTATATCTTGAGTTAACTCCATCCTCAATCCACTTCTTGAAGCTTTGGTCTTGAACCTGAAAAGAGCTTACATCTATATTTCCTGTGGGGAAGATGGACACATCATAATTTTCATTATACAATTCTTTTAGTAGATTAAATGATACATTACCGAAAGATAATGAATTTAGTGGGCCTTTGAATATAATTTTTTTCATTAAAAAGGGATATCTGAGAATTCGTCTTCTTCTTCTTGTGTGTCGTTTTCTTTTTCTGAAGGATTATCGTTAGAACTCTCATTATTTCCACTTAAAAAAGTAACTATATCTGCAATGCAGAAAATTTTGTTTCTAGTTTGCCCTTCTGAGTTTTTCCATGAATTTAAGTGAAGCCTTCCGTCTACCATTACTTTCCTGCCTTTACTAAGAAATTTTGCGCAATTATCCGCAGTTTTATTCCATGCCTCTACGTCCATATATAGAACATTATCTGATGGTCTGTTATTTATGGCTATAGTGAATACGCAAACCTTCTTTCCGGTTTTAGTTTCTTTTACCTCTGGATCTTTTGTTAAGTTACCTAATCCTATAAATCTATTCAAAATTAAATTCTCCTTTCAGTTCGTTTTGTATGTCTTTTATTGCTGAGTTATGTATATTAATGCATCCTTGGATACTCAGATTTAATGAATCTCCTATATTTTTCCAAGGCATTACTTTGTTTTTATTTCCTTCTATGTATCTCATGTTAAATATTTTTTCGACTCTTTTATCTGGGTGGGAACCTATGAGGTTAAGAACTTTATTGAAAATATCTTTTTTAATTGAATTGGCGATATCGTTAGATTCCTTAGATTCTTGATCTGACATGTTCTCTATATACTCTGATTGAAATACTGGGCGCCTCTTGTTTCTGTTGTAAGTATTTAAGCAATTCCATTTAGTTTCGTTTCCTAGATACGTACTAAATTTCGCACCTTTGCTTTCATCATACTTTAGTGCTGCGGAGAAAATTTTATACTCCTTATCGTTGATTAAGTCTTCTTTGTCTATAAATGGATTATCCTTCGTTGAGTAAGCATTAACCATATCAATATATATTCCGCTATGTCTTTCTACTAATTCATTTAAACTAGCCTCAATATCAGTCCTATTTTTGATATTATTAATAAGCTCTAGGTCTGTGTGATTATTAAAAAAGTTCATTATATATTTGGTTAACTTTGTTTTGTATATATAGATTATCTACTTCTTCGAAATTTTTCCACTCATATTTATATTGAGAAGCTTTAATTAGTTTGGGATTGTTATTCAACTCCTCTTCGTTTGGAGCTATATTTCCTTCTCTTGATATATGAATGGTTTTACCTTGTTTTGATTTAACCCAATTTATTTCGTTTTCGTATCTTACGTCAGTAATGAATACGTAATTTACTTTATTTATCTGTTTGAGTCTGTCGGAAACTTTTTCTATCCAACAGTTTTCATTAAGTCTTCTCCTTACCTTTGATCCATAACAAACCAAAAAAGGCCTAATGATTTCCTTTTCGGAATTTTTTTCCGTGAATGCTGATATTCCTACGTTCTTTAATAAGAAATCATTACATTCTTCTTTTAATTCATCTGCGAATGCTATTCTAGTTGATAATAACCCTTTGTCTTTCAATTTTTCTGCCAACAAAGAATATAAAGTATCTTTTCCTGATCTCGCTAATCCTGATATTCCTATAATATTCATGCTCCAAAAATATTCTTAACTTTAACCGATAAATCATGGAAACCTGCATTAGCTAACATTCTCGAAACCGAATGATAGCTAGTTATTTCATTCAAATCATCATCCACTTCGTTTGGTATGAAGTCTTTGGTTATTTTAGATGAAACCATAACTGATGATAACTTTAAATTCTTACCTCTTTCAGCTAGCATATTAATTAATGCTTTAGTACATGCCTCTGTTTCTGATTCCGCAGATAGAACTATATTCCAATCTGAGCATTTAACTATGAAACACTTTTCTTTAGCTAGGTCTATAATATTTTCCATAGAACAAGTATAGATGATAATTCAGTAAAAGTCAATTCTTATTTTATATATTTATTAAATTAAGATATATAGTATATCCTATTGAATAACAATATACAATTTTTCGTATGTCGCTAGTTTAATTTTTTAAATGTAGCTTGACAAAAGTCGTTAATTAGTTTAAGATCTACCGAATGAAAAAATTCATCCAAATACCATTAGCTATTCAAGAAGATATTATTTCGGGAAATTTAATTGGCAACGATCTAGTTGTTTATTCCTACCTTGTTGATAAGGCAGGGCATGGTAAGCCCATATATTTTTCCAACAACAAGATAGCTGGTGAATTAGGTGGGATGTCTTATGGTAAAATATCGGCAAGCCTAAATAGGCTTCATAAGGCTAAACATATTTTAAGAAAAAAAACAGCAGGGAACACAATGACGCAACTAAAGACTGTTGTAATAAATTCTAAAAACATTTTAATCAAAGGGAGACAGCATGAAGATATCTGTTAGAATGGAAGGGGGTCTAGGTGATCATTTCGCCGCTAATAGATTTATACCTGCGATTAAAGAATATCACCCTGGATGTAAAATAGACTTATGGTCAGACACAGAAGGTAACTCAATACAGTCAGACATACTTAGAGAAATATGGCCAGACCATTTTAATGATGTTTTTGTTTTAGAAAAAAAGAAATATAAAAATTTTCGAATAAAATCATCAAATTTCCCAGAAGAAGATTATAGGGGGTCAATTAAAAATGTGCGATCCAATGATATAAAATTAATGAAAGGAGCTTATGATAAGTTCTACGATTTACATATCGATTCTCTAGATTGGTTAAATCACGATTATGATTGGTTTAAATATTTTAATGTATTCCCAAGACCTACCACCAGCTTAACTCAAAACATAGAGTTGCCTTTTGAAAAATTTATTTTAGCGCACCTTTATGCAAGAGATGATGCAGACTCAAATATGGAGGATTGGTATATCAAGAGGTTAATTAATGACGTAACAAAAGATTTTAATTTAATAATTCTTTATGATAACGATTCAAAGCATAAATACGAAGATTTCTTTGGATCAAAAAATCCTAAATTACATTTAATTCACGCAGATCTAAGGCAAATATTTTATTTAGCAAGTAAATGCACAGCTATGTTTGGTATTGATTCGGGAATACGATACATTCCGTATCATTTTGGCAAACCTACATTTACTTTCTCAAAATATTGTCAAAAATATGGAACCGTTCAATATTCTTATTTAATCAGATGGTTATTTAATGAAAGATATGTTTTCCCTTTACATTATGACGTTAGTAGCGCAAGTCAGATAATTAAAAATATGCTCGTAAACCCAGCTTATAAACTTTACCCATTCTTACTTGATGACATTGAGAGTTTAGTTGCTCAGAGAGACATAACGGAATATATAACAGAATGAAAACAGCATTACTTTTTAGTGGAAAATTAGGAGACTGGACAGAATGTTCTGAGTCTATCACTGAAAATATTATAAAACCCCTAAAGCCTGACATCTTTTTTGCTACATGGAGCACAGAGAATTACCCGGATTTCTATAATTACTACAAACCTAAAAAGTTTACAATTTCAGGAAATGAAGATCTAAAGCTATTTGATTTACACAAACACCCAGTAAAGCCAAGCAAAGGTTTACTACCAATGCTCTTTAATATGAAAGCTGTTTATAATTTATTTTGTAATCAAAAAACTAAATACGATCTAGTAATCAGGTTAAGACCAGATATTCAAATATTAGAGGAAATTAAAAAACATGAAATAAAAGATTGTATTAAAAATAAATTCATAAGATTACCTTTATTTGAAAGTGATAATATTTACAACCATGAAGAAGAAATAAAAAAAGAGTTCAGTTTTAGTTTTATATACGACAAAGCCTCACTACCAAATCAAATCAATGACCAATTTGCGATAGGATCTCCTGATGAAATTAAAAAATATATGAATTGTTTAGATTATTACGTTAATGCAATTAACATTCTTTGGAATGAAGGGTATCCAGAATACATGATCAAGGTCCCTGAATCAGTAATAACTATATGTTTAAATATGCAGAACTGCAAATACAAACAGTTAACAGGAACAAATTCTTTTGGAAACATAAACACAATCCTGTGCAAAGATGGTAAAAAATGGAGAAATCAAGGCCATAACTCAGTATCAGTTTAATGAAAATATTTTTTCCAGACATCCATATAACCCTAACAAAAAATTTAAGCAAATCCCTGCAGCAATTAGGGCATCAAATTGTATTGCCCTCAAAAGACTATAAAATAACAGAGATGCCCCCTCAAAATTGGGCTTGGAACACATCTCATACAAAAGAATCTATTAAAAAATTTGATCTAGCATCTAATTCTATTTTTGTAAATAAAGAAGAGCTTTTTGATATAAAACCTGATGTTATATTTGTTAGCGCATTCGAGAATCAACTTGAGGTTTTAAATGTTATTTGGCCAGAGGCAAAAAAATGGGGAGCTAAATTAGCTTTTTATAGCGGGAATGATTACTGGGATACCGCGTATCCCTGGGACATAATAGAAAACTATATGCCTGCAGATCAGTTAGCTGCAAATTTATGCCAAAAATACCAAAAACATTACTTTCATTATAGGCCGTGGATAGATTACGAAATGTTTTCTTTCAAGGGTGTCTCAAGCGGAAATAAGATAGGTTCCTATATCTGTGACTACAAGAAAAACTTTCCTCAAGATTATGATTGTTACAAACAAATATTAAATGCACATTCAGCAGAATATATATTATGTGAAGATAAAACAAAGCAACAAACAGCAGATATTATGCATGACACAATTTCTACATTACATATAAAAAGATTAGAAGGTTATGGTTTCGCAATCATTGAAAGTATGGCCAGAGGTAGGCCTGTATTTTTCTGGGAACCGCTAACTCAAGGAAAAAGTTATCTACAGTGGTTAGAACTAGGTGTCACTGGTTTTACATTTAGAGATATTGGGGATTACGTATCCCAACAAAACTTTTTAATATCTAATAATGACTTCAGGCATCAAGTACAAACAGAATGCGCTAAAAGAATAAGAGACATTATAAATAATGAAGAACAAAATTTAAAATTAAAGTTTTTCCTAGACAATCTTGTATGAAATTAAATGATTTATTTGATTGCGTTTATTATATCAATTTAAATAAACGGGTTGATAGAAAAAATAAATTCTGGCAACTAAATAAAAATATTCTAGACGTAGAGCGGACAATAAGAATTACCGCATTTGACGCATCAAATCAAAAAAATAATACTGATTTTACGTCAATCATAAACGCCAGAACAGCAATTTCACTAAGTTATACGCAACCATTCTTACATGCAGTAAAAAATAATTTTAATCAGATATTAATTTTCGAAGACGATGCAGAACCCTTTTTTACAGACGCATCCTTAATAAATAAGTATCTAACTGATGCGAACGAATTAAATTATGAAATCATGTTTTTAGGCGGCACAGTACAATCTCCACTTGACAAAGCTTCCGCGAATCTATTTAATTTAAAAGGCAACATTTTAGCTACCCAAGCGGTATGTTTTAATAATAGAAATAGTATTTTTAATCAATTCAACCAATTCCCGTCAAGTTTCGAGAATATGAGAAATTTCTTACTTTTAAACAACGGATGTTGCATGGACACGATTATAGGTAAAAAAATGACACAACAAAGAACATCTTTCGTTACAGATAAATTATTATTCGGTCAGTACGAAAGCTTTTCGGATATTGAAGCAGAAACGACATCTTACAATAAAGATATGATAAATAGATTCCTTAAATTCGCAAATAATCAAATTTAATAAAATATCAGAAAATAATACCAAAGCATGAATAAAGATCAACTATTTCACGATTTACCAGAAATACCCAAGAAAATTCACGTAACATGGAGAAACAAGAATATACTTGATTTAAATTTTTCGATTATCAGGCATGGAATCAGAAATTTAAGAGACTTAAACCTAGATTACAAGTTCGAGATCAGTGATAACACTGATGTTAATGATTATATAAAAAAAAATATTAGCGCTAAAGATTTTGATCTAATAAAACATAAGAAAATGGTCGAAAAATCAGATCTTTGGCGTTTACTAAAAATATATAACGAAGGAGGAGTTTATACAGACATAGATAGATTCTGTAATCAATCATTATGTAAAATTATTAAACCAGAAGTAAAATGCGTCTTACCTATGTATCAAAATATAGACTTCTCTCAAGATATCATGATAAGTTCGCCAGGAAACCCAATACATAAAAGAGCTATTGATCTCAATTTAGAAAGAAGGAGGCATGGTTGTGTAGATATTTTATCTCTAGCACCAATAACATACTTCCATGCAGCAACCGAAGTTTTATTAGGAGAGCAATTAGCTAGATGGCCGAGCAAAGAAAATATAAATAAGTTAAACTCAATCATCAATAGATCTAAATATCTACAGTCCTGCACAGAAAACCCTCCGTTTAATACGTTCACCTATCAAGGTCCCCCCATATTCAATGATAAAATGTCTTTCTATCACTCGCAAGAGGTTAATCACTGGACATTTAATTATAACGATAATACAGAAATTAAATACGAATGATTAAATTAATTATATTTGATTTAGACGGAGTATTAGTTGAGTCGCGCGAATTACATTACATTGCTCTTAACAAAGCTCTCGCTGAAATAGGTGATCAATATACAATTAGCAAAGAAGAGCATCTTTGTAAGTATGACGCATTAACAACAACTCAAAAATTAAAAAAGTTAACCGCCGAAAAAAATCTTCCAGAAAAATACCACAACAGGGTATGGGAGCTAAAACAACAAAAAACTCTACAAGAAATAGATCAATATAAACCCGACTACAGAATAATAGATATTCTTAAAAAATTAAAATCACAAAACTACAAAATTGCATGCGCAACAAATTCAATAAGAGAGACTTCAAAATTAATGTTAATAAGAAAAGGTTTTTTTGATTACATAGATTTTCTATATTCTAATGAAGATGTAAATAACCCAAAACCTAATGCCGAGATTTACATGAGATGCATGTTGAAGTGCGGAGTTAATCCAGATGAAACAGTAATAATTGAAGATTCTCATATAGGCAGGAAAGGCGCAATAAGGAGCGGAGGTTATTTGTGCGCTGTTAAAAACTCTAAAGACTTGACATTTACCAAACTAAATCATACTATAGTTAGCGCAGAACAGCGATCTAAAATTTCACCAAAATGGCAAGGAGATAAAATGAACGTACTAATACCAATGGCGGGAGCTGGCTCAAGATTTGAGCAGGCCGGATACACTTTTCCCAAACCTCTTATTGATGTTAATGGAAAACCTATGATTCAAAGAGTTGTTGAAAACTTAAATATAGATGCAAGGCATATATTCATTGTACAAAAATCTCATTACGAAAAATATTCATTACAACACACTTTAAATTTAATATCCCCAAATTGCGAAATAGTACAAGTGGAGGGTATGACAGAAGGCGCTGCATGCACAACTCTACTAGCTAAAGAATTTATAGATAATGACGAACCACTTATTCTTGCAAATTCAGATCAATATGTAAAATGGGATAGCAATCAATTTATGTACTCATCTATGGCTGATGATATAGATGGATCTATACTAACATTTCATTCCACTCACCCAAAATGGAGTTATGCAAAATTAAATGAAGATGGATTTGTCACAGAGGTTGCAGAAAAGAAACCTATTAGCGAACACGCAACAGTAGGAATTTATTTTTTTAAAAAGGGTTCAGATTACATTAGATGCGCAGAAAGCATGATTAAGAAAAATATTAGAGTCAATAATGAATTTTATGTATGCCCCGTTTACAACGAAGCCTTACTTGAAGGTGCTAGAGTAAAAACATTTCATATTGATAAAATGTGGGGATTAGGCACTCCAGAAGATTTAGATACATTTTTAAAACATGATATTAGTATCTCATAGAGGAAATATTTCTGGGCCAATCCCAGAAAGAGAGAATCATCCGGACTATATAAAAGAAGCTCTTTCTAAAGGTTACGATGTAGAGGTAGATATATGGGGAGATAAAGAATTATGGCTTGGTCATGACAAGCCTCAATATAAATGCTCTGTTAGTTTCCTTATTAATAATTATCAAAAATTATGGATTCATTGTAAAAACTTAATGGCTATAGATATATTATCTGAGTTTAAAGTTTTGAATTATTTTTGGCATCAAAACGACGACCACACACTAACTTCTAAAAATTTCATATGGACTTACCCCGGAAAACATGTCTGTAATAAAAGTATTTTAGTAGTAGATGACGCTAGAGAATATGCAGGTCCGATTTGTTTTGGTTTGTGTTCTGATTATTTAAAGTGAAATTATCTGATGACCATTTTTTAAATTACTTAAGCCATAACGAACATTTATCGTTAGAGCAAAGAATACGTTATAAATTTTTAAAAAACTACCTTCGGTCAATGGAGGAGTTTACAGACACCTTTTCTATTATAATACAAGGGCCTTTAAATGAACGATCAATTAATACTATTCCAGAATATTTAAACTATGGCGAAGTCATAGTTAGCTGCTGGGAAACGGATGATTTTTCCAAACTTGAAAAATACAAAGATAAAATAAAACTAGTAATAAATAAATATTCCAATATAAATATAAAAAAAAGAAAAACAGGTAGTCAGGCTCCTTGGATTTATCAAAATTATACTACATTAAATGGAATAAAAGCTGCGTCTAAATACTTTTGTATTAAAGTTCGCTCGGACGAAAGCTATCCAGTCTTAGATCCATTTTTAAATAAGCTAAGAGATAATAGAGATACTAAAAATAGCGAAACAGGCTTATATAATCACTACAAAATAGTTACATCTAATATTTATTTTAGATATGATTGGCAAAATAAATTTCATCCATCAGACCATATTATAGGAGGAACAAAATCCAGGATGCTTGAATCTTTCAAACTTTCCACAGCGTATTGCCAACAAGAATTAACTAGATTCCCTGAGCAACTTATTTGCAAAGCGATTATTAATAGTTATTGGGATCCTTATCTAAAAAAACAAGAATCAGCAACGGATAATGAATCTATAGAGTTAATGAAAAAACACTTCGATATAGTTAGAATAAAAAATTTACCTAAACATATATGGACCTCTAGTTATAGGAAATATGATGAGTTATACAGCGAAGAAGATTGGTGTCATGATATAAATTCTATAGACATAAATACTAGGTGAAATAAATACTAGACAAAAATAAATCATGATATATAATCTTTTATCATGAGCATTTCACTTTATAAACCAAACAGTAAAAACACAGGATGCGCCTTTAATTTCAAAATTGGCGTAAACAAAGTAAAAGAGCCGGTAATTTACGCTAGCGCAATTCAACAATATAGCTGGGACGATAGAAAAAAAACCGGCAACTTCTCTGGAAACGGTAGTGATCCAGATAAAAGAATTAACCTTAAATTTACAGAATTTGAAATCGGCGGAATAATTAGTTCTTTTAAGAATAGAAATGAGTTTTCTACATTTCACGCGTTTGAAGAAAACAAAACATCAATTAAATGTACTCCCTGGGATAAAAAAACTAAAGTCAAACAAGGAGATAAAGAGGAGTGGATAGTAATCCCGGCATTTGGAATTAATGTTACCAGAAACGGGAATCAGACTTTCAGGATACCATTAGAGCCTGGAGAAGTGGAAAACCTTCTTGAATTTTTCTCTTTTTACCTTTCTGAACTATATAAACACAGAAGAAGAGAAGAGATTAAAAGACTAAAAGAATCCAAGGGCGGAGGTAATCAAAATCAATCATCAGAAGATAGCGAACAAGCGCCTTTTTAATGAAGAGGAAAAAGGTATTAATTCACAGTAATCACTGTAAAGCTTATACAGGCTTTGGAAAAAATACTAAAAATATATTACTACATTTACATAAAACAGGTAAGTATGATTTAGTTGAATTCTCTAATGGAATGAGATGGGGAGATCCTTCTTTAAAACTATTACCATGGAAAACCGAAGGTTCTCTACCGAGTGACACAGTCACTTTACAGAAAATGAATCAAGATCAAGCTCTAGCTAGAAATGCTGGTTATGGAGGTCAAACTATTGATAAAATCATAGAAAGGGAAAAGCCTGATGCTTACATAGGTATTGAAGACATATGGGCTTTCTCTGGATATACCGATAAAAAATGGTGGAATAATATAAACTGTATGATATGGACTACTTTAGACAGTTTACCCATATTACCCGAAGCGGTCAAGAATGCTAACAAAATAAAAAACTATTACACCTGGTCATCTTTTGCATCTAAAGAATTAAATAGATTAGGACACAAACACGTAGACACATTACATGGAGCTATAGACACCACTAATTTTTTCAAATTTAAAAGCGATGAAAAAATTAAATTAAGATCAAGACTTAAAATAGATAAAGATGATTTCATTATTGGATTTGTTTTCAGAAATCAGTTAAGGAAAAGCGTTCCAAACTTATTAGAGGGTTACAAAATATTTTGCGAAAAAAATCCAGAATGTTCGGCTAAATTATTATTACATACTCATTGGAAGGAAGGTTGGGATATACCTAGATTGATAAACGAAAAGGGTATAAACCCTAAAAACGTTTTAACAACATATGTTTGTGCGCATTGTAAAAATTTTGAAATCAAACCTTACGAAGAAGAAAAGAAAGATTGCGGTTTATGTGGTGCAGAGAAAACCCAAGTAACCCCAAACACTAGGCTAGGAGTTACTGAAGAACAGCTCAATGAGATTTACAACCTGATGAATGTTTATTGCCATCCTTTTACCAGCGGAGGTCAAGAAATACCCATACAGGAGGCGAAACTTGTAGAACTTGTAACTTTAGTAACTAATTATAGTTGCGGTGAAGATTGCTGCACAGAGGATAGTGCTGGACTACCTCTCAGTTGGTCAGAATATAGAGAGCCAGGCACTCAGTTTATCAAGGCTAGTACAAATCCAGAAAGTATCGCAAGTCAGTTAAAAAAAGTTTACAGCATGAAAGACTCTAAACTCAAACTCCTAGGTAAACAAGCTCGCGACTTTGTGATAAAAAACTATGGTATAGAGGCTATAGGTAAAAAATTAGAATCTATCATAGATAACATGCCTGAAGTAAATTGGGATTATGATTTTAAACCTATTGAAAAAAACCCAAACTATATTCCACCTGAAATAAAAAACGACGACGATTTTATAAAAGATATATATAAAAATATATTACAATTAGACGTAAACGAATCAGATGAAGGATTTAAACACTGGAAGAATAGACTATCCACCGATATGGATAGACATGGAGTATTGAAACATTTTCAACAAGTAGCTAAAAAAGAAAATAAAAAGCAGGAAAAAATAGATTTTACTGATATTTTAGATAAAGAAGACGAAGGGAATAGAATTTTATTTTCAATGCCTCAAAGTATAGGTGATATCTACATGTCTACATCTTTATTAAAAAATATAAAAGAACTATACCCAAACTATAATATTTATTATGCAACAAAGCCTGAATACTTTGAAATATTAGAGGGAAACCCTTATATTCATAAAGTAATTCCTTACAGTAAATCTTTAGATAGCTTACCAGCTATGGAAGGACAAGGCAACCATAAAGGTTTTTTTGAGATAGCTTTTCTTCCTTTTATCGGAACTCAAAAAATGTTAAATTACATTCACAATGGAAAAGATAAAATACAATTCGAATTATGCACTTAATAGAACAATATGCACTTTCATGTGGGGTTAAAATAGATAAACCCTTTATCGAGACTTCTTTTTTTCCTTCTCCATTTAATAAATATATTACAATTCATGCTAGTAGCGGAATGGATTCGAAAAATTACGACTACTATAATGATGTGATAGAAATGATATTGCCCTTTTTAAAAAAAGAAGATATACATTTGGTGCAGATAGGCGGAAAAGACGACATAAAATTGAATCACTGCGAGCATTTAAATGGAGCGACAACAATAAGACAAACAGCTTACATAATAGAAAAAAGCTTATTACATTTTGGCAACGATTCATTTTCTACTCACGTAGCGTCTGGTTTTAATAAAAAAATAGTTTCGCTATACAGCATATTATATAAAGAATGTTGTGGGCCTTATTGGGGAGATAAGAAAAATCATATACTACTAGAGTCTCACAGAAAAGGTTTAAAACCTTCTTTTTCTAATAAAGAATTACCTAAAATGGTAAACTTAATAAAACCAGAAGATATTGCCAGAGGAGTATTGGATTTATTAGATATACCTCATAATTTAAATAATATAGAAACAATTCATATAGGCTCAGAATACCATCTCCCATCTTTATCTGTTATCCCAAACCACGTCATGCCGGCAACATTCGCACAAGGTCAACCAATAAACATTTGGGGGCACGAATTTTTTGACGAATCAAATATAGTAGAATGGGCATATAATAGAAAATGTAATATTTTTCTTAATCAACCAATGTCGGTAAAATATTTAGATGTTATCAGACATAATATAAATCAAATTAATTATTTCGTAAATAAAGACACGGACCCAAAATACTTTAAAACACTAGAGCGAGGTGGAGTTAAATTTAAACTATTATGCGAAAATGAAAACGATTTAAATGAACTAAGATTACATTTTTTCGATTGGGAAATACATGCCCACAAAAAAACAACAAAAAAAGATCTTGACAATATAGATAAAGTCTGCGATAATACTCGTTATAAAAGTCAAATTAAAGTAATATCAAACGCAAAAATATATAATAGTAAAGCTGCATGGAAAGAAAATGAACAAAACAGCGACACAATTATCGACACACCAGAATTCTGGGAACAAATTAAATCATTTAAACTTTACAACGAAAAATAATATGTCAACAAAAACAACCGCAGATAATTCAGTTACATACGAATCTCAAGCAACCATAAAATCTTCCAAAAAATCTATCCCCGAAAAATATAAAAATGGCCCAGGTCGTTTTTGTAGAAATGAATTCGGACTACTAAATGAAGTAGATTATGAATTTGATGAAGATGGTTCGGTAAACTGGAGGTCCATGATTAAAGATGAACATTTATTTCCTAATAAGTCATGGTTTGATTTACGTAAAAAAGATGTACCGCGAACAATTGATGGGCTAAAAGATCATCAGCTACTCATTAAGCTTTCAGGAATTAAAGAGCTCGCTAAGCTAAGAGGCTTCTCAGATGTATCTTATGAAGTCGTGAAATGTCAAGCAGACCACGTTGCAGTTATTTGTAGGGTTACATTTTTACCTAATTATGAAACTGGAGGCAAAGCAGTCACTTTTCAAGACATGGCAAATGCAACGTTAAATAATACAAGTAGTTTTGCAACTAAATTTTTAGAGACCATTGCATGTAATCGTGCGTTTGTTCGTTGTGTTAGAAATTTTCTCAATGTCCATATTGTAGGCGATGATGAGATAGATAAATCATCCAACAATAATAATGCTCAAGTTAATATATCAGCCACATTAACTCCTTATTCAATGATCGAAAACTTAGCTAAGGATAAATTAAATTGCGGAAATTTCGAAGAGTTTAAAGTAGTACTTCGTGATTGGTGGGCTTCAGGAAAATATAAAAATGATGAAGTCAAAAACTGGAATGATTATTCAGATATTCCTGCAACGCAAGCAAGAATACTAATGAAAGTCATGAATGAATAAAATTTAAAAATCAAACGCAGTTCACCGTATCATTAAGTTTATTCTTAATTCAGCCTATCATTGCGTTTAATTTTCTAGTTTAGATATTCTTTCCTCTAAAGATTCTATTATTTTTTGTTGTTCTTTTATTGCTCCTACCAATAACGAAGTTACTCGATCGTATTTTACTGCTTTAAATCCATTTTCTCTAGTAGTTACTATTTCAGGAGCTACCTCTTCAACCTGTTGAGCGATAAGTCCTATATCGTGACCAGAATAAACTTCTTGATTATCGTTCCAATTAAATTCTACAGCATCCAAAGATAATACTTTATTTAAAGGATTTTCTATTAATGTGATATCATCTTTTAGTCTTTCGTCGGAAGAAGTAAATGCAACAACATCGCCATTTACATGTAAGCCATTAAAACAACCAACATAAAAAGCGTCAGTTAAATCGGCAGTAGTAAAACTTCCTATAATATGAGTATTAACTTTATCTTCAATTTTATTTCCATATCCTTGTATAATAGAACACCCTCTTGAATTTTTAATAATATTATTTTGTCCGGCTAATATTGCATTAATTCCGTCATACCCACCTCCAAACAAGCTAGAATCTGACGGAGGCAAAGGGTTATTACTTAAATTTTTCTCAGGACTTCTTAAATCAGGATTGTCAGTGGTTATATCAGGAATACTCATAATAATATATTATTGTTAGTGTTAGTATCGTTTGAATAATATTTTCCAGCAAAGTCTGGATAGGTAGCTTGATTCCAAATAAACATCCATGATCTACTTTGGCTCCAAATCCAATGACCTTGACTATTGTAAGAGTTACTAACATAAAAAAATCCGTTATATATGCTATTTGTTAATACTCCAGTGACCCAATAATTACTTTCAGCCCCTTCATTAAAAGTAGGTATAACATATAAAGTGACTGGAACATTATTATAAAATGCATATTCAACATTAATGAAAAAACCTTGCTTCGAAATTTCATCGCCTCTTAATATTTGCTCTTGGATTTGAACTATCGCTCCGAATTTAGAATTATTTATGGTATAATGATAACCACTCGAAGAAGCTGCACTTGCTATTACAGCGTCAGTACCGTTTCTACCTAAAAGATAGGAGCTTAAAGGAAATCTTTTAGAATCAAGTACAACTTTTCTCTGGCTTGAATTATATATATTATCAACATATGAGCCAAAGCTAATAACTGGTGGATCATACTCTATGCTATTATATTTTCCTGCGATTATACTTTGGCTACTACCTCCGTCAATTGAATTACTAACTCCCGCCCCGATTATATTTCCTCCCGCATTACCACTAACAAACTGAGGCATTTCATTATTATACCCCGCGCCGACAAAAGAAAAGTTATCTCCAACATTATTATTAAAACCTCCAGCTACTGTAGAGAATCTTCCGGTTATATCATTATATGCTCCACCAATAATCGCAGAAGCTAATCCGTGATATCCGCCATAACCAGTAATAAAATTATCATAACCACCTCCAATGAATGTTGCGTTTTCTCCATCTAAACTATTAAATCCAATACTAGAACCTCCAGCTGCGGAGTCCAGACCGTTCAATATAAGAGACCCTTTTAATTCTATTCTATTTTCTTGCCCATTAAATCTAATGTAAGAGTCTGAACCACCTATATCAAACTTAGGATTTGGCAAGCCATTTTCTTTTTCATTACCTATAAAAAATCCCGTAACGCCGTTTCCGTACTCTTTACCAACAGTTTTAATAATTCCGCCATGTCCAACATATTGATTATTGGAATTAACATCCCCCTCTCCCATAGTAAGAGTATGAGTGATTGCAGTGTCTTGAGCTAACAATATATCAGTTGCAACCATATCAAATTGAGCATCAAACTCTTGCCAATCGTTATTAGAAGAAGAAGGGGTGCTGCTAGTGGTTTCGGCTAAAGCCATCCAATATCCATTGCCATAAAATACTACATCCCCTCTTAAAGATTCTTCCGTTGCTCCCTGATAAGTTTTACTTGAATCAAATTCTCCTCTAAAAACTATACCCGCACCCTTATTTCCTTTTCGCCCATCAAAACTTAAAGATAGATTTTGTTCAACTGTGAAAGTGCGCACTCCGCCGTCATGATCACGTGTTGTTACATTGTAAGTAACTTTAGCTTTACTATTCGATTCGGAGCTCCATCCACTTAATTTTGTTCGAAAGCTCTGATTAACTGGTGGCATAATGGATATAGTACAATTATTAGTTGAGGTTGTTACATAATACTCACCATTTTGACTCCCACTTGTTCCTCCATATTCAAGAGAGTCGGTTCCCTCGAATACTGTTAATATATTTTCTGTTGTATTTAAATTCGCAACTGTATTTATTTGACTCAATCCACCTTTTTGTCCATTAGCGTCTGTACCTACGGTTATAGTAACAAACTCTTGGCTTTGAAGTATCGTTATGCCATTAGATCCTTCTTTTAATTTACTAATAGTTATTTTATCTGTGGATTTTTTCACAAACGATGACCCAACATTAAAAGAGTCGTAAGCTTCAACCTCTATGACTGTAGGCAAGTCGCTGGAAGTGTAAGAGCTTGGAACAGTAAAACCATAAGTGTTATCACGGCTCATATTTTGCACTATAGTGTTATCTCTTTTAAATATAAAATGTGGAGTATGATAATAAAAACCTCCAGCTTCAGCACTTACTGTTACCGTGCCGGCATGAGGATTTGAACCTAAAGAATTATATTGAATAGCTTGAGGTTGTGCGGTAAGATCAAGAGTTCTTCCAGCAGAACCTTCTTTTATTTTACTAAAAGTATATAATCTCTCAAACTCAATAGGACCAAGATCAGCCCTTGTTGAACCCGCTTTATAATGATTATCTTGAAGAGTTATTTTTAAAAAGCCAGTAGTTAAATCATCTGGTAAACTTGTAATTTCTATATTTAATTGATCAGATGAATTTTTAGTAGCGCTATATGATATACCGCCATCACTTTTCTCTATGCTTTTACAAGAATATGTACCGGTTTGATTAGATCCAGAAAGATATTCATAAGATTGATAACCCTTCATGAATACAGTATTAGTAGAAAATCCTTGGTAATCAGTACTATGAACTTTATTATTTTCGTCAGAAGGAAATGAAACGTTTTCGTTATCTAAAAATACTGTATATGAGTCTTTTCCTGGAAGCGATCCATATATAGTTACAAAATCACTAGCAATAACATTAGTATTATATATTCCACTAATTTCAACATGAGCAAGAAATGGAGTATCATCATATTCATTAAATTTAAGATCTAAATTATTTATAGTATGACTAGTATTATCTTGTTGATTAGCTATCTCTACTAAATTATCTAAATCCTTACCAGTAGAAAATATATAATGCAATGAACCATATGTATTATATGGAATAGCTTTTAATGATAGTGTTTTATTATTGTCCTCAAACTCTCTATCGTAATTATATTTATAAACTTGTTGAGCAGCATCTAATTCAACATATATAGAAGCTGCGCCGTCTGCAATAAAGTTAACAGAAATTGACCTCTCAGTAGAAGTTTTTTCTCCAGAAGCAGATATTAAAATTGTATTACATGTATTAGGTAATGTAGAATTAATTATATGATCAAATCCGGTGACACTAAATTCTGCTCTTGCCTGCTTAACAAATCCATTTGTAAAATCCGAAGCTGGATCATATGTAAATCCACTAATATCATATTTTCCATTTGAATCGCGATCATCGTAACCAAATATTGGAATTATATTTCCACCAACAAATACTTTATCAGCTCTAAATCTAACCTCATCAGATTCAATAGAGCTATTTTGAAATCTAGCAATAATATCACAAATATCATTATCATCTTCAGGTATATAGGTTCCATCTGATTGCTCAACATAAAAAAACGAATTAGGTTCAGCGGTCATATCTGGAAACGTATATTCTTTATCGTCTTCAGTTCTTAATTTTCCGGCAAGAGTTAATACCCCATTATCAAAATATAATCTACCATCGTCTCCTGCGAATACAAAACTTCCATCCCCGCTTATGGCAAAACCTTTTTGTTGATCCCCGACAGTTGGAGCTAAACCAGAAAAACCTACACTTCTTATTTGCCCAGTTCCGCCTATTTGGATATCCTGACTTCGTACTTCTGCAGATCTAATTTTATCTGCAGTTAATGTATGGATTTTAGCGCTCGTTATGGCTGCTTCTCTTATATGAGCGGTTCCTATTGATGCATTTGCAAAAGCGTGCCACATAGGAGTAGCGGTACCTGCAGCATTACGAGCAATAATAAAATCATGCTCTTCTCCCAATAAAGAGGGTTTTAAGTTATTATTATAAGGGTCTCCATTTAATTCTGTAGTGTCTCCCTCTCCTGCAGGATGATATTTCGATGTATTATAATTACCACTGTATACAATATTTCGAAGAGGATTATTTATACTACTATTTAAAGGGCCTCCCCCAGCACCAGTTAGTCCTAAATGTCCACTCTGTACACTTGTGAGTGGAGTTACATCATATCCATGAGTAGCTTGTTTACCTGTCGCGCTCCAATATACATACGGTTCATCAGTATCAGCGAATCCTTCTCCTATTACATAACCAGTTCCATTGTAATAAACAAAATGTCTATCCCAGCTAATTTGGTTTGCTGATGGATAATTATCAAAGAAAGGGTCGTTAGGGACTAAAGCTAAAACATTAGGGAATGAATCTGTCAAGTTTTGTTCGAAATCGGCGAGGTCAGTTGTTTTTGCTTGACCCAAGATTAACTCAAGCCCCTTCACGTCATCTGTACTCAAATTAGCAGCTCCAGTAAATGGACCTTTATTTCCAACTTGATCTACTGGCCTAACCCAAAAATATCTTTTATCATTTATTCCTCCTTTATGAGTGATTTGAGATAATTGAGAAATTGCCGGACTATTTAATATATTAGTTGCATTTGTAATTCCACTTCCAGGGTCTTGAAGTTCTGGAGGTATAGGACCAACACTACTTAATTCTTGTCCAATTCTATTAAATCCTGTATTAGACGCCTGAGTTAAATTAACATTTAATGTACCAAAATGCAAATAATCATCTTCTGATTCCCAAATTTCATAATATTTAACATCGTCAGGAACAATATCTAATCTTCCTACGCTATAATTTGGCGCTGCCCAGTTAAGAAAATAGTTTTCAAATGCAGTATCTCCACTGAAATCTATAACAGGCCCAGGAACTAAATTTTTAAGAATATTTTCAGATATAGGACCAGCAGGAATACTTGGATCTTGACTACTATATCCCTTGGGATATATCTTAATAAGGTCTAAGGCTCCTTGATTATTTTCTAAATTATATACATCACCACTACCAAAAGCATCGAAAGGTAATATCTTGTAATAGTAGCCAGTAATTTCATCATTTATAGGAGGAGAATCAACAATAGTAGTTATATTTTCTCCAAAAGTAGAGTCTCCAGCTCCTAAATTTATTTTAACCAAGGGAGAATCTATTTCTTGCCCACCAACATTTATCTTACCGACTTTATCTATAGCGAATCCACGATCATCATATATGCTAAAATTAGGTTGAGTAGATCTATACAAATGAACTTTAGTGGTAGATTCTTGAGCTCCAAAAGCATAATTAAAATTAAATTTAACTTTAGTTACTTCGCTAAATGGATCTACATTAAAACCGTTAGCTAAAATACTAGGCTCATAATTTTGTCCGATAATCTTTTCTTTTTGAATTATTTCTCCATAATTATCCAATATCGCGACCTCTAAACCAACCGATCTTTTTCCGCTCTGAGGAATACCTATATGTTTAAATACTATATCATCATATTTAGTATCTCTTTCCCATATAGGCATCCAGTGAGAATTTATATAATTAATATCATCAACACCCCCAGCATCAGTTGTAGCAAAGATAGGTTGTCCGGTCGGATTATTTTGTAAAGCTTTATAAACAATATCTTCACTATATACAAGATCATTAGCATTATAATTCGCAAACTCATCATAAAACGAAACTTGTAATTGAAATTTATCGGAAACTTCTGGAGTCTGCTCTTCCCAATTAGCAGAATCTATAGATGGGTCGATAGTAATAGGTGAAGATATATTTGCTTTTGCTTTGAACACAGAATCCTTATAGTCTACCCCTTCAGTGGCGACTCTCCAGAAATCGCTTTCTATACTAGGAGTTATAGCATTACCAATAGATTGAGATCTTAAAGCTATATAAGCTTCTCCGCTATACAAAACAACAGAATCTTGCTCATATCTTATATTTTCTTCAAAAATTGAGACATTAGATTTGGGTGAAGTAATTATGTCTCCAGAGTTATATGAATCATATTCATTAAAAAATCCATTAGTATATTCTGGACCAGAGTTTTGAGTTGATTTATAAACATTACCCCCATAACTTACTGCATCCGAGTGAGGAGTAGAACTTCTATAAATATAATTCTTAGCAGAATCCCACTCAGAGTAAGAAGGTCTAATAAAAGGAGTTGATATACTATTTTGCGATTTTATTTCAAATAAACCTAAGTTAGTAGTTGCATTTTTAGGTCCAGAATCAGGAGAGTAAACAGTCGAAGAGCTAAAATCATAAGCGTCAGAAGGAAATCCTCCGGCTTTATAAATTGCGTTATTTATTTCTCTGGTATATTCATAATTGTTAAATACTTTAGCGTTATGCAGACCTTCTACTTTTTCTTTTTCGCCTTGAGCATTTAATGCGGCGGATGAAGCTTCATCTCCAACGGTTATTCCAGATAAAAACAATTCGGTATCTGCATCAAATAAAGAGCCGCTAATACCTAATAAAGATGGAACATCTGATTCAGTAAATATAAATTTTCTTTCAGATAAATCAACGGAATTCCCGTCATTATCAACTAAGTCCCAATCAAATATTAAATCACTATCTCTTTCTCTAAATCTTAAATTATCTATTCTAATCAAAGAAGTAAAATCCCGCAAAGGGCCTTCTTCATGTAATCCAGTTATTGTTAGATTATAATTTTTCCCAGGGCCAAAACTATCATTAGCTTCAAATCCATAATAATAAGAATAACCAAATACCTGCATCTGCTCGTGATTGTTTTCAGTAGCAGTTTCCTCTATGTATTTAAAGTCAAAAGGTTCTTCTAATTGATTCCAATAATTAGAGTTTGCAGGGCTTTTAGATAAACTTGCTGTATGAGTAACTTTAGCTTCATAAACTAGTCCGTCAGAATGAAGAACAGTTTGATTCCTTTCATATACTTTATTAGGAATATTCCTCCATGGGCTCGCATTTCTTAGATTAGTATAATAGTAAAAATTATCATGAATACTATCACTAGAAAATAGATTTTTTTCTGATGGTATAGCAATCCCGCTTATTTTCACAAAGGAAAAATCGTTATCTACAGAAGACCAAGAAAAAGAAGTGCTAGAGCCCCTCATTGAATGAGAAAATGAATTTATAGTTGGCTCGTAATTTATTCCCGTAAGTATACCCGTGCAAGTCCTCCCAAAAGAATCGTAAGCTACAATTTCAAACGAATTAACTCTCTCCAAATCTAAATCGATAAAAGAAGCTGGATCTATATCTAATTCAAAATTTCTGTAAAAACTTAAAGCTTGCGCAGGCTCAGATGAATTAAGTTTTACCTGAAGAGCCTCAGAATCATTTAATATTGAATTACTAACAACTAAACCATTCACTCCCCTTTTAATTGTAACTTCAAAATGGTCAAAAAAATCATCATTAAGCAATTCTGAACTTAAAGATGAACCTTCTTGAGCATGACCTACAGGAGGAATTAATTCCCACTGAATTTTACTTTTTTTTCCAAGAAATTCCGATTGACTTGCTAATAGATCCCCTTCTTCTTGTGGGATTATTTGATCAACAATATTATTCTGACTAGCAGGGGGAAGATCTGCGATACGTAAGTTATTAAAAGTAAATGTTCCATCGAAATTTGGCGGACTAATAGTAATCCTTTCTTGTATAAATTCAGAACGAATACCTATATTACTTATAGCATAAACCCTAACATCAAATACTCCATAATTACCTTTTAAAGGTATAGTTTTTCTAACAGTATTATTTGAAGATCCTCGATCATTATTTATTAAAGAACTTCCAACCCCAAGATTATATTGAAAAGAATAATTATCAGAAGTACCAACAACCTCATATGCTGCATCCAAATCTTCAATGTCGAACTTTATTCCTAGAGTTGTTGTGGCCATTATATTAAATAGTTAAATCAGTTAACACTAAATTTTCCGGAGGTTCCGGTAAAGACATATCCGCTTGAGGCGGAATAGGTAGGGCAGGCATTTTAATTGATAAATTTTTATCCACAGAATCAAATTTTGAGTCATTATACTCCATACCATTCACTTCGAATTTTCTATCCTCAACTTCTTTCACAGAAAGAACTCTAAATAATTGAGACTCAAAAGATCTAAATAATCTATTTTGAATAGATTCTATATATTCTACACTCCCTTTATCGTTAATTGTCACATCAAAAATTAAATATGCATTATGAGAATCAATTAGTTCGATTTCATCATTGCTAATAAAAATAATATTCCAAGTTTTATTAATTACATTATCATCTAAATTAGAAGAGCTTGAGTCAAAATCTCTTATAGTAATTTTATTGTTTTTAAAAAAATCTAAACCGTGCCCTGATTCAAATTTTATTCTTAAAGCGTCCATGTTAGTAACATCATTATTTAACGATGAAACTTTTTCCCAATCACTTATAACTGCTGAATGATAAGCGGGATTTCTCTGTACATCTTGCAAAGTTAATTCTGCTTCCACCTCTGAGGGGGTTACTCCTAAAAATTGTTGAATCTGAGAACTACCCATATTTGCTTTAGATGTAATCCAAAAACCGGAAGAAGCAGCAGCGTGCAAAATTGAAAAATCTCCTCCATCAGGAATGCTATAAATATCATTTTTTGAATAGTTATGGTTCTCTTGAAATACAAAAAACATTAACGGAGAAAAATTAGAACCTGTTTGTAAAAACTTTACATATATCCATTTTTGATCATTACTAGACCACCAGTATTGATTATATAAATTATTAGTGGTAGACACCCACCCAAATTCCGCAGACCAAAACCAAAAAAATTCATTATCATCATTTCTTGAATAATTCATTGATCCAACATAAATCCATCCTAACGAAGCAGAAAATATAAAACCATTATCGCTTGGTATATTAACAGTTCCAAACATTAAAGATTCATACCAATTAGTTTCAATTTCTGAAGTGAAGATAAAATAGTTTTCTAAATCGTTTGGGTTATGAGTCGCTTGCTCTGTAATTTCTGATCCAAAAATTCCTTGTAAAGAGTATGATGCTCCAATTTCTATTTGATCAATATATCTTTGCGTAAAACTTTGGCTTTCTACAGCAAAGTAATGAAGTCCACCTGTATTAGAAAACTGGTCTCGTCCACGGTCTGAGATATTTATATGATCACCATTTAATGTCAAAGCTACTTGAAATGTATGTAATCCAGCATTAACAACAAAATAAGAAGAAGATCCAACTCTAAGTTTATCTAGACCAGCGGGTAATAATCCAGAGGAAATGAATCTAACTCGATCTCCGTTTTCTAAATTATGATTGTATGCCTTAATAACATTTTTATTTAAATCAACAGAAAAAGGAACTTTAACCATTAGATTAGATAAAATTGTTTTTTGTCCTTGAGGTCCAAATTTATTAATATTTTCATTAACTCCTATACTAGCCTGAAACTTAATAAATTGAGGTGTATTATAACTTTCAATTTCAGCATCTTGATCTTCGGAAGATTTATGTGAAGAAGCTCTTCCGTCTATGATTTTATCAGTCAGAAAAGGAAGTCCTACATTTACTGAAAACTCAACTTTATTTATGGAAACAAAGTCTTTTGCAGATTTATCTATCAAAATATATGGAGACTCACCTTCAAACGAAGATATATCCAAAACCCTACCACTCATATTCTTACCAGCTCTATTTTCATCAGACACTTCGAAGATTGCGCCAGGATACAAATAAGAACCTTCTTCAGAGGTAGTAAAGCTTATTTTTTCATTTTCTAATTGAGACGAGTACAAAACCCATCTAGCTAATCTTCTAGCTTGAGTTTCAGAGGTTATTCCTAAACCCATAACCTCATTTTCTTGATATCCATAAACCCTCATAGCTGCAGAATCTTCTTCATATACTAAATCTGGCTTATAGTTTTTATTTTTATTATTAAACCGAACTAAACAAGATGTAAATTTTTTATTTTTATCCATACCAGAATACATAAATCCAGTCTCTCGATCTATATTTGAATTATTAAATAAAATAATTGGATCTTTTTGGCTGTCCTGTATAGTTAAAATTTTACCAAAATCATACCCAATAATTCCTCTGAATACAGAAGCTAAATTGTTCATAACCGTCAAAGCCTCGCCTCTTTCGTGGAGATATGTGCTGCATGTAAACCGTGGTTCTATAACAGGATAGTTTTTTTGTAGGCAGGCAGCGCCTAACGTTCTTCTTTTTCCATTTATTGAAAAAGTCGAAGGTATTTCTTCTAGCGATGGGCCAAATACAGTAATACTTTTTTTTGCTGGATTAGACTCTTTTAAAACTCTTTCTTCGATAACTATTTCTCCTCTACGAACACATGAATTCTTTCTTACTAACTGCCTGGCATTAGTTTGTTGCATAGTTGATTCTGAAAAATTATGTTGATACATAAAAATAGCTACTTTAAGACCTTGAAATTCAACACCTTCACCAAAATCTTTCCTAAATTCGCCTTCAGAATAAGAGGTGTATTCAACATCACTACCATTAGAGTTATAAAAACCGTTTTGATGAAAGCTAATTTCAAAACTTCCCTCTTCTCCATCTCCTTCTTGATTAGATATATTGTTATTTGTAACACACGACCGAGGGGAAAAAGTTAATGTTTCGGGAGGGTGTCTAGTTTCAACCAGTTCGTCACAATATTTTGCGGCTTTATATAATTGCCATTTATCTATATTATATTCCTCTAAACCATATTTCCCCAATCCATATCTAGGATTTTGTACTAAATCATAAAATATCCAAGCAGGGTTGTCTGTCCAATATCTAAATTCGTCAGAAATATCATTAACAGAACTTCCATCAATAGTTTGACCTTTAAAAAATCCATTCCAAGGACCCTTATATTTCCTAGATATAGGATCGTAATTTGAAGGGATTAATACTTTCTTTAATTTTAAATGATACGCCCTAGAAGGTAGTTGACTAAAATTTTTACTATCAAATTTTATTTTACATAAAGCGCTATGAGGGTAGCTTAATTTAATTGAGGATCTTTCTTGTACATCAGAAACTTGCAAAAGCCTTTGTTTTCCTATTCCTCCTACAGAATCCAATCGACTTTTATTGTCTTCATCGTCAGTAGAATCATATTGCCCCCCACCTGTTTTAAGCGCAGGGTCATATTCTGAGCTTAATTTCACAACAGTTATAATTGTAGACCCCTGCATCGCATTATAATTTTCTTCTGGATCAAATTCTATTTCAATATCAAATTTATAAGGAGATGAAGCAATACCCTCTATTATAAAGAAATTATCTCTCGAGATACTTAATCCTACATTAGAAGAGTCGCCATTTCCTTGGTCTGGCAATGATTTCACCCATGGATTAAAAACGCTACCAAGACTTAGAAGGTCATCTCTAGAAAGATCATCCGCAAGCTTAGCAAACGGGCCTCTCGAACTTAATGAGGATTCTTTTTTCATATCGACCAAGCCATCAACCTCTTCGGTATTTTTCCATTTTAAATAAATGTCCAATTCTTCATTAGTTATCGGACTGCCGTTTACATAAGCAAGGCCTGCTCTAATTCGACCTTCAGGTGTGTTGAGTCGATTTGATTTAGAGAAACCTTTTCCTAAAGAAATTTTCGACGATTTAGCTGAAGAATTTATATAATTAGCGACTTTCACATAAGTATTTTTTTCCTCTGCAAATTCCGCAGCCCTTTGCGATTCTTCTATTCGTTCAATTTCTTGTTGTTTTCTCATCTCAGCATAATTTAATTCAACAATATCTCCCTCCTTGTCATAAAATTTTAGACTTATAACTCCCGATGAAAGATCTAATATATTAACAGGGCTTCCTTTTTTAGATATATAAACAGAGAATCTGCAAGAATTTCTTAAAGTATTACCTTGATCGTCGCTTTGAGAAAGCTGCACGGCCATAGTGATAATGCATTTATTTATAAATTGATTTCTTATTGCGTGAGTAAATTTTTTAGCTCCATTATTTACAGCGTCTTGAGCGAAAGTGTATTCTGATTTTTTCTCACCATTATCATATGGACTTGCACCATAAAGAAGAGTGTCATATTCGATTACATATGACACCTCATCAGTCATTATTTTATACTCATAATCATTGCCGTAAGATATTTCTGGCATTTCTTCCTCTTCATTAAGAACGAAATTAAAGCTGCCTTCCTCAAGGGAGCTTGTAGCAATTGTTTTTCTTCCAAATCCCTTCCTTTTTTTTCTTGTAGATGTAGTAAAAGTTGATGGATTTTTTACAGGCACTCCATTAAGAAAAATTCCTTCGCGAATATCATTCCCACTTATAGCTCCTCCAGCTTGACTCACAAACCCTTCAATAGGGCCTTCGGATAATAAATCTATATATTCTACATTAGTATAAGACTCCAAAGACAGATCGCTTTTGCTATTCGATTTAAGAATATGCGTACTTTTTTTTGCATCTATAGTAGTAGACCCAACTTGTAGCCTCCCATAACCTAAAGGAACAGGAATACCTTGAGCCGTTTTATTCTGAGAGGATGAAAGCAAATATGATTTTGTTGAAATTTGCTTTCCTGGTTTAGGTGGCTCAGGGGGCTTAAATAGAGCTTGCATCACAAAACTGATTGCAACACTTACTGCGATAGCTTTTATAAATCCTGCCGCAGTAAAACCTCCTGCTGCTCCTGCTCCTGCACCAAGACCCATCGCAGAACCTAAAGTGCCAAGACCAGTCATTAATGCGGAGCCGATTCCAACTGCAGCAGTAGCAACGGCTGATGCAAATCCTACAATAGCGCTTACTACAAATCCTCCTTGAATTGCGCAAACTAAATGAATCTCTTTATTTTTGTATTTCATTTCAAAATCTTTGGGCAAAACAACATCTTCAGGGGATATACTTTCCTTATTTTTAGGCTCGTACTTTGAGAGCATAATATACTCAGTTCCTTCCGACTTTAATTTATACATATGCTCAAAAAACCCGTCCAGATTACATTCTAGAGCCCACATAAGCTCAGGGATAGTTTTTGCGTCAACCTCTAATTTATGCACAAACTTCTTACCTAAATCTCCATGTAAATAAACCGTCTTCATCCTTATACCTTAAGCTTATTACACTAATTATTTAAAAAATAAAAACTATCATCAATAACTCCATAAATTAAAAAAGGGATGTCAATTTGCTTCTGGAAGATGATATCAGTTCTTGATGGTTTACACGTTCCTATCACATGAGAATGATAAATACATGAAACATCTTTTTCAATTAATAATATTGGATTTATAAAAAAATGATATTTCGGTTTTTTACTTAAATTTTTACAATAATAAACTTCCCCATTCTCAATAAAGCCGCATACTTCTTCATTCAAATTTTGTAAAGCGTATTCTTTAATTTTTTCCTTAATCTCTTTTGAAATTATCATCCCTCAATTGGAAATCTTTCTGTGCCAGGAAAACCTCCAAACGGAAGAGAATTATTTTTTGATTTATTGTATTCTTGTAATTCTTTGCCAAACCTTAGTTGACAAGCATCTAAAGTCTTACGGCATTCGTCTTTTATCCAGTAATCGTTATCAATAAAAGGGTGATGCTCTTTAGCGATTTCGTGTGCTTGAACACATACAAAAACATTAGGGGTTGTCCTGTAAGGGTTATTAGAGCCTTTTCCTATAATTTTTACTATATCTCCCAAGGAATAGCCATTTATATTTTGTGGGTTACCATTTTTGCCATATCGATTCCACTCGGGAATATCATTAAAACTCAAACTACTATCAATACTTCCTCCCGCTCCTGCTTTATTTTTGTTTTTAGCAAAACCAGCTATTAAGCTAGTTTCGTCCGAAGCCTCTATAGGAAGTCCTTTGTACCCACAACCTATACTGCACCTATATTTCCAAGTACAATAAGCAGACAAAACAGTTCTTGCAGGAACAAATGCGTTTTCGAGTTCTAAAGCAGAAACTAATTCAAGTTCAATTAAGTTTTTAGCATCTAATATTTTTTTATTCACAAAAAATATATCATCAGGAAAATGAGCGTCAGCATCAGGAGAGCCAAAATGATTATCTCCGGCATCATTGGTGTTTCTGTTGAGATAATTTTCTGCATCCAAAAATCTAGCATAAGTTCTTTTTCTTGAAATTTTACAATTAGCAAAATCCTTATTAGTTTTTAGTATCAAAGAGAAAATGCCATCTGGATTAGCGATTTTAAGTCGAGGTCTAGGAAGCTTCCCGTCTCCGGTTTTTTCAAAACCATCTGTTTCTATAGGTAAAGGTTGATACGCTTTACCTTGCCAATAAATTGGATTAGCGCCATTAATCATACCGCAAAATCTATATATGGAACTGTCCCCAAAATTAATATCAGCAATATCATTAAAATAAGCAACATTTTCTTGCATAATACTAAAATCTATCTCATATAGCTCTATAAGAGCATCAGGAGCTATAGAAAGCATTTGCTTTGATAGATTTGATGTTGATTTACTCATTTACTTCTATATATATTTGAATTTGACCTTCTTGTGGACTTAGAAATGTATCACTGTTTATTATAACATTTTGAGAAAAATATCTATTTTGTTTAGATAAAACAACCTTATCCGTTTCATAATCACTAGCCGAATGAACTTGATGATAATAATAATTAAATAAGTCAGCGTGGTATTTCACATAAGCTTCGTAATCATTTGATCCATTTACTGTAGGCATAAATCTACCTTCGCCATTTCCATTGTTTTGCCAATGATTTTCTCCCCATGAAGCCATGGAAGTTGCGCTTGATTTCAAAGTTCTTACTAAAATTTCATCATTATTTTGATCCACAAGGAAATCTTCTATATCTAAACTTGAAGGAAGGTAAACTACATAAAGATAACCTCTTTGACCAGGCTTTAACTTATTTGTTTTTCTAATAGAAGTAAATATAGAAGATATAAAGTAACTAGATTCAGAATAGTTTGTGGATTGCCCAGCAGTAATTCTCTTTATATCTCCATTATTTCTTTGAAAATATTCATTCAATTCAACTCCATTTGCATCAACTTCTGTAAAATATTCGCCACCCTCAATCCCATTATCATAACCCTCTAACCTTATTGTTTTACCGTTAAGGCCAAAAGGTAGGTTATGTGGAAAGGAAGCGTCGTATGAAGGAATTGGATATGTGTAATCTTCTTTAGATAATTCTTCTTCAACTATAATAGCCGGATTATTTGGCGCATTTCCTAAAATAGAAAAATTAACATCATTTGAATTTGTATCTAGCGATATTGAACTTATATTTACGGTTTCTCCTCCAACATTCTCTAAAAACATTTTTTTCCTTAAAACTTTATTTGGGTTTATATTATCGTCGCCTAATTTAGATGCAAAAATCAAAGGGTTAGTAAAGTGTAATTCACCCGGCCCAACAATTGGCTGTGTTGAAAAATTAGTTAATGTTTGCGCTTCAAAATTAAATGGATATTGCTCGAAAACTGCGGTTATATCATGATTATTTTTATATTTATAAGTATGATCCCAGGATTGGCATACAAAATTTTGCGGAGCTTCATATGGAGCTGGGGGAGAAAATAAAAATGGAATATAACCTAAATGACTTTCTAAAAAATGAAGTATAGCATAAGCCTCTTCGTCGCTTCTATTATTAAATTTTAAATTTAATTTCAGTAAACTTTCATTAATTCCATCGTTATAGATCTGAGTATACTTAGAACTTAAAGAAACTGTATTCAACCTAGGTTTTTGATTAACATTTAAACCTATAGAAGGTAGCCAAAAAAATTCTCTAGTCCAATACTCTTTATTAATATCAGCATATTCACCGCTAGCCCTAGTCCATTCAGAATTTTTTATTACTGGATCCTTGCCGGCGACACCTGTTTGATTATACCAATAATAATATTGATTATTTATTTCTGAATATGCAATATCATTTTTTTGATAAGTTTCACTACTATCATAGCTAGGAGCTCTTTTAGTGAACAATGATTCTCCTTTGTTTAGAATAGAAGTATTTAAATTAGTTAAGCTAAGACTTATATTATTACTATCTTCAAAATTCAATGAATGATTAAAATTTCCGCAATAAAATGTTTTAGATTGATTACTTAAAGAATCATAAGGATGAAACGTTGAATTTCCATCCCACCTAAATCCAGAAATTCCTTGAGAATATTTTAAATAACTTATATTTTTATCTTTTTCTAATTGACCAAGATGATTTTCTACAAAATGAATAATTGCATTAGCCTCTTTATTAGTTCTATTTGCAAATTTTAAATTAGCTTGAAATTTCAAAGAGTTAGTTGAAACCGGAAACAATTTATAATAACCATTTCCATAATCCATTCTTCTATTTTTTGCTTGAAACTGAACATTAGATCCGTAATCCGCATCGAAGAAAAACCTATCGGTAACCCAACTATCACTACCATTAGGGTCTTCATTTATTGCGGTTAAAATAATTTCATGAGAGCCAGCTTCTTCAAAAGAATTAATAGTTATTTGATCAGTTAGACCTTGAACCTGAATTCTATCATATTTACCATCCCCTGCGCGGACAGTTTCATCAAGATTAGGAAGGCTTTTTGGAGACTGATTTTGAGTAGAGTCTGCGCGTATTTGATAATTCTTATCTATAATATAATATTTTTGATCATTATAATTATAAAACGCTCCATGCACTGTTTTAACTTGTGGTAGTTTATAACAATATATCCAACTATCACTACCCAAAACGTCAAAGACCTCATCTTGTTCAAAATCGTCTTGCCCTAATATATAAAAAAAGCTACTTCCTCTCCTTCTATATTGGCCATTTTCAGGAATTGTATTATATTCATCCCTTGAAATCCTTAAGTTTTCCCACGAGTCAAGGAAATTATCTTGATCATCTCTCATATTCTCCCCGTTTTTGTCTTGAAACAATACTTCGGTTAAACCTGTAAGATCATGTAAATCACTCGCGCTTGAAACAGCATAAAAATAAGAACTGTCAATTTTTAAAAAACCATTAGATGCAGAGTTTTCGTTACCTATTGAACCTTTATCAGCAAGAATCCAAACTCCGTTACCTTTTCCTATACTAGAATCGCTTCTACTATTATCCTGATTCTTCCAAAACCAAAATTTCTGTAGATAAACCCCATTTTCTTTAACAGGTATAATATATATCCACCCCCAAAAATAATGACGAATCCACCCATTATTACTTTTAGACATAAAAAATTTACGATTATCAATCTCAGTACTTTCGTCTTTATTTGCAAGCATAAACCAAGACGATCTATAACGACCTCTCCCAAGAGCATTAGCATCTAAAGTATCTCTAATTGTGCCATCTGAATTTATATCTAAATCGGTCGCAAAATTTTTATCAATATTTATAACATTATATAAACCTGAAGCGTCTTGAATCGATCCTTCTAGATTTATAGTTTGTCCTACTTTGATAGAATTGCCTAAAGCATCTGTCTTATTATGATCATCAAGTATATAATGCGAGGTTCGCCCATTTACAGTTGGCCCATCAGGGTCTAAAGAAAATCTATGAGAGCCAGATAAAATAGCTCCACCACCATAGGACATATCTTCGGTAGCGTAATAAAATAACCCATCACCAGTATTATATACAAAATCAAATTTTTCATAAGAAGCTCCGGCTTGAAATATTCCCGAATAATTAGAAGTATGAGTTATTCTTTCATGAGAATACTTCGCAGTTGAACTTTGATTATATGATTCGGGAAAAGGTAGTGTCATTTAATTACCTCCTTGATAGTCATAGATCCTTTTGCATAACTACCTTCTGAAACTTGTAGCGATTGAGTATGTATCTTACCAGATGTCGAAAATTTTGCAACTTGCTCTCCAGTTAGTCCATATAAATAAGCAGTGATTGTCGAATTATTCAACCCAAAAGGGGTTGAACCATTTTGTTGATCGCCATAAGGATTAAGGTTAGGAATAAGTTCGTTAGATTCAATATTCATTTCGCTAGTGATATTTTCTGCGGTAATTCTATATGGAGTTGCTCCCTCTGATCTCGTGTTTACAGAAGTATGTTCGTTATCTCGAATATGGCTATGAACTTTTCTTGTCACATTTATATTATATTTTAGATTACTAATCTCAAATTGCCTTCCTATTGCGCTTGCTGCGCTAGCCCCACTTATTTTAACATTACCAAATGATTGTAATCCGTGAGCAAAATCTACAACAGGTTGAGAAAATCTATCTATAGCTTCTTCATATCTTTTAATTGTTCCATATATATCATAAACTGCAGTAGCTATTAAATTTTTAAATGGAGCCAAAGTAAAACTAAAGCTTTTTAAAAACATGCCATCAAATTTATACCTTCCAACAATATTATCATCAATAGGATTGTCTGACATACCAGCTTTAATTTCGAACATTTTTTCTATTGAATTAGGATTCTTATTAATTAAGAAAGTTTCAGCAGATATATAAAAATTTATTTCTAATTGCCCTTGAAGCATTCCAACCGGATAAAATTCAACAAATTGAGTTGGCGCACCGCATATACTAAGATCTGTTCTGCCGTAAACTTTTTCTTCAGTAAGTTTTGGAGAAATAGATAAATTTGCACTATTAGCCATAATATTCTTGCCGCCTATTTGAATACGGCTATTTTCAAATCTTAAAAATGGATCACTCATCTCCGTCTATAGAATTATGTAAAGTATCATAACCTTTATAAGTTAAAGAAATAGACATTTCTCCTTCGATAGAAGAGTTAATTGATTCTCCTATTAATCGAACATTATGACCCGTATACGCATTAATCATTTCCTTAGTTTGTCCATCTCGAATTTCTATTGAAACTGTACTTTTCGGCGCAGATTGAATTCTATCTTTTATTTCTCTAATTTCATATTCATTAGCGATCATAGTAAAATTTATATCTGTTTCAATTGGGTATTGAGTGTCAACCTGAACAGGCTGAAGGTTAGGTACTGAAGGTTTTGATCCGGCAACCCAATCCTCTTCCGTTCCTCTAGGTAGTCCATATACTGGGGTTAAATTCAGTGTTCTTGTGAAAGAAAAATCACTAATAGCATCAATACTGAAATCGCTAACCGTAACCCTCATGCTTGCTTGATCAGTAAATTGAGTTGGTGGGTGATTATACTGAACTATATCATCATATGAACGTTCAATCTTAAACGCTTCCTGACCTAATCGAAGTATTATGCCTCCATCTATTATATCAGTAGGGTGTAGACTATTATATTCTTCTTCGGTTAATTCAATCGATTGATTATTATAGGCATAACTAATATTTTCACCAACTGTATTTCCATCTGAATCGGTTAGAAATACTGAAGATGCATTCCAAGGATAATTTGTATGATTTTGATCTACAAGAGCGGTAAAGCTTTTTAACACATCTTTGCCAAGTTCGCCGTATACTGTAAAATCAGTTTGTATTTCAGGTAATTGTCCAACCGTACAAGATACTGAATATCTATTTAATCTTGCCTGAGTAAAGCCGAAACCTTTAGTTTTGTTACTGTATAAAATTACCCCACTAATTTCGTCTTCATCAAATTTATACTTTCCTATAGAGTCGGTTTCTAGCATTGGATCTGCGCTGACCATTGTTCTATTTATAGAAAAGTTTCCTTGTAAAGGAGAATCAATTAAAGCATCAATAAAACCAACACCAGCTACTCTAACAGGTTTCTCTGCTATACCGTAACTACCATCAACAGACTGAACGCCAGATAATGCGTATCCATTAAGAACAATAGTTTGTTCATAATTGGAATAACTACTACTCATTAACTTAATAGACCCCCAGGCCTTTGTTCTTCGACTATAATACTTAAAACTTGCTGCTTCACTCTTTCTGACAACAACTTCATTTTATCCCCTCCTTCTTGAGCGGGAGCTCCTCCATCTTGCTTTTTTTCTTCAGACCCTTTAGCTGTATTTATGGAAATATTAATATTGTTAGTGTTGCCCCCAGCAGAAGTTCCTTTGCTTTCTGACATTGGAGAAGTTTCTCCACCATCATAAAATTTTCCTGCGTTTATTTTATCCAACATCGGCTTGCCTAGCTGGCGAGCACTACTTGCTTTAATAACGTATTCTCCTTCACTGAGCATTGCAGGAATTTGGTCGATACCAGATTTGCCAGAGATGTGTCCTCCGCTGGCGTATTTATTTATTTTTCCCCCAAAATATGGCATTTTTACCATTAAAGCTTCTTTAAGAGATAAATTTTGACTAACAAAAGGGTTTGCTAGATCTGCATCAGTTATATCTAGAGAGCTCATTTGAGTACCTGAACCTCCCTCGGTCACAGGAACTATATTTGCTCCTCCTCCTTGATCTCCAGATAAAGGAGTTGAATCTGCTCCTCCCCCTCCAAAATTTATATTTTTTAATCCATAAGTTAGCCCCGCACTTATTACGGTTGATAAAAGAGCTTGTCTTCTAGCTTTCTTTTTCGCTTTTTTTGCGGCGGCTTCCTGAGCTCGCCTTCTGTCTTCTGCTAAAAGACCTTGCATTTCATCGACATCAGCTTTAAGCCCAACGCTTTTGGCTTGCCCGCTATAGAAAAAGCCCGACATTTTTCTGTATTGATGAGCTCGACTACTTAATCTTTCTCTAGCTCCTGCAGCTCGAGCAGAGCCAGGAACTCCTCCTCCTTCAGCAAACTTAAGTACGCTACCTCCATTGTATTTTCCTTGTGTTCCACCAAATCCACTAAAAATAGAGCCGAGCATTTTAAATGGAGCAGATATAACACTAAATAATCCACCAAATAAATTATCAAAAAATCCCGGTTGTGCTGCGCTTTTATTTATATCTTTTCCAGATTTAAGGGCAGCTAATACATCTCCATGAGGAGCTTTTCCTGCAAAATTCCCTCCAGGACTTTTAATTCCAGGGATTTTTTTCATATCTTTTTTAAAGCTAGCCATTTTTTTGACGTCCACACTTGGCTGAGACGGAGCCTTTGGGCCAGAACCAAAAAACGAAGCTAAATCTTGTTTTTTAGTTATTGCAGAAGATGCGCGGGCTTTTTCATATTCTTGCTGATACAATCGCATATTCTTTTCGTTATTAAAGAATTTGCGCATTCTTTGTCTCATTGATGGTCTTGAAATTTTACTATATTCTGGTTGTGGAGCAAAAGCGTCAGCAAGACCCATAGTTCCACCTGCTGGTTGTCCGAAAGCTTCGGCGAGACCCATGGTTCCTCCTCCGCTAGAAAATTTTGGAGTTTTGCCTCTAGCATTTAAACTATGCATAAAGTTTGAGCCGTATTTATTTACAGCTCTTCTACTCATTACATATTCTCCATTAGTGACCATTGCAGGAACGCCACCGCCTTTAGAGTATTTTCTCACATTACCCCCTTGCGATAAACCCATTGCTCCGACGACTTGATTTGCGGCACTTTGAAGAAAAGCATTTCTTAAAGCCGATAAAAATCCCATAGCCACTCCTTGAAGTGCATCTCCTAAATCTTTACTTTTATCTAAAGCTGCATCCATGGCGGTCACAAGTCCATCACGAAAATGGGTTGCGGTTATTGTTCCTAATTGGTAATCTATGGTTTCTGCGTCTTCAAGCATTTTTTTTCCTGCATCCTTAAATGCATTACCGAAAGCTCCTGGTCCAGTCTTATGAGCCCTTGCGGCAGCAACTCGCTCTTTTTCTATTTCCAGAAGAGTCTTAGATGAAGAGATTTCTTTTTCTGTTTCTTCTTTTAGTATTTTTTTCTTTTGAGCTATCTCTTCTAACTTCTTGATTCTTTCATCTTTGTCTTTCAGTAAAGCTTGGTAGTCTTCTATTTCTGACTTAGTCATATCTAACTTAGAACCATAGACTCCCCCTCCCTGATAAGTTTTTTCGTGAGCTGCTATTTTTTTCTTGTATTCTAAAAACTTTTTTTGCTCAAAAGCTTCCGGACTAGTATTTAGCTTTGCCATTTCATTTTCTTCGTTTTCTTTAAGTCGTTTTATTTTTTCTTCTAAAGCAAATTCTTTTTCTCTTATAGCAAAAACTTCTCGCTCCTTTTGAGTTTTATATCCCGGACCGGCGGCTAGAGCTCTTTGAGCTGCGTCAACCTTATTATCAAATCCCCGTATTTTTTGGGTTGATTGCAGAGATCTAGAGTTCATTTCATTAATTCTCTGCATGTCAGTAAGTGTTTGCTTTCTATTTGAAAGTATTAAATTAACGTTTTTCTCTGCGTCCGCTAAATCTTTGGCGGTATCTCGAGTTTTTTGAGCCACTTCTAAATTGTTAATTCTTTTTTGTAGTTCTGTTTCAAGAATTTTTACGACAATTGCCTCCGTGCCCCCCTTCTGAAGTCTTTTCATTTTATCTAAGATCTCTTGAAGGCTCATCGCGCTTACTCTATCAGTTAGATCTTGATCTTCCATCTCTTCATTTCCTAAAGAAATTTTAAAAGCTGAAGATAGAGATGGGCTATCTTTTATTTTTTGAAGTAATCCTGTTTTTGTTTGGGCGTCGATTTGTGCTGTAGCTTTTTTGTAAGCCTCAGTAGCTTTATTGATCGCTTCGGTATGCTTATACATAGTTTTTTGTCTTTCTGTAATAGAGCTACCTATTATTTTTTGCTCAAGCTTTAAAGCTTGGTTTTGCTTTGCATAACTTGCTTGTATTTCTAACTGTTCGATTGTAGCAGCTTGCTGAGCAGCAAGCATAGCTTTCTGAAAGTTCAGGGCAAGGATGACACCATCTTTAAGTTTATTATTTGCATCATTTATTTTTTCTTGTTCAAGATTATAAGATTCCATACCATTTAGCATTTCTACTCTTAACGATTCTAGGGCAATTTGTTGGTTTTCTGTTTTTGGATCTAATATGCCTTGCTCTCGAAGCATTTTCTCATATTGAGCGCCAGTCATGGCCTTTTTTTCTTTCGAGAATTTTATTCCATCTTCGCCGACATTTTCAATTTGCGTAAACAACTGTTTACCTTCAAGCCGTTTTAAGTATTTACTAATTATGTCCCCTTGACTTTGAGATTTTTCTGTAAACTCCCGTCTCATGTAAGTTGTTCGTTGTTTAGAGCTATCTCCATAAATATAACTTTCAAGAGGTCTACCATTAGGTCCGTACTCAAATTTTGGTAGCTTTTTACGCATACTTTCCATTTCAGATGATGACATTTGAGACATCGTCTCTCCTATAAATTCTGGGGGTAAAGCTTGAGCTATTTGTTTGCCGACTTCGGACGCACGTTGTTTCTCTGCATCCCTAGCTTCGTTAATAGAGGACACTAAGCCAGAAAAAGCTCCAACTGTTGCTCCTACTGCTGTCCCTAAAGCTCCAAACATCATGCCCATAGAGGCGCCCATACCTGCCCCAGATAATGTTCCTCCTATCGCTTTACCTGTAGTTCCACCAATAGAGTCTTCTAAAAACCCTGCGGCCATAGGAAGCCCCATCATTAAACCCATCTGTCCACCCGTGCTGCCAAGAGCTCGACCCATGGTTGTATTAGAAAATCTTTCGTTTGCGTTTCTTAATCCTAGAGATCTAGTAGTCCTACCTCTTGCGTTATTGAGTCTATCAATAGTGGAAATACTTTTTCTTAATCTTTGATTAACTTCTTGTTGAGCACTGCTTCCGAGGTGATAATTACTAGCTATTTTTTGCGCAGATCTATTTAATTGATCTAGAGTTCTATTGCCTTGTTTATAAGAATCAATTCTTTTCTTGAGGTGAGCGTTCGCCTGTTTGGCTAAATCATTTGCTTTCTCTTGCTCTATAGATCCAAAATCTCCAGGCTTAAATATTGCGTAATTTGGAACATACCCTTTTGCTCCAAATACATCTTTTAATCCGTTTGGTTCGTCACGAGTATTAGTTACTCCAAGACCAATTGGATTGCCTTTATTCATTAGAGCTGGATGCGTTCCTACCCTGATTTGAGAAACAGGAACTCCTGCATCTCGTTCTCTTCCTATTGCATCAGATAATGGGTTTGCGAAATTAGGAATAAAACCATCAGCGCGACCTGATATATAATTTAATATTTTTTTAGGAATACCTCCAGACTTAGCGGATGCGAGAGTGTATTTTAGTTCTAAAGCGCGCTTCGTAGGGTTATTTTTATCATTCAAGAATTTTGATAACTCCGATGCGTCAGCTCCTCTAAAATCAAAAGAAGCTTGTTTATTATCTTCAATCCTATCTCCAATTGCAGTTCTTAGTGAAGTTTCATATAAGTTCCCTAAAGTTCCGGGATCGATATGTTTAACAATATTTTCGCTAGTAAAATCTGGTTTTTGACCTTTACTTGAACCTTTAAATATATTTTTATGCAATCTTTCTGCGAACCCCCTCAGAGGGTCTTTAACCAAATCTCCTATTGTTTTTCGAGCCACACTATCAGACTGACCCTTCCGGATTAAGTTTAAATCTTGCTCTGAAACAGGTGAGATAGCTTTAGTTGGCAATGTGCCTAATAATGTTTTCCCTTTTAAATCTTTTACGTTAACTCCAATTTGTTGAGCCAAAGTTTTTTTGGAGTCAGGATTTACTTCTGAAATCGGCGTACTATATCGAATGTCTATAGGACTTTCTGTTTCTGCGCCAACGCCCAGAATAACTCCTAATTGACTAATTGCTCCAGGATATATTTGATTTAAATCTATTACTGGATTCTTAAACCCCTTTTCTTTCTTGAAAGCTTTTCCACCAAGTTTCCCTCCAGCCGCTTTATTAAAAGCGCTCATATTTACTTTGTTTCTTGCTAAGCTTTTATACTTTCCCTCCATTTCCTTCTCAGAAAAGCCTATTGAATTAAAATTAGGTATATATCCCCCTGCGGCATAAGGATCAAACCCATGCACAGAACCAAACGCTTGCTGATAATTTTTGCCTGCCTTACTAGATAAAGGAGGCATTATTGCTGGTTGACTTAATCCTGAGAATGTTTTAACTTTTTCTGCGCTATTATAAATAACAGATCCTTCGCCAGGCATATTCATTGATCGAATACTTCCTGCGGCATATCCACCACGAGCAGCCTGTTCTCTTTCTGGGTTCGCAAAATTTGGTATATGACCGTAAGCACGGCCTCTGCGAGGTGTTAGGTTTGCTCCAAAGCCTTTTGAGTATAATGTAGCTGCACTGCTTTTAGCGACAGAGTCGAGCATTTTTGCTTCAGCTACTTGAGCTCTTAAAAGTCCAAGAATTATTTTTTCTTTTTCTGTTCGAGAAATGTCCGTGCGCAACATTTCTTTGCTTAATTCAGAACTTCTTCCAAACAGTCCTACAAGAGATGTTTGAATTACTTTTTGTTTCTGAGCTTCGCTAGTTACTCCAATTAATGAAGTTAAACTTTCTTTAGCGAAGCTTGCCGCTTTTAAGAATAACTTTCCAAATACAGCAGTGATAACAACTAAACCCGGACCGCTAATTACATTGCCTAAGCCCCTTAGGAATCCATTTGCAAATTTACTTCCAGTTCCCTCTCCATCCCCTAAAAGTCCAGACAAACCTTCTGCTCCACTTTTAACTATATTTAAAACTTTTTCAATTCCGGGAGCAAGCATTATCTCTCCGATTTGAGCAGATACCTGTTTAATTGCCAACCCAGTTTCGGTTGCCATTGCGGCCATGGTATTCCTTAATTGTTCATTTTTCTCTATAGCTTCGTTTGTTGCTCCTGCAGAAATTTGAGTAGCGTTTGCAAGAATACCATTTTGTTTAGCGGCATCACCAAGAACAGCTTTTAAAACGTTGATTTGAAAAACGCCACCGACTGTCTGAGCTATTTGCGCTTTTTGGGCTTCGGATAATGAATCAAAAGTGTTTGCGAGATCAGTTAATATTTTCTTTGCTCCAAGAGTCTTACCTTCGATATCTCTAACAGCAATTCCTAAATTCTCTAGTTGATTTAAAGTATCAGTTCTTCCGATACGAGTAAAAATAGTTTTAAAGGAGTTACCAATAACCTTACCGCCTCGAGCTGTTTGTTGCTGAGCGGCAGTGACTAAGCCAATTAACTCATCAATATTGACTCCAGCTCCTTTAGCTGCTGCACCAGTTCTAGATATAGCGTCAGCAAAATCTTCTGCGCTAACCGCAAACTTAACATCAACTGCGGCGAATTTACTTACTAATTGAGTAGTATCCTTGATTTGATTACCATAGGTATTCATTGCGGCAGTTAATGACTTTACTGCCTCCGCAGAATCCATACCTGTTAATCGAGTAAGAATAAGAGCGTCTTTTGTTCTTTTTAAAGATTCTTCTACATTAAGGCCTTGACGAGCATACTCTGTCGCAGCGTCAGCTGCAACCTTAAATGCTGCACCAGTTTCTTTAGCTACTTTAAATAAACCATCACTAAACGCTTCAAGCTTTTGAGTGCTCAGGCCCATAACAACATTAATATCCGCCAAAGATTTTTCAACTTCAACCATATTGCGAACCATTCCTTTAAATGCGTCCGCCATACCGTTGATTATTGCCATCGAAGCGCCGAAAGCTATAATACGAGCATTCGCGGCTTCCATAGACTTACTGAATTCATCAGCAGCCCGCTTCATATTACCTAAAGGTTGGGTCGCGCCCTTATCGTCAACACTTATTCTAATAGGTTGACGCCGAATTCTGTTTACAGCAGACTGAACCGCTGCCTCAAGAGGTTGTGTATTACCGTGTACGTCAAGATTTATAGCCATATTACCTTATTCCTTAGTTCAGGTAATTATACACTAAATATTATTCTACTCCATGCAATTTCATTAAATCTTGCATATTTAAAGTTCCGCCTTTTTTCTTCGCTTCGTCATGCAGACTAACTCCGCCTTTAGGTTTTTCAATACCAAGATACTCATAATCTTCATCTTTAGCTCCAACAAGCGTTCCTGCGGCGCCTTGAGAGAGTTTATCTTTTGCCTTATCTCTTTCTTCTTTTGAACTACTGCCAAACTCTAACAATTTAGCAGGATCTTTTCTTATGCTTTCTGGTATATTTTCATTACTATCAAATATATTTTTAAATACTCTAGTATAAACAATTAATCTTATTTGATTATATGTTAATGCACAAAATGGTTTTCCATAAAACTGCATACTATCTTCTGCAAAACTTAAATATGGATTATAAAATTCTTCTAATATAGTATATTGTATATTTTCTTCAGTAAAGCCCTCAAATATTTGATTATAATTAAATATATATTTTTTAATATCATGATCTTCTAATTCATCATAAACTTTTTCACTAAATAATACTTCATTTAAATCCTTGTCTTTGTAAAAACTTTTAATCATATAAAAATCATTCATACGATCTTTTGCATATTTTTCACAAGTATTACCAATAAGAGATATTTTATGATTTTGTTTTTCTAATAAAATTTTCTGCTCTTGATCTATAAGCTCAGACTGTTTATCAATAGCGCTTTTAAGTACCATTTTATTTCGCGCTTTCTTTAAGCTATCAATAAAAATAGTTTTTTCTTCAATAAATTTATCTTCCGCTTCACTCCATTCTCCTTCTTTCATTAAGAAGTCAAGCATATCTTTTTCTGTTGGAACTCCGCGTTTTTGCGCTATTTTGAAATACTTATCTTCTACCTCTTCAAGTTCTACTTGATCGTGAGGTGTTAGGTGCTTAATATATACAAATTCTTCTTCGATTATAGCCGTAGAGTATCCACGAACTATATCTCTAAATATTTTTCTGCGCGCTACAGTTTCCACGCATATTAAACTCTACCTTCTTCGATGTCTTCGTCTAGTTTAGCGAAATCAGCTGTCGATACTGCGCCAGAGCTATAATACCAGAAGCTAAATAATGCAGCAACTTTGCCTCCGACGATGTCATAAAGTTCATCACCTTCTTCTTCAAGTTCATAATATCTTTCTAGTTTTTGATCGAAGTCATTTCCTTCAAATAATGGAATAAGATCATCACTATCTTCTTTTTGAGTATAAGTCAGATGAAGAATATACCACTGAATAACTTTATTTTCCGCGCGAACATCTGCAGTGTGATTAAATAAATTAGAATATGAAGTTTCTACATCAACAATATTTTTTCTAAGTTCAGTAATCTCAGCGGAAATGTCATCCAACTTCTTTTGGTCTTCGTTAGAGATATTGCTTTTAATTCTGATCCTTTCGCTTTCTTGAGATAATTCGCCGTAACGGATGTACATTTTTGTTAGAGCTTTTGCATCTTCTTCAGGAAGCAGTCCTCCTGTATCGCTATACTTTTTCGCTAACATGGCTTTAGTAAGAATTCCTTTTTTAACACACTTACTCATCTCAACACTAAATTCTAATTCCGCATCTTCGATTTGCCTACGAGTTGGTTGTTTCATAACAAGCCTATAAGGCACAGCTTCTTCAACCTCTTTTGTCATGGAGACTTCTTCTTCTTCTCCAGTCTCTTCATTTTTAATTTTTTTCTTTTGAGTTTGCTTAACCTTTTCTTTCTTCTCAAAAGTAAAACTATAAATTTCACGTAATTTTTTACGAGTATCGTTCATAGTTGGTGTCTTTTCTAGTGTTTCCGTAGTTGCCATAATATTTTTATTTAAATGTAAATCCTATAGTATAATTATCTAATTCTGTTTCGATATTTCTAATAGTTTCGTTACCAATATCTAAAGTTCTTTTTCTTAAGTATTGCAACTTTTCTTCATCGAAGTAATTAGCTTGATCGATAATAGGGCTACAGCCTTCAGGTAGATTCTTTTTTAATTTGTCGAAATGAATCTGATGCTCATTATGTAAATCCTCAAGCATAACGAGGAAACCCTTAAAAAGGGAAACCGTATTCCTTTGATAGGACTTTCTGAAAATACCTTCTGCGTCCATAAACCTTGTACCTACAAAGGTAATACACAAAAAATATAGTTTAGTGTAAAGTTAGTTATGGCAGAATTTTTATCATCGTCCGACAGAGCTACAATTGCGGCTCACTTATTAGATCTTCATGATACATTTGGAAGAGATATAATTGTATATAAAGAAGCTCAAAAGGTAATTATTAGCACAGACCCAAACTACAACTATTTATATAATACTGCAGGAGCGACGAATCAAAGCGTAGAAAATGTTCCAGTTAAAAAAGTATTTAAAGCAAGAATAAGATATGACACAGATCGCAGTTTAGAAAATTTTGGAGAAGCAGATGCGCAAATAAAAGTTGATAGACCAGACGCAAATAGTTTAGTTAGAATTAAATTAAAAATCGAAGACTATCAATATATAAAAGAAGCTAAAAGAATTGAATTTGATGGTAGAATGTTTAGAGTAGAATCTGACCCTAGAGCTCACGGACTTTTTGATGTAGTTCAATTTTATACTTTGTACCTCAGACCAATTGAATCAAGTGGCTAGAATAAAAGATAGATCTGTTAGAGACAGCGTTCAAAAACAACTTAGATCAGATAAAGATTTAAACTTACAAGTTCGTGTTTTAATAGATAAGCAATTTAAAACAGCTCATCAAAAACTTCTTTCAGACTTCAGATCTCATCCTATTACCAGAGAATTAAAAGTTGCAGAAGGAGCGTCTAATTACAGCGGAGGTTTGGCAGAAGGCAATCTTTTTGGATTCATAGGTTTCGAATCAGGTTATGATGCTATTGAGCCTATTGAAAAACTATTAGTAAGAGCAGATATTTTAATAAAACAAAGAAGAGTTATGAGATCAGGATTTATTTGGGCTTATGCAGTAAATATGCCATCAATAAATGATCTTTATAAAGTGACCCCAATGCCATGGTCTCAAGGAGCTAGTTGGCTAAGAGAGCTTGAAGGTAGGGGCATACCAAACTTAGGTCAATATATGTATGTTGATGCCAAAACTAGCCGCTCCTCCGAAGGTATACAAGGAGGTAATAGGTCAGGAGGTAGGCTTAGAATGACATATATAAAGCCTATGCTAGAAGAATTTGAAAAGAATTTAAATAATATTAGTGGCGCACAAAGAATATCTGCGCGCAATTTTTAAATATGAAACCGCAATTCCAACACGAAGTAACAACAAGTTTTATGTTATGGGCAGATAATTTTCTATTAAGAAAAGGTGAAGCTTATACAAATTATGTATCAACTTTCTATCCAAATACAAGTGATGATAGATTAGGTCCAGGATTAGTTAGCTACAGTAGCCCTCACAAACAGTGGGTTTTTGACAGTAGTATAGAAGGCGCAAATATTCCTAGTGGAGTATATGACAACGGCACCTTTATTCCAAGAGATACAAATGGATTAAAATTAGACTTCGATAATGGTCGAGCAATACTTGATTCTTCATTCGGAGACTCTAAAACAACAGTTAGCGGAGAATATTCAGTAAAAGATTTCAATTTTTACATTACAAACCAAACAGAAGAGCAATTAATAATAGATAGTAAATTCGATACAAATAATAGATTTAAACAAGATGTATCAGGAATCGCGCCTTACAAACAAGTTATACCAGCAATTTTTGTTAATTCAGAAGTTTCTGAAAACGAACCTTACGCTTTTGGAGGAGAAGATAAAACATCAACAAATATAAGATGTGTTGTTTTCGCGGAAAATACATATCAACTTGACGGCGCACTATCTATTTTTAATGATGCAAAAAATGAAGTATATGCAAAATTAAGTTTTGAAGATTATCCATTAAATGAATATGGAGATGTTATAGACTTTAATTATAGAGAACTTTCAGACAACACAAAACAACAATATTTTCACATAGAAGAAGCAAGAGTTTCTAAATTAAGTGATAGAATAAATAAAAATATAGACCCAACTTTATTTGTAGGATTTATTGATTTTGAAATTACAAATTTAAGATTTCCACGATCATAATTCCCTTTTTAAAATAAAAAATGTAATTAGTGAAAGAAATTTAACCTTTTAAAATATTATGGCAGACAAACATAGAGCACGAGTAATTTATCAAAGTGAGGCATTATATGCAGGCACAGTTGATGCAACAGGTAATCACTTCAGCACTTCAACGGACTGGAGCACTAGAGCAGGATACAAAACGCACGCAACTTACGCATCTGCAGTTGCAGAGGGAGCAGATATTCGCACAGGTATCCAACAACTAAGGAGAGTACAGAGCGCAAACTATAGCTTTTCTATCAACAGGCAAGATGTAAATCAGTTCGGACAATTAGGAAGAATTGACTCAGTTGCAATTGACCCTCCCACCGTAACGCTGGATTTCTCTTATTACATCACAAATGGAGTGAATGAAAGAATTTTAGGTATGAATGTATTAGGTCAGCAAAGTGCTCTTGCTGATGAAATCGTAGATGGCTTAGTTTGTGGGGATCCAGTTGGCCACGATGGGCAAAACTTTTTCATACTCACAACATGCGAAGGTCATGATGCAGTTAATAATGAGGATATCGACAACATGAAAAGTGTTATTGCGCTTGGAAACGGTTATATCTCTAATTATTCTATAGAAGCTGCAGTAGGAGGTATGCCTACAGCAAATGTTACTGTAGACGGTTTAAATTTAAAAAGTTATGTAGGAACTACTGGGCTAAGTTCTCCAGCTATTAATGTGAACTATGGCATCCCAGTTGACGGGGTAGAGTTTAGCATTCCCCCAGCAATTAGTGGAGTTTTAAATGATAGTGCGGCAGACCCTAACGCAGAAACAGAAGGATGGTCTTGCTTGCGTCCAGGAGACATTACAATGGCACTAGGTACAGACGGAAAAGCTGGAGAATTCGAGAATTTACCTTATGAAGATGCCCCGCATGACTTTACCGCAGGAGCAGCTCACATTCAAAGTTTTTCTATTGACGTACCGCTTTCTAGATCTGTTCTAAATAGATTAGGAAGTCCTTATGGATACGCTAGGGTTGTAGACTACCCAGTCAATGTCAGCGTTAGCGTTAGCGCTATAATGTCTGATTTAAAAGAGGGTAATGTAGCAGATCTAATCTGGGATACAGAAGAGCACGACTTAGTGTTTACTCTTCGCGAACCAGAACCTTATGGTACAGGAAAGAAAGCTATCGAATACAGAGTGAAAGGAGCTCTTCTTGAGGGAGAATCATTCAGCTCCTCTATTGGAGACAATAAGAGTGTGGACTTGACATTTACCGCTCAGATTGGTGGCCCAGAAGACCTTGCAAGAGGATTGATGATCTCTGGATCAAGAAACGCTCTAACAATTACTGGCGAATTCGCTTAGTAATATAATTACATAAAACTTTAAAGCCCGTCATTTATGGCGGGCTTTTTTGTTAAACCTGATATATCCTCAACCCTTTTGCAGAACTAATCCCAAAATTAAAATTAGTGGATACGGTAGATTGTCCACCTATTTGATTTGAAAAAGATTGAGATCTAAGTTGAGCATTATCTATAGCTACATTATTAATTACTGAAGCTAATTCTAGTTTTCCGCTGTGATGATATCTATCAGTATGCTTGATTAGGATGTCATACTTAGAACCTTCTTCAAAGAAAGACTCTATTTGACCTGTCGCATACTCTCTTACAATCATATTTATACTTGCGGAAGCTATAATTGGAAGTTTTAGTTTTCTACCAAATACATAATTACTACCAAACCCATAAATATCTTGCCTTGGAATAGGCATGTTAATAGAAACACTTTGTATGGCAGCATCAACAGATTCAACTGGAGCTCCACCATATTCTCCTGCGGTTTTAGTTATTTTTATAATCATATCACCAGGCATTATAGCATTTGCTCCATCAACCACTTCTGGATTAAAAGAGTCGGAATTTAGGTATATTTTTTCTTCAGAAAAAATATTATCAACACCAAGTTTAATTGATGGAAGAGTTGGGGCATCATTTGGGTCATACAAATCAAACTTTAAATTGCTTGCTGCGTATGACACGGAGGCAGTAGGTAAAGATCCTACTTGGGCATTATAGGAGTATTGAGTTAAAAAACAATTTCCAACACCAATAACATTATATCCAGAAAAATCTTCAGTATCTACGAAATTCAAATCAGTAATATTTCCTTCATTTGCAGAAACCCCTATAATACTTATATCATCAGAAGTTTCAGCTTCAAAATAATTCTTAAAAACACTACCATCAGAGTAAGTATAAAAACCTATAGCTCTTTCATTTTCTCCGCTAGAAAATAAATACTCTATTTCGCAACTAACCTCGGGTTGCCGTATGATTGGGGACTCTCCATCTTTTTGTGTAACGTTTTGAACTAACTCATCCGAACCGATTTCTTTAACATCTATAGCTGGATGCTGAAAACCAAAATTCATATTCTGAACTCTAATTAATTGCCCTGACGTTGTGCCTCCTTCTTTATATGCAGGAAAATCAGTAACTAAGACACCTAATTTTTCATAAGTGATTCGTGAAGCTGTACATGCCATTAATCTGTTTACACCTTTTGATCTATTAAGTGTATAATAAAAAGACTCCTTATGCCTAATAAAAGAATTTCAGATTTCCAAGAAAGAAAAGTTTTGTATTCAGATTCTGCTACAGAACCCTTTCCTCATGCGCCAAGATTAAACGATCAGTCTTTAGATGACAATGAAACTTTATTTTTGTTAGCGAGACCTAAAGTTCAAAACGAAACAATTACATACCCAGATCTAAAAAGTAATATTTTAGATAATTCAATATATTTAACGGGCTCGCAATTAGTTAGTGGGCAAAAAATTTTTACAGATAAATGCACTTTTTTAAGTAGAACGAACATAAACGAAGTAATAGATTCTACATTTAGTGGGGATATATCAGGCAATATATTTGTAGGAGAAAGTGGGTTATTGCAGAGCTTAAAAATAGGAACTGATTTTTTCGAAAGAAAGAGCGACTTTTCTTCTTATACAGCTCATATTTCTGGAGATTCTTGTTTTTTGGGAGACATTACGCTGACAGGAGATAATTTTCAAGAAGGTGATTCCTCAAGGATAGGGGACTCCAATCAAATTGGATTTGCTCATATTTCAGGTAATAAAACAATTACAGAAAATTTATATGCACAACAAAACATTTTTTGTCTTTATGATGACGACACATTTATAAAATTAAAAAATCAACAGATTGATATTGAAGCTGGAGTAAATACACGACTACATCTTATAGATGATGAAGATGACCGAATAGTTTTCTACACAAACAATGAAGAGCAGATGAGGTTGTATAAAAACCCTTATTTAGCAATCAATAATACAGACCCCATGGGAGAACTGTCGGTTACTGGAAAAGCTTTCATACAAGATATTTTCACTTACGACCATTTTAGTAAAAAATTTAATAGAGTATATGGTGGAGACGATGAAAATGTATATTTCAAAACAAAATTAAGAAAAGGTAAGAGTCAGTATAAAATTAATTTACCAAAAACATTCAAACTAAAACCGGTCATGTCAGTTATGCTGGAAAATACGAACGGAGGAGTCATAATTCCACTAATTATCTCCAATATAACTAGACATGATTTTTTAATTGACTTCGCAAAAGAGCTTGAAGACGATAATTATATCCTGCACACTATGGCGTTGAGTACATCTATCGAACCCGAAGTAGATAAAACTCATTATGACCATTATCCACATGTAGTTTGTTCTGATAATTCTGCAGGTAGACAGCATAGTCAAAGATTCTATACGCCTATTCAAGAAGTTTCCGACACTGTCGAAATTACTTTTCCATTTAATTACTACAAGGACACTCCATCTGTATCAGTCACAATCGAAGGGCCAAACAATATTGTTCCACATGCAATATCTAGTGTAAATAATAGATCTTATAAAATAATTTTCGGAACTCAAGTGGACAGCAGATATACAATACATACATTTTCAAGCATTGAAGAAACAAAAAGGTTAGGATGAACACTCCAGACAACAGATTATCAAACTTTAAACATATGCGTACATTGTTGTCCGACGGACTATCTCCGTTTCCACACCATACAATTATTCGAGAATCGGGAAATAAAGATGATGATGTGTTATTTTTAATAGCTGAATCAGGCTCGCACAATGAAAAAATCACTTATAAAAATTTAAAAAAATCAATTTTAGATAACAGCGTCTTATTGACGGGTAATCAATTAATAAGTGGAGAAAAAACTTTCGCAGATGTATGTACATTCGAAAGTACAATTTACATAAATGAGGTTATAGATATAACTCAAACTGGAGATATAAGCGGAAATATTTTTGTGGGTGAAAGCGGTTTATTTGAAAACGTGGGAGTAGGATTACATTATACAGACAGAAGAATTATTAAAGACGTTTTTAGCGATTTCCCCAGAGACGACTCAGAATATTTAGAGTATGATTTTGGCGGAGGGATAAAGTCAGGGATCCTTGATTTTGATGAAAATGATAATCCAGATTTATCGACATCAATTAAATCTTACGAAATATATGAGCCTTCGGGATATTATAACTCAAATATACCAGAGTCGCAGCAAAACTACACTGGAGATTTATCTTTAGACGGCCATTCATTTATTCCTGATGAAATTCACAGAGAAATGGGAGGAGCTTGGTTAGGAATTGATTTCGCTTCGCCATTTAATTATAAAGGTTTTGCTGTATACAGAAAAGCGATAGAAAATTCTGCAGATCAATTTAAAGTAGTTGCATCAAATAATGGAAAAGACTGGTATACAATACATAGAGTTAGTGGTTTAACTGAATCAGATTATAAAAATCAAGACCAAAGAACCTCTTTTGAATTACAAGATTACTATCCAGAAAAGTATTCTAAGTATCGTCTGGTTGCGCAAAAAATAATTTCAGGAAACTATTGGGAACTTGGTCATTTTAACTTTTCTGGGGTAGAATTTCATGAGCACGTGCATACCGTTGACCCAAATTACACATTGCATGTTTCTGGAGATTCTTGTTTCTTGGGAGATATGACGCAAACAGGGAATACAAGACAATCTGGAGATTTATATAGATTAGGTAATTTTACGCAAACCGGAGATACCCGTATAGATGGTAACGAAATAGTTACTGGTGATATACATTTAGGTAAAACACTGTATCATTTAAACGATGAAGATACTTATATTGCTTATACAGATGATAAAGTAGATATTAGCGCAGGAGATGGAGTTAAAGTTATTTTAAATGAAATAGAAGATAATAAAATTCAATTTTTTACCAATGGTGTTGAGCAAATGCGCCTAGATGAGAGCGGTTTTCTTGGTATTAACACAACTACGCCTTTTGCAGAACTATCTGTAACAGGGGATTCGTATCTCGAATGTTTATTTACAACAGGAGAAGATGGGCAATGGGAAAGAGTCTATGGTGGATCAGATGAGGTTGTTACTTTTGTCACTGAATTAGATGGCGGAGAAGATGTTTATAAAATAGATTTCCCAAAAACTTTTGGAGAAAAACCTTCAGTAACACTTTCTTTAGAGAATGACCAAGGAGGACCTATTGTTCCGTATATAATTTCTGGAATCAACGGTCACGAATATTATGTTAATTTTGGTTCAGAACTTTCAAATCATGGATATAAAATTCATACTTCAGCAAGAGCAACAGGTCAATCTTCGGTAAATAAAACGACAACACAATCTTTTATAACAGAAATAACTCCTCAAACAAATAAAGATATATATGAAATATTTTACCCCAATCAATTTCATGCAAATCCAGTTGTCTCTGCGACATTAGAGCATGAGAGTGCGATTCTACCTTATGTTATATCAGGAATAACATCCACTTCATACAAGATTGTTTTTGGAAGGGAATTGCATGATACTTGCAAAATTCACACTCATGCAGTCAGATAGCCGAAAACTGGTGTAATACAATACGATGATCTCAAAACATATATTTACTTCGGATGTTGTTAGCGGAAAAGCTTTTTGGTTAAATAATTTACAATCTACTGGGAACCTTGTTACAGCAAACGGCGATTTCATAATCACTGATAATGCAGAAGTTCTTGGGAATTTATTGGTTGAAAACAATTTAACAGTAAACGGAACAACCACAACAATAAATACAGTTAATCTTACTGTAGATGATCACAATATTGAATTAGGGTCTGTGGAAAATCCAACAGACTTAACTGCGACAGGGGGAGGAATCACACTTAAAGGGTCTACAGATAAAACTTTTAATTGGCAGACCAATTTCGACAAATCTTGGGTATCTAGCGAAAATCTTGGGACTGCTGATGGAAAATATATTTTTACGGATAAAGTTAGGGCCAGAGATGCAGCTGGATTATTGCTTCAAGATGACAGTGGAAACGGAATTACAATTAATGACGGAGGAAATGTATCTACCTCAAGCGATTTTGCGGTAGGAAATAACTTATTAGTTCCCGGAACTACATCTTTAGTCGGAAATGTAACGACAATAAATAACATTAGCGCAGGAGGGAATCTTACTGTTGCTGATGGAAAATATATCACTACCGATAGAGTTAGGGCTAGAGATGCAGCAGGATTACTGCTTCAAGATGACAGCGGAAACGGAATTACAATTAATGACGGAGGAACTACTAGCGTCTCTCACTCCTTTCTTGTTGGAGGGAATACTACAATTGGAGGAAATACTTCTATTGTGGGAACCACTTATCACGGAGGCGCTGCTACTTTCGATGATAACTTAACAATTAATTCATCCAAAACTTTGCAGGCAGGGAACATCACAGTTGCTGATGGAAAATATATCACTACCGATAGAGTTAGGGCTAGAGATGCAGCAGGATTATTGCTTCAAGATGATGGTGGAAACGGAATTACAATAACAAATGGAGGAAATGTATCTACCTCAAGCGATTTTGCGGTAGGAAATAACTTATTAGTTCCCGGAACTACATCTTTAGTCGGAAATGTAACGACAATAAATAACATTAGCGCAGGAGGGAATCTTACTGTTGCTGATGGAAAATATATCACTACCGATAGAGTTAGGGCTAGAGATGCAGCAGGATTATTGCTTCAAGATGACAGTGGAAACGGAATTACAATTAATGACGGAGGAAGTACTATTGTCTCTCATTCTTTTGCTGTTGGAGGGAATACTACAATTGGAGGAAATACTTCTATTGTGGGAACCACTTATCACGGAGGCGCTGCTACTTTCAATGATAACTTAACAATTAATCCATCCAAAACTTTGCAGGCAGGAAATATTACGGTTGCAGACAATAAATATATCACTACCGATAAAATAGTAGCTCGCGATTCTGCAGGTTTACTTCTTCAAGATGATGGTGGAAACGGAATTACAATAGCAAATGGAGGAAATGTATCAACCTCGAATAACCTAACCGTGGCAGGCGCTTCTACTTTCAATAACAATGTCACAATAGCATCAAATAAAACACTTAATGTTGGAGGTAATGTCAATATTGGAGGAGCAACTACTTTCGAAGGTGCAACAGTATTTGAGCAGAGCGTAGTAATTTCTGGAGACTTTAATGTTACAAGTGAAACACCAATGACTCTTGAGCAGGGTCAACTTGAAATACAAACTTTAACAAGCGCCCCACAAAACACAAATAATCAATTATACAATGTAGATAATGTTTTATATTGGAACGATGTCAATTTAATAAACAATCCTAATACTACTTATACGGCAGGAAGTAATCTAACATTAAATTCAAATCAATTTTCTCTTGCTAGCGATGTTACTATTGGAGATGATTTAACTGTCAGTGATAAATTATTTGTTGCAGGAACTTCAACTTTAGTTGGAAATACAATTGTTAACGGAACTCTTACGACATTTTCAAATCTTGCTGTAGACGGAACTGTTATTTCAACTGGTGACGTTGTAGCATTCAGTTCTTCAGATAAAAAATTAAAAAATAATATTTCAAACATATCTGATCCAATAAACAAAATAAAACAAATAAACGGAGTAAATTTTGAATGGTCAGACAAGCAGTCAACTTATAGCGGTAAAGATGTTGGGGTTATTGCGCAAGAAATAAAAGAGGTTCTTCCTGAAGTCGTTGCGGAAAGAGATAATGGTTATCTAGCGGTAAAATATGAAAAGATTATACCACTACTTATAGAAGCAATAAAAGAACAACAAAAAGAAATCGAATTTCTTAAGTCAAAAATAAAATAATCTTGACATCATAATACAATGCTGCTATAATTGTGGCATGGTTAAATTCGAAGAAAAAAATCTATTGTACAAAACCAAGTGTTACTTGGTAGGACATATGCAATATGTTAGTGGTCGCAATTGGCGAGAAGAAGTAACAGAAAAACTAGATCCATTAAGTATTACTTGTTTCGATCCTTACAAAAAACCATTCATGAAAGACGTTGAAGAAGATGAAGCTCAGCGCGCAGAAATGGAAACATGGATGAGGACAAAGCAGTATGATAGAGTGACAGAAAGAATGAAAACTGTTCGAGCTTATGACCTTAACCTCGTAGATAGAAGTGATTTTATTATCGCGCATCTTGTTCCTGAAGTCGCTAGTTGGGGTAGTGCAGAAGAAATTGTTACCGCTGTGCGCGAAAAAAAGCCTGTATTCGTAAGTATGGAGGGAGGAAAGTCAAAAACTCCACTGTGGATGCTTGGAATGTTTCCTCATAAATATATTTATAATAGTATTGACGAAATCGTTGAAATGCTATACGCTATTGACAATGGAAACAAACCAATCGATTCAGATAGATGGAGATTATTAAAGAAAGAATTTAGATGATACAAACACTAGCGACAGCATATTTTGAATTTTTTCCCGGAGACTGGTTACTATTTGGCTTCATTGGTACCGTAGTATATTTCTTTAAGTCTAAAAAAGATGATGATTTTTATGGATAAAGCATATAAATATTCAGATATTGTACTTATTCCTGAGTACAGTGAATGCTCAAGCAGATCAGAATGCGAGACAGGTGCTGAACTTTGTGGTTTCAAATTCAAACTACCAACTATTCCTGCGAATATGCAATCTGTTATTAACATGAGTTTGGCAAAATGGATGAGCGAGAATGATTATTTTTATGTGATGCATAGATTTCACAATGATCTCGCGGAAAATATCGCAATCGCAAATAGCGAAAAATGGAATATTATATCTTTTAGCGTTGGAGTTCAAGACTCAGACAAAGATAAAATCCATAAAGTAAAACAACGAAAGCATAGAATTGATTTTCTAACAATAGATATTGCTCATGGTCATTCAAAAAATATGATTGACATGATTGAATTTATTAGAAAAGAACTACCTAGTACAAAAATTATTGCGGGAAATGTAGCTACAAAACAAGCTGTCATTGATTTAGCTACAGCTGGAGCAGATGTGGTAAAAGTAGGAATAGGTCAAGGCTCTCCCTGTACAACAAAAGATAAAACTGGATTCACACTACCTATGTTCACTTGTGTCAAAACATGCGCTAATGCTTACATAGGTAAAGATGAAAATAATTTAAAAGAAGTCCCCATTATTGCAGATGGAGGCATAGGATGCAACGGAGATATCACTAAAGCTTTAGTTGCTGGAGCTAAAATGGTTATGGCGGGAGGACTATTCGCTAGTTGCGTTGATAGTCCCGCAACAATAGTAGAAATTAATGGAGAGTTTCATAAAGCTTATTTCGGTTCCGCAAGTTATGAAAATAAGAGGCATCGAAATCATATCGAAGGTAAATTAAATAAAATAAAAAATAATGGTATGACATACGAGCAAAAACTTAAAGAAATTAAACAAGATTTACAAAGCTCAATCTCTTATGCAGGTGGTCGAGATGTGAGCGTTTTACAAAAAACTAAATATTTATATCAATAACACTTGACATTTACATTTTTTTATACTATAATCAGTACATGAATAGCAAAGCAGCAAAAACAATTAGGGGTATATTAAACTTTAATCCGAATGCCTCGGATGAAACCAGCAAAAGAGTATATTCTCGAGCAAAAAAACAATACAATAAGCTAAGTAAGAAAGCTAAACCTTTATTCTTACAAGAATTACAAAATTTATACAATAAGCAAAATTAATTATGGAAAATCAAACACAAGAAAAACAAGATTCAAAGTGGCGCAACAGAGAGCTTGGAGCTCTTTGGGTAAGAAGCGGAAAAAACCAGAAGTATCTTTCTGGAACTATTAATATCGAAACAATGCCAGGAGTAACAGAAGCTTTAAAAGTTGTTGTTTTCACCAATAAAGGTAGAGATAAGAATGAAAAAGCTCCTGATTATGTCATTTATAGATCAGAAGATCAGCAACAGCAACAGTCTCCAGACGTGGCTAAAGTCGCAGAGGCTGCAACTGAAGAAGTTAAATCTTCTAAGGCTAGTGTATCTAATGACGAGGACATTCCTGAAGAATTGTTCTAATTGATCTTTGAAAATTATGGGCGTATACTGGATTCGATTTAAATTGAATTTGTATACTGCAAGTAGGAGTGTGTCTGGCTCCTAAATAAGGCACAAATCATTACATGGCAAAAATCTTAGTCGTGTCGAAAGCTTCGCTCCAAAAAGCGAAGTTTTCGCTTTGGCAGCATAACGTCTGTCACCTCGCAACTTTTGACGCAGATAGAAAGATTGCGAGGTCATCAATCTGCAAAACAGATAAAAGTTTTCCTGTATCACAAACTGTAAATAATTGAAACAAGAAGTTGGATGTTAATATCATAACTTTAAAAAAAATTAACTAAACTTGTAGATGTATATCTCTGAAAATTTAAAGACGCGGGTTCAACTCCCGCTACGTCCACCAATTTAAAATGAATTTATTAAATAAAATAACAAAAGTATTTTCTAAACCTAAGAAAGAACATGAGACTCCAATCATTGATTTTATCATAGATAAGATCACCAACTGTGAAGAAAAGCCGGAGTCAGTAGATGAACAAGAATGGAAATCTATCAAAAAAAGTATGCTTTTTGCATTTCGAGCAAAAAAAAGAAAACTACCATTAATATCAAAAGGAAGAAGAAACGCTGAATTAATCAAAACCAAACAAGGCTTCGAGCTTTTTGAGGTCTACATAAAACATTTATAATTATGAACAAAGAAAACGAAGACGAAGATGAAATTTTTTTTGAGCCAGACGAAGCGCTCATTTTAGCTCTTAATGAAGTAAATGATCTCAGAGAGCTCATGGAAAACCAAGACTCTGAAATCGAAAAATTAAAGAAAGAGCTCCTTTCACTAAAGAAATACATCAAAAAGTCTTGACATAGTAAAGATTTTATGGCATAATAATGTCATATGAAAAAAATCTCATTAAACAAAGATGGTACTCCCCGCAAACGCCGAAATTCAGGCAAAGGCGGTCACGCTATTGTTTCCTTGTCTGTTGACGAGATATTAAATCTCGCATCACAAGAAGTTACCTCTATTCCAGTTAGCGAAAGTTGGGTTAAAGGCAGACTATACGCTAATTATTTAGCTAATAAAAAAGTCAGTAATGACTTTAGTGAACTACAGTCAGCAGAGGACAAAATTGAATATGCGTTAACATCTTTTGATAATGAATAATTATTTTTCACATTTAATAGGTCAGGAAAACGTTAAGAAAAAACTTAACTTTTACCTCAAAGCTTATCATGCAACAAGCGTATGCCCGTTTCTGAATTTAGTAGGAGCTAAAGGATTGGGTAAGACTTTGTTTGCAAAAGAATTTGCAAAAAACCTTCATAATCAAGATGGTTCTAAAAGACCATTTCTTGAGTTAAATTGTTCAACAATCAAGAATAACGCGCAGTTTTTCGAGCAGATTTTTATTCCTATAATCATGAATAACGAGATTACAATCTTGTTTGATGAAGCTCACGCCTTACCTAAAGATTTGACTATGGCATTTCTTACTATTTTCAATACGGAGAAAACTAACACGAAAGAATTTGTATATGATGATCAAACTTTTACATTTGACTTTTCAAAGCAAACTTTCATTTTTGCTACAACCGAAAGCGATAAGTTATTCCCGCCACTAAAAGATAGGCTTAGTACAGTTGATTTTGAGCAGTACTCTTCCGAAAACCTATCAGACATCATCAAATTAAATTGCGATGGAATTAATTTCACAAAAGACGCGCTAGACGCTTTGTCATTAACTGTTCGAGGTAACGCTAGGAATGCAGTTATGAGGTCTAAAGAAATCGTGTTATATTGCGAGTCAGAAAATAAAAACACATTTGATCTTAGTGACTACGCAAATCTTACGGATCTACTCGGTATTCTTCCGCATGGAATCACGTGTACAGAAAAGCAGATTCTAGAGATCCTTGCTGATAGAGGCAGCTGTAAGTTACAAACGTTATCAGCGGTTACGGGACTCAGCCCTACATCTCTAAGAAGGGATCATGAGATATATCTCCTAAGAAAAAATTTCATACAAATCGACGGAGAAAGAAAAATCACCAATTTTGGTAAAAACTTAATTCAATCAATATAATAATTATGACAGAAAAAAAGACAGTATATGTAGTAACAAGAAATTCAAGGAGAGTAGAGGAAAACAACTATTCTTCTAAAGAAGATGCTGAAAATAGAGCAGAAAAGCTAGTTCAGGTTTTAAAAAAATGGAAAGATCCAGACCAAAAACGTGTAAGAGTTGTTGAAACAAACAATCCCTTAAGAATAAGATAGTGTTACAGCAAAAATCTAGTTACAAAAATCTTTTTGAAGAATCAGCTTCTCACAGAGGGTACACCCCCAGAAAGAAAAATAGGGGAGACGAAAATTGCAAAAATGTCTCTCATATTTTAACAGGAAAAGGTAAAGAAGGAAAGCCTATCAAAATTAAAGTTGATTTAAAAAAAATCAAAAACAAAAAACAAGACCAAAATTGGCTATGGATTGAGTTTAAAAATGCAAGTGGGAGATCGGGCTGGATTCACGGAGATGCGCATTTTGTGGTTTTTGAAAGAAAGGAAGATTTTGTATTTGTAAATAGAAAAGAATTATTATCTTGGATAGGGGCATCTAATAAAATTAGATACGATTTACCATTTGTAACATTAGCTAAAAAAGCAAAGTACAGAATATATAAGAGAGCCGGAGAAAAAGATGAGATAACTCAGATTAAAGTTGATGACATAAAAGATTTAAAGTCATTCCAGATATGGAAAAAGCCCGATGGCAAATCAACCTGAACTAGATAAAACTTATATAAAAATGGCGAGACAGTGGAGTTCTTTATCTAAAGCTAAGAGGCTCCAAGTTGGATGTTTAATTGTTAAAGACGGATCAATTATATCCGATGGATATAATGGCACACCAAAAGGTTTCAACAACCAATGTGAAGACATAGACTATTTTAATCAACTTGTAACTCGCAAGGAAGTTTTGCATGCAGAAAGTAATGCGATTACCAAATTAGCAAAGTCTACGCAATCTAGTTCCGGAGCAACAATGTATGTCACAACCTCACCTTGCATTGAATGCGCTAAGCTTATTATTCAATCAGATATCATTAGAGTTGTATATTCAGATTTTTATCGCAGTAATGCAGGTATAGATCTTTTAAAAAAAGCGGGAATAAAAGTAGAACAGCTACAAATTTAAATTATCATCTAAAATGATAGAAGGTATCTCAATTATAATAATTTTGTTTTTGTGTTATTTCGTATATAAATACAAACCGCAAGACGATTCCGAATTAAATGATTTAAGAAATGAAAATGAATTTTTAAAATTAAAATTAAATGAGAATAATCAAGAGTCAAAGCATAGAGAAGATAATTTAACAAAAATTATTAATGAATTGCAAACATCTATTCCTAAAGATAGAGAAGATTTTCAAAAGAGAAGTGATCTTCAGTCGCAGCAGATTAAAGAGCTTCAGGAGAGGCTCGATAGCGAGACTGAGGCTCGTAAGAAAGTTCTTTCGCAGAAGAAGAGTGGGGAGGTCAGGCTTGGGCATATAGCGGAGACCCTAGCCCCCTTCTTGGATCAATTTGAATTTGATCCAGAGAGATGTTCTTTTATGGGTAAACCGATTGACTATATATCATTTGGAGATGATGAGATAACTTTTATAGAAGTAAAAAGCGGTAACGCACAATTAAATCAAAGACAAAGACAAATTAAACAACTAGTACAACAAAAAGCAATATCATGGAAGGAAGTCAGAATAAAGTAAAAATTAAATTTAAAAAATTAAACAAACGCGCAGAAATTCCTTTTTATGCAAAGGATGGAGATGCAGGAATGGATTTAGTCGCAACCACTCTTGTTCGAACAAGCAAGTTTTTTGAATATGGAACAGATTTAGCAATGGAGATTCCTAAGGGTTATGTTGGTTTACTATTCCCAAGATCAAGTATTTCAAAAACAGATCATTTTTTGCGCAACTCCGTTGGAGTTATAGACTCTGGATATCGTGGAGAAATTAAACTACGTATGAGCATTCCTGCTTTAGGTGAAACTGAATATTTAATAGGAGACAAAGTTGGTCAATTAATTCTAATGAAACTTCCTTGGGTAGAGATCGAAGAAGTAGACGAATTGTCGGAAACTGATCGAGGCGAAGGTGGATTCGGAAGTACAGGAAGTTAAAATTAAGTCTTGACATAAAACCCAATATATGAGATAATACTAGCATGTTCAATATTAAATCAAAGTTAAAAAACAAAGTTATGAAAAATCAAGATCAACGTTATTTCGTAGTATATAAAAATGCAGAAGATGAGGTCAAGACCTATGAAATTGGTCGCCCTCAATTAACAGAGTCCTTTGGAAACAAAGAAGAAGAAAGAAACAATATTGGATTTAAAGCTTATTGCTTTGGTCGTCAAGAAGTACGCTCTTTTCGTCATGACAGAATTGTTTCATTGACTCGCGCTTCGTGAGAGCGAGAATAATTGATTATTCTCTTAATAAATTTTGCCCATTATTGATTATAGGATTCTTGCTTTTTTATAATTTCGGTTATGCAAAGTTTGAACCCTATGTCATTATGGGCTTAATTTTTTTTATTGAGAGATTTAATTTCAAAGTTGGTTATGCAGTAGCTTATTGCGAAAGTATGGGAATAAACCTAGAAGATGAATAAAGAAGAAAGAGATAGATTAAAACAAGAAGTATATGCTTTATGGTATCACGAAGAAGATCAAGCAAAAAAAATAACATTTCAAAAAATTCTAGATTTGTTAGATTTTGCAGATGAAGTAAGATCTCGACTTAAAGCGGTAGAAGCATTATTTCAAGAAATAGTTTGAAATTATCAGATCAAGATAAATTCTTCTTTTTGAAGTGCGCAGAAGAGCTGGCTGAGCTTTCTGTCGAATTATTACAGGCAGTCAATAAACCCAGAAAAAACAATCATAAAAAAATTCTACTTGAGATACAAGATGCAGAAAAGTATTTTAAAGAAATTAAAGCTATATTAAAAGTGTAACATATTATGTGCGCACTTTTTGCTTTTTGCTGATATTCAGTAGTTGTGTTCATACCCACAACCCGCAACCATATGATACAATTTTTAAAGATGAATTAAAAAACTGGGAACTGGTTTATGAGCACGAACTAAAAGTTGCTATAGAAAACGAAGATATCGCAGCTTTTTATTTTTTTTGGCCAGAATACCTTAAAGAGATAGAAAAAAGAAAGCTTAATAGTGTAATTCAAAAATAATGAATTTTAAAATATTTTTTATTTGTCACGAAGAATCTAATTCGTATAAAGATGCGTTTAATTTATTTGATTTGCTACCAGATGAGATTAAAAATTCTTTAGAAGAAGTAGAACTAATTGACACTCTTAATGTAGTTGATTTAACTCATAATTCATTGCAGAATATTACCCCAATAAGCAAAGAACAATCTATTTCTTTTTCAACAAATCCTCAACTTATTGGATTATGTCAAACCCACATAAATATATGGCGCAAAGTCGCAGAGCAAGAGCTTGATTTTTGCTTTGTTATTGAAGATAATGTCAATTTTTCCGACTTCTTAACGCTTTTACTTTCCAATCCAGATATTCCAGAAAAATTAGATTTTGTAAATTTCACTTCAACAGATTTCTTATCCTCCGCTTGCTATTACATTTCAAATCGAGGTGCAAAAAAACTCATATCAATTCATGAAGACCCAAAATTACTTAATTTGGACATTTTTTACGAAAATAATTTTACTAAAAATTCAATTAAATGTGAGCATCTTAAATTTATAGAATATTGTACTCTTGAAAAAGTAGGCTTCCATTATAGAATAAATTTCATCAACAAAGATCTGATAAGATATCACCCAAAAAATTATAAAAAAATAGAAGATAATTTTGAATTTTGGAAAAAAGACTTAAGCATTACCTCTTGCATCTGTACTTATGGCAATTATGAATCCTGCAGAGAAACTCTTTTATCATTAATACAACAAACTATATCAGATGATAAAAATAAAATTTTTATTATAGATAATTTTCCCATAAATCAAATCGATGGTGAGAGATTAGAGCATTTTAAAAAGTTAAAGTCTCTTTGCGATTTATATGATCACTGCGAGTATATTCACACCCCAACATCTGGGTTGTCCGAGTCTCGTAATATAGCTATAGATAAATGCACAACTGACTTAATTTTTTACATAGACGATGATGCGATAGCAAATTTTGACTTACTTGAGAATTTTAAATCTAAATTTTTAAAATTCCAGAATCTTGCGGTTTGCGGTGGAAAAGTTGTCCCCAAGTGGATCAGCGAAAGACCTGACTGGCTAAACGATAATTTACTTAAGTTTTTATCAATACAAAATTCCGATTCAAAAAATGTCATTCTTACGGAAGAATCTGAGGAATATATAGTCGGAACAAATATGTGCTTTCGCACCCCTATTCTCAAAAAATCTGGAGGGTTTAATGTCGCATTAGGAAGGCGAGGTCAAATTTTAATGAGCGGAGAAGAAGATGAATTATTTTCTAGACTAAAACAAAATTATACATGTGTTTACAGCTCAGATTGCTTGGTTTACCATAAAATATTTCCAGCAAGACTTGAAGAACATTGGTTTATAAAACGATGTGCTTGGCAATTAATTTCTAACAAATTTATCTTAGGACAAAAACACTCCTACCCAGAAGAGTTAGAGATTTTTCTCAACCAAAACAAAGATAAACTATTTGCAAAAAATCTAGATTCTAAAAGTTTTTCAGATAAATTAAGCTATATTCAATTACTGTTAGAATATCTTTTATAAATGAAAAAAATTTTAAGTTTTTCCAGCAGTATAAAAAAAGACTCGATCATTTGTCTTTGTCCAATGCGCAATGAAGAGCATATTTTACATAGCTTCCTAGACCACTATTATTCGCACGGAGTCTCTCATTTTGTTTTTTTTGACAATTTATCTGATGATAATACAATTAATATACTAAAAGACTTAAGCTCAAAATATAATATTGAAGCTTATATATGCGAAGAATCTTTTATTGGTTCCAAATGGGGTAGCAATTGGGCTAATGATTTTATGCAAAAATATTGCATTGATAATTGGTGCATCACTATTGATGCTGATGAATTTTTTATGCCAAAAAATAACCAAAAGATAATAGATTTAATCAGCAATCTTGAAGCACGTAAATTAAATTCTGCGAGATCAATACTCGTAGATATGTATCCAAAAAACTTAAATTCTGTACATAACCAAACTATAGAAAGTTCTTGTTTTTTTGATCGGTTTAATGAAATATATTACAAAGATGGCTACAGCGATTTTGGTCAAAAATATGTCATGGGAGGACTTAGAAAAAGAGTTTATGATTCGTTTAATATGATCAGTAAATGCAGTTTATTCAAAAACGAATTTTATTTATCTCACCATGTTAGCGGGGGATGGCACTGGATCAAACCTTTATCTGAATTTTACAACTTCTATCTCAATAATATAGCCATAGCACCAGTTTCATCAACATCATATTTTGATAAAAAATCTTACCTTGAAGCCGTTAAAAAAAGCTTAGAGACCGTTAGAGATACAGAAGCATTTTGCGCTCTTTTGCATTATAAATTTTTAAGAAAAGATATCTACGCATTTTTCCAAGAAAGAGTTGAAAGAAATCAAGATTGGAATGATAGCGAAGAATATAAAAATTATATTTCTCAAAAAGAAACATCATTTTTTCATGAGAGATACAGCGTAGATTCTTCTGATAATATCAATTTAGTATATAGCGAATTAATTGATAAATTATGAAAGCATACATGATAACATACATGAAATCCAAAGAGAGGGTTGAAAACTTTAAGCTGGCCAAGACTTTGTCTGATGGTAATTTAAATTTATTTGAAGCGGTAGACGGACTTGAAAACTATGAATCTTTATGTGAATTTGATCGCAAGCATCATTTTCACACAGATTTTTACAAAGATAAATGGAAAAACATGCCTGGAAAATTAGGTTGCAATTTATCTTATTCAGTTTTATTTAGCAAAATACTCAAAGAAGATCTCAAAGAAAATTGGTTTTTAATATTAGAAGACGATGCTGGAGTAAAAAAAGGCTTTATCGAAGAAGCTGAATTAATTGCCGAAAAAGCCGATTCAATAGGCACTCATTTTGTACGGCTTCATGTGGGAGAAGGAAAAGGGTTTTGGCCAGAAGACACAGGTTATTGGAATTTTTCGAAATCGCAACAGTTTAATGAAGCTTTTTTAGTAGGTCACAATTTTTATAAAATGATTCCGCAGTGGTACACTACCGCCCAATTAATTAACAAGGAGGGAATTAGAAGATTGCTTGAAGTTCGCCCTTGGAATGAAAACATTGATTTGCTATTAAATAGCTTTTCGCATCTTATTTTCGCAACGGCATACCCCTCTGAAAGTTTTTTCTCAAAAGGAAGTTGTGGAGTCGAAGATGATCAAAGCGAAATGGGAAGTGTAATCTATGAAAACCAAACTTTTTTATCATGATAATATCACACTCAAAAAAATTTATTTTTATACATATTCCAAAATGCGCAGGCACATCAATTAGAAAAAAAATAGAAAACCATTTCCATAAAAACGGAATGCTCGAAATGGAAGATTTAATTTCTTTTAAAGTGGGATATGACGAGCTACCTATATCAGGCACTTCGGCAAACTGGGAAATAATACATGATTATACAGAAGATCAGTTAAGGCTGTATGAAGAATTTCATCAACATAGCACCTTTTCTTTAGTAGAGTCTGTTTTTAATAGGGAAAAAATTAACTTAGACGAGTATTTTAAGTTTGCATTTTGCAGAAACCCTTGGGACAGAAAAGTATCTCAATATTTTTTTGGTAGACAGCAAGCGGAAAAAGGACACGAATGGGCAGTGTCGAACAAAAATCTTCAAAAACCATTTAAACATTTTGCTTCGAGAGCTGAAAACTGGGGAAAATTTAGAGATGGGCAGCATCAGTGGGTTTTAAATAAAGAAGGTAAATTAGGCTTAGACTTTATCGGCAAATCAGAAAATCTTCAGCAAGATTTTAATTATGTTTGCGAAAAAATAGGCTTGCCTCAGATGGAGTTGCCGCATTCTAATAAATCTAAACACAAACATTACACAGAGTACTATGACGAGGAAGCTAAAAATTCGTTCGCCAAAAACTACTCAAAAGACATTGAATTTTTTAATTACAAATTTGGAGAATGAAATGTCATACATCGATCAAGCTGTTAAATTTCGGATGGGAAAGTGGCATTTTCAAAAATATCCATCTAATTTAGAGCTTGACTGGGAAGATTATTCTTTATTTAGCCCCGACGACCAAAGATTTTTGTATTGGATAGAGAAATGTAAATTTTTTGAAATCAAAAAAAACCCCGGTTTAATTTTAGATTCGAGAGATCACTTGAATGAAAAAAATCTAGAGTTAAGGATTAATCGATTACAGAAAAATCATCATCTCAACCTTAAAAAATATCCATACGTATCTCACAATCGCCCTGCTGACAAAGATTATTCTATACTATGGTCTCTGAGCCAAACGCACGAAAGAATAGTATCGAAATGGCAAGATCACTATAATTTTGAAGATAAAAAAGACGAAATCGTATGGAGGGGAGTCGCATCAGGGTTAGACCGCCAACTTAATCGCGTTGGTAAATTTTCTGATTTTAATAAAAGCATTAAAGAAGTTCAAAGGTTCATTTTTGTCAACAAATTTTCAAAAAAATATAATATAAAATTCGTTGACTTCCCCTTGAAATTTAAAAATAAATTTACTAAAGATAGATTGCAGGATTTTGATTTATTTCTTAAAAATAATCCTCACGCATTGGGCGAACAATTATCGTGGGCTCAAGATATTTGCTCTTATAAATACATACTAAACCTAGAAGGCTATGATTGGCCCTCTAGCTTATGCAAATCCTTACGGTCTAACAGTGTAACTATTGCAACGACCCCTAAGTGGCATAATATTTTACATTTTAAGCTTGAACCATGGGAGCACTATATTCCAATCAAAGATGATGGGTCGGACCTAGAGAATAAACTCGCATGGTGTAAATCCAATAACAAAGAATGTAAGAAAATCTCTGACAGGGCAAGTCTTTATATGTCTCAGTTTACCGAGGTCTCTGAAACTGAAATACAAAAAAAAATATTCAAAAAACTTCATGAAAACAGAATATAGTCCTAATAAATTTCTTTTTATACATCTTCCAAAATGCGGAGGAATGTCGATGGAGCAGATCTGCAGAGATAATGGAATACTAATTGACCCAAGAAACGCAGACACTAAATATTTAAATGAAAAGTTTAATACTGATGTATATTGTAGCTTTGAGGACCAAAAAAAATTAAGTTTTTCTTTTTCTTTCGCAAGAAATCCATACGACAGGGTGGTTTCAGCCTGGAAATGCCCATGGGTTAGCGGAAAAAAAATATCTCAAAATAATTTTAAAAATGAATTTCATGATTTTCGTGATTTCGTTTTTAATTTTTTACCTAATGAACACGACTTTTCTTTTTTTAGATGGTCTCATGTTATGCCTTTCACAGACCCAAGGTTCGCAATTTTTGACGATAAACAAGAACTTCAATTAAGTTTCTTGGGAAAACTGGAGACATATCAAGAAGATTTTGATTTCGTGTGTGATTCTATTAATATAAAAAAACAAAACTTACCTCATAAAAATAAAACTAATCATAAAAAATATACTGAATATTATGATGACGAAACTCGTCAAATCGTTGCGGAAAAATACGCAAAAGACATTGAGTATTTTGGGTACAAATTTGCGGAATAATTATTGAGCTTATTCTGGTCTTTTGCCTAAAGGTTTTCCATCTTGACCAATTTGACCATCCCTGATCTTGGTGGCAGACACTTCTTGTAATTCTTTACTTAGCTCTAGTTGTTCGATATTATAACCAACACCTCTTCCATAAAATACATCCATAATATTAGGCAGTTCAACAACCTTAATTTTGTTTCCAAACTCAATACAAGCGGAGTGTATTTCTTTTTTGACTTTTTCAAAATCGTAGGGATTACTATCATCAATTCCGCCGACATCTCTTAATGCAATGCAACATTGACCTGTTCTTTTTACAGCTTCAGCAACAAGGCTCTTGTGTCCGATGTGAAATGGTTGATACCTGCCTATAAGTAACGCAGTTGGAGCCTGATTATCCCATGCTTCAGTTTCATCTAATTTTTCAACAACTTTATGAACCCACTCTTCTGGAGTTCCATCAGTAAGTCTTAAATCATAATTTAGAGGTCTTTCGAACATTTTATTAGTATCTTCGTATCTACCCTCCATTATACGATCTACCCATATTACAAAATCTGCACCAAAAGCGGCTCTAGTTTCTTGGGTTGGGCATACAAAATCCGCGATAACATATGAACCCCCCATTTTTGCCCAATCGCAAAGTTTCCCCATTCGTGTGGCGTGAGACAATCGATCTTCTGGAGAAAATCCAAGTTCAGAATATATATCTTGGCGAACTGCATCTGCGTTAAACCATGCGGCATTTAATTTAGCAACAAGCTTTTCAGCGAGCGTTGTCTTTCCTGATCCAGGAAGTCCCATTATAAGAATTTTTCTTTTCATATTTTTTTAGTACACAATTTTGATTAAGTTAAATAAGTTAATTTTAATTTTTCACATATCGCTATTTTTTCAGCCTTAGACAATAAACGATATTGATTTTGCGCATATTCATTTATCCTCATTTCTCTTTTTTCAGGAGATCCATTCACCCAATCTAAAACTAAAGAATGATTAATATTATCAATTAAATAATTTATTATTTCTTTTTCTAGTAATTTGCTATAAATTTCAATTCTTTCTTTTGTAGACATACCTTCGTATTTCATTTTTGCTTCTAACATACATCCTGTTCTCTTCAAAATTTCTGAGGGAACTTGTGAAGCCACAACGCATTCTTGATACAAATAATCAAGCACCATTTGACGCTCTTTTCTTTTTAGCATACATATATATACACCCCGAAAACCGCTATTTATGCAGGTTTGATAAATTTTCTTGACATACGATTCCGTAAATGATATGATAAAATTATGTTTGACGATGGTATAGCAAATGAATTTGAAGAAGCTCATCAAAAAGGATTGAATCGCGGATTTGATCTTGGATGGAGTTATAAAGGTCAATTTGATCGTTCAATTATTCGTGGACACTTGGAGAAATTAGAGAAACAACATAAGAAACTTTCTAATTCAGAAGCTAAATTAAGAATCTTATCGCAAAAAGATGTTCTGCGCCAAGCTTTAAGGGAAATGGAGAATCATCCCTGTAATAAAGAAAGAAGGTATAAATGAACAATTATAAGCTAGATATTTCAAAAGAAGAATGGATAGAAGCTTATACCCAAGAATGGATTTTGGAATGGTGCGCAAAGAATCATCCTGAGATTTTTGAGAAAGCAAAGCAGAGCTTATCTGAAATTTATGACGAAAAAGAGTGTATACTAGATAAACCTAGTATTGCTCATGAATGAAAAACAACTTCAATTTGAAATAATAAAACGCGACAGACAAATTCAAGATTTGTATGTATTAATAGACACGCTTCAAACAAACCTTCGATCAGCTTCTAATTTATTAGACAAAGAAAACAAAGATAAAATAGTTAATGTACAAAGTTATAAATGGTGCATGAATTGGAAAGCTGGAGACGAAAAGTTATAATACCTTAGCTAGGAGAGATGGCTGAGTGGTCGAAGGCGGTGGTTTGCTAAACCATTGAAGGGATATTACCCTTCCGCAGGTTCGAATCCTGTTCTCTCCGCCACTTTGTCTTGACTTATCTTGCATTGCATGGTAATATCATTACATGACTAAAGAAAAAGATCCATTTTACGACGAAGAGATTGACTCGGCTTGCCCAATTACAAATAAACAAGTAATTGATGATTGCCACATTAAAATTGAGTTTGGATATGGTAGTGATTTAGATATGACGACTTATAGTTTTTCTCCTGTTCACGACGAAGTCGGCAAGAAAGTTTTAGATTACATACAATCACTGATGCCAAAAGGACACTCCATAGATGAATTCGGCAATAATATGATGGATGAAGATTTTGATTGGGGTGAATGGTCAGAAGAAGACAAACGCAACCACGGATTAATAGATTGAGACCTTGGAGAAATGTAAACGCTTTAGGCAAAGTATGCATTATATTTTGCGTAATTAATATGTTTTTAGCTATAAAATTAGCATTAATACCAAGTTATTTATGTTTATTTCAATTTTTTTTCGCAGCCACTTGCGGATTAGGAACTTATTCAAATAAATGTCAAAAAGAGTAGAAAAAAGACACAATGGAAATACCTTATTCCGAGGGCATAGTATGCTCAACGGCTTAATAAAAGATTTACTTGCATACTTTCAATCTGCTTCTTGGACAGATGAAGATGAAAAAGCGAAACTTAAAATATTTTCAGATATAATCAAACCTAATAAATGCTGGTATTGTGGAGTGAAAGATCAAAGAGATATGGATCACTTTATGCCAACGAATGGAAGATTATTTGATCCCCCTATGTTTGGCTTAGAGCATCAAGGAAACATCATTCCTTCTTGTAAGTCTTGCAACGCAAACAAAAGCAATAAGCATCCTATTGCTTGGCTTAAACGAGGCATCGTAACCAAAGGTAAGGAATTTACATTCCCTAAAAAAAGAGTCGCGGCGTTTGAATTATTTTTCGATACATTTAAAGATAAACTTATTGCAGATAAAGACCTAACAGATATAATAGTTAACCAAGCAATTCCAAAATGTGAAGCGTCAACACAACAACTCGCAGATTTTGAAAAATGGATAGAATTATGAGTGACTTCAAATTAATAGAATCAGAAGAAGAATATAAAAAATATGAAAAACACCTTCAAGACAAAGGCGGAGTTTTTAGTGTAGAAATATGTAATGCACCATCAACATTTCCGTCTCTTGTAACCTATGCTTACTCCAACGATTCCAATGGTCGAAGAATGATATTAAAACATATGAACGTAGAAGAAGTGTTTAATAAAATAAAAAAATATGTGGAATTATAGAATAATTAAAGATAAAGATACTTATGGTCTTTATGAGGTCATGTATAATGATAATGGAGAAATTTTCGCACATACCGAAGATCCTGAAATCGTTGGTGAAGACCCTAAAGATTTACTCGACACTTTGGAATTAATGATTTCTGATGTAAATAAACACATTATTGATGGCAAAGAAATACTTGAAATAGATAAAATAAAATTCGCTAAACCATGCGAAGATTATGACAAAGGCGAAGAAGTAACATTTGAAGAATTAGAAAATATATTAAAGAATTTAGAATAAGTGTAATATATAGAGTGCAAGTTAATTTCAAAGATTTTTGACTACATTATAATGTTTTTTGCTTTTTGGCATTATCTTTTGATTGAAAACATTAAAAGATTCTTTCGCGGATATTAAGCTTGACATATAATTATTTTTTTG